ATAATAATAATAATAATAATAATAATAATAATAATAATAATAATAATAATAATAATAATATAAGATATATATACTAAATGATATATCTCTAAATGGATGGTGATTACCCTATGACAAAACAAAAAATCAACACATACTCCAAACTAACAACAAAAGAATGGTACGATGCAACAGGAGAATACATAAAACCCAACACCCAACTAATCTACACCAACGACTATGGTGGAGACTGGATAATAAACATAACAAAATGAAAAAACAACCTACAAAAAAATGATAAAATAAGAAAAAAAAACTCTCCCGTTCCCTGATAAAAAAGGAAAAAACAACAAAAGCACCACCATCCACCTATAACATAACAACCATACCTCCTCTCCCATTTAATAAAAGAAAATTCTCTCATTACTTTTTTTTAAAACAGATACAAAATTATTACCCAAATCAAACAAAAAAGAAATAATAAAAAAAATAATACTTATATGAAAGACCATGGTAAACAAACAATCAAAAATGAAAAAAACAAGAACCGAATTAAAAAAACAATACCAACAAAATCTTCAGGAAATCAAACACCAATATCACATTCAACCAAGCATAATCATAGAATACTTATACATGCAACAAGACAACAAAGAAGAAGCAAGACAAATGCTAACACAAGAAATACAAAGAAGCCTACTATACAACAACACACTCAACTATTCCAACTACTCAGAAAGTGTTGACAAAACAATCACACACATACTAAAAGAATTATCAAACTAAAAAATAAAGGATAAGAGGTAAACATAATTTTAGGATAAAATCTATGAACAAAGAAACAAAAAAATACTACAACAAACTATTCCAACATGAAAACCACATACCACACGCACCACAAACAGAACACATCAAAAAAAGAAACATCATCAACAAAAACCAGGAATACAAAATAATCAAAAACGGTATAACCTACAAAAACACACTACCACTAATAAACATAGACTACGGATCATGCCCAGAATGTAACTGTAAAACATACTCCTATGACATGTGGCGAGGAGAAAAAGTATGTCCCCAATGTGGACTAGTATTTGAAGAAGGAATACCACAACAACCATACTACAGTGAAACCTACAGAAAACCACGAACCACACTAACATGGGAAGAAAAACAATACATCAAACAACACGGACACTACAAATACTATAACAACAGTAAAGAATGGATGAACAATATTAACAACAAAACCATAAAAAGCCTCACAGGACAAGCACAACTCAACAAAGAACAACAAATAGAAACCAAGTACATCATAGACATAATGGGATTCAAAAAACTACACAGCAGAGCAACCAAACCACAAATAATCACAGCAGTAATCAGGTACGTGTTAAAACAACATAAAACCACACCAGCAATGCTACGATACAATAACAACATCTTCAAAGACAATCTCACACCAGAAATATATGATAAAATAGAAGAAAACATAACCAAATACTTCCAAGAAACAAACGAAATAATACCACTTAAACTAAAACCATGATAAAAGAATACAAAATAACTGAACTAGACAAAATAAAAACCAAAACTGAACACATCCTCTCATCAGACGGATTTCACTTTGACAAAAACACTTACAAATTCAAACAACCAATAAACATAGAACTAAAAAACAATGAAACAAGGGAACACATAACATTCAACAAACCAGTACAAGAAATAACACACACCACCAACCTATACGATGCAACATATCAACTACAGATAACACTACAAGGAAACACAACAATATCCATACACCATAAAAACATAAACCAATACACAATACTAATCTAAAAATAAAAAAAGAAATGGAATTATGACAAAAATAAAATTAAGCCAACTATACACAAAAAAAGAATTCACACACCACGAAAACAATGAAACAATAATATTCACACCAAAACAACCACTACACCAGCACATAAAAATAGGCAACACAGAATACACAGTACCACAACCAATCCATAAAATAACAATAATCTACAACCACATACTACAACAAACAGAACTAAAACTCAGCAACAAACAAGACAAAAAACTATTACACATCAACCTAGAAGAATCAAACCTAGAGGATGTATTCATAGAATACAAATACCAATAAAAAAAAGTAATAATAGGATAATAAAATAAAAGAGGAGGAACTGATAGGAAATGGTAAATAAAGACGAAGAAACCCTAAGACAATTAACAAATGACATAAAACAAACAAAAAACAACACACAAAAACAAGAACTAATCCAAAAAAGAAACATACTACTAAAAAAATTAAAAATCAACTAAAAAAAAAGAGATATGTTAAAAAAAGAGGATATAACCAAATTCAACAAACAAAAAAAATCATATGATGGATTCACACTAGAAGAACTAATAGAAAACATAGGATACTATCATATGACAAAAAAACTGAAAAACACAGAAAAAAATGGAAAATATGATGAAAACTACCATAAAATAATCAAAATATACACGGAATATCCAAGAAACAGAAAGGAAATAATTGAAAAATTAACAGAATTAAACAAATAAAAAAAAAGAATAAAAAAAGAGTAAAAAACTCTTATAACCACTTATTATATATGTTATTCATATATAATAACTCTTTGTTTTTAAAAGATGAAAAAGAGTGTTAAAAGGATAACACAATAAAATAAAAACAAGAAAAATAAAGAACATGATTAAAATGGAGTAAGCTATAATAATCTATACTGTACCACAAACTCTCCATTTTATTTTAAAGCCTAACTGTTGATATTATATAGTAATAAAAAGATATTAAGATTAATTGAACCGGAGATATATATGAATAATTATATTAGTACTACTTTTGGAAATGATGATGTGAACCACCTTGAACCTTCCTCCTTGAAAATGAGTGGAAGTAATGGTAAGCCTGTGAAGTTGTACAGGTATGTGGGTGTAACTAGTGGTCCTGTCTGGGATTCTGTTAAGGATTATTTCTTGTATGTTACACCTGAATTTGTTTTGAGGAATGGTGTAACGGGATTTAAGGATTATGGTGATATTGCTTGGTATTGTAAGCATAAGGATTTGTTTATAGTTGAACAACGGTTGGATGTGCCATTGTATTTGACTGTTGGTTATCGTGAAAGGGCTAAACGGTTGGAAGCTGGTGAATGGTTGGATTCTATGAACAGTCAGCATAATGAGCGTGTTGAAAGGATTCGTGAGATTAAGTCTTGGTTTACTGAGGCTACTTATCCTGAGAGTGTGCATGATTATGTTGGTGATATTATTAGTTCTAGTCGTGTTTATGTTCCTTTTACTGAGAATTTCTTTGATGAGGGTAGTGTTTGTTTTATTATCAGGGAGGAACAGGATATTATTGGGATGTTTGTGAATTTGGAGTATAGTAAGGGATTGGGAAATTGTAAAGGAATTCTTGATGGTATTTTCTGTTATCTTGATTTTGATCCGGAGCTTGCTGATCTTATTAATGATTGGTGTTTGGATGAAACTGATGATTTCAGAACATTGTTTGTGAAGGAAAGGGAGCATTATGTTTATGAGCATCATCCGAAGATGTGTCCTCATTGTCATGAGTTCCATAGTGGTTGTACTAAAAAACCTCCTAAAAAGTCATGTGCTGTGGATAAGAAGCCTTGGGAGTATGATGGTTGTCATTATTAGTGATAGGGGAGTGTTTTAGGAAATATGGTTTTGAATGTTGCTATTGATTTTGATGGTGTCTTGAATACTTATGATGGTTGGGCTGGTGAGGATGAGTTGTTTGAGCCACGTGTTGGTGTTGGTTATTTTCTTGCGAGGTTGGATGAGAAATATAATGTTGTAATTTTTACTGTTAGGAAGCCTCGTCTTGTCTGGGATTGGTTGGTTGAATACAACCTTTCTCAGTATGTTTCCCGTGTTACGAATAAGAAGCCGAAAGCATTTGTGTATATTGATGACAGAGCTTTGAAGTTTAATGGTGATTATGATGAGATTATAAGGGAAGTTGGTTGTTTTACTGCTCATTGGGAGCCGAATAGTGTTGAGTTTGTGGATAGTGATTAGTGATGAAATGGGATGATATGATTACAGTTTTTCTTATTGTTTTTATTTTTTTGGTCGGCTTTGCATGTATTCCTATTAGTCATGCTATGTTGTTGTAGGTTTGAAATTTTTTGGTTATATGGATGGTGATGTTTTTTGGAAGATAGGATTAGAATTCCAGATGATGTTTGTGATTATGTTGAAAGTGTTAGGAAAGTTTCTGTTAAGGATCAGAAGTTGAAGGAGTTTGTTGTTCTTTGTGATTCTTTGGAGAAATGTATTGATGTTCTACTTCGTGAACGTGACCGCCCTCGTTTGAATGGAGATTATTCCCAGTTTAAGAGGGAGGTTGTGAAGATGAAAAATATGGCTATTGTTGAAGCTTATGATGATGGTTCTGTTCGGTGGAGATTTTAGTAAGTTTTATCCAATCTTTTCCCATAAACCTTTTTTTTGTGGAAGTGGTGTTTAACTAACTTTTCTTTTATTTAGCTTTGTATGTGGTGTTAATGTTTAATATTGTTTGGGTGATAGATATATTATTATGAATGATGATGATTTGGTTTTGATTGATGAGTGTAAGAGTTTACAGTGGAATTATGTGAATCGTGTTGAAAGGGAGTTATCTTTGAATAATGATTATCAGAGTATCACTATGAATCCTTTGTTGCCCAGGAGTTATAAGGATGTGGTGATGTGTTTGAGTCGTGCTTGTAATCATAGTCGTGTTTCTTTGTTGATTGATGATAATGAGGAGTTTGTGGCTTTTATGTTGGTTGTTGATGCTGATTGTATTCCTTTTTTGTTGGAGGGTTTGGATGATGTTGTGATGCCGATGAAGTGTGTTTATAAAGTGTTTAAGGATGATTTGTTGGCTAAGAGTACGGTTGAGGATGGTATGTTGCAGGAGTTTATTTATTCTACTGTGATTCCTGATTTGAATAGTGATTTTGGCAGTTGGAAAAAGTTTGATGTTATGACGGATTGATATTTCTGTGGTTCATCTTTGTCCTTTTTTTCCTAGTTGTTGTTTTATTAGATTTTATTTTGATGGTGAATTATTTTTTAGTATTGGTCTTTTGTTTGTAGAATAGTGTTGTGATTGTTGTATGTATGTGGTTTTTGAGGGTGTGGATGAGTCTGGTAAATCTACTCAGATTGAATTGGTTAAGGAACGTTTGGATTTGATTTTCAAGGATAATGGGTATAATTTGTCTGTTATTCCTATTGCTGAGCCTGAGTTGGTTGATGTTGTGGATGAGAGTGATGATGTGGAGTTGGTTTTGAGGTTTGCTTTGCAACGTAGGATATTACATAATAAGTATCCTTCATATCATTTCCTGGATAGTAGTCCTACTATTATGTTGTCTGATAGGAGTTATTATAGTAGTTTGGCTTATCAGAGTAGGGTTAATGAGGAGTTGGGTTCTCAGTTTATTGAAGTGGTGAATTCTTTTGTTTCAAGGCCGGTTTTGGTGTTTTATTTTGATAATGGGTGTTGTGATGGTTATCTTGAGGATGTGAAAAAGGAATATCTTAATGTTTTACCTTTATCTACTGTATATGTAAATACTGAAAAGTATTCAATTGCGGAGACGACCTCGTTTATTTCAAGGAAGATTATAGAAAAATGGAATGAATTGTTTGAAAACAAATATAATCAGTGGAGGATTTGATTAAAGTGGCTGTTTTAAATGATGGAAAAATAAGAGAATTATTATCTGAAAACAAAATAATTATAGAACCTTTTCCACAGGACATTCAGTTTCAACCAGCGAGTGTTGATCTTTGTCTTGACAGTAATTTTTTGACTTTTAAGAATACTTCAACGCCTGTGATTGATACAAAAAAACAACAGTTTTACACGGAGTATCATACTTTTTCAGAAAATAATCCTCTTGTGTTGCAACCGGGTGACTTTATATTGGCTCAGACTGTTGAAAGGGTTACTGTTCCTGATAATTTGTTGGCAAGGGTTGAGGGACGGAGTAGTATTGGCCGGTTGGGTGTTGTTATTCATGTGACTGCTGGTTTTATTGACCCTGGTTTTAGTGGTAATATTACTTTGGAGATTTGTAATCTTGGTAATATTCCTGTTGTTTTGTATCCTTTTCAGAGGGTTTGTCAGATTGTGTTTGAGGAGTTATGTGAATCTGCTGAAAGACCTTACGGTTCTGCGGGTAATAAGTACCAGGGGCAGAGTGTTCCGACTCCGAGTACTATTTTTGATGATATGTCCTGAATATTAAACATTGTTTAATCATTTTCAGAAAAATATAAGGGGTAATATTTAGATAAAGAGTATTTTTTTATAAATATGTTCACATAGTATTGTATAATATTGTAAAATTATCATTTTCAATATTATTTTTTTCTTCATATTTTTCAATCCATTTGTTTTTAAATTCTTCAAACCATTGGTTGAATGGAATTCCTTTTTCTTTTTTTAAATAATTATTTAAATTATAGTAATATTATTTTTAATGTTTTATTATAAAATCCATACCTTTATATACTCTGAGGTATATAATCATAAATAACATTCATACAAAGAAATTAAGTATGAATGCTAGTAAGATAACAGGCTATTTTTGAAAATTATTTTTTTGCTCCTTTTGCTGAAGCGACAAAAAAACTATTTTTTTATTTCAGTCGTATCTTAGTTTTCTTTAAGTTTTTGTGTAATCTAAAAGATTAAAATCTGAAGTTAGAACGTGTATAATCATGTAATAATGTTTTCTGATCACAAAGTGTTTTTCATGAAAAAGAGGAATGTTTCTATCTTGTCCTCTTTTTTTGTGATTGTTTAACATTTTTAATATGATGTCTTCCATCAATTATTATTGTCTTATAGGATTAAAGTTCGATCTTTTTTATTCTTGTAGGATTTTGTGATGGTGGATGTTGTTATCATTATTTATTCACTCCTTTGTAATAGAAGATATATAAACAGAATAGATAACAGAGTTAAATGGTATCCCTTTGTTAATTCAATTTATTTAGTCGATTATTAGAATATATTCATTCTTGGATAAATGGGGAATGGGGGAATAATGTTAATATTCTCTTGTTCTTCTTTTTTTCTTTTCTTTTAGTGTGATTATTTCTTTATTCTTTTTTCTATTTCATTTTTTTTTGGGAAGGGTGTGATGGTGTTTATCTATTTTTTTTAGTTATATTTTCTTAGGTATTTATTAATATTTTATTGAATATAATAAAATATAAGATTAGAAAGGAGTATTTTTTTTTATGTATCAGATTTTACTTTCAGAGGATAGTGTGATTTTGAAAGATCAGTACAAATTGATTTCAAGCACAACAACTATTAAGAATAAGAAGAATGAAATAAAGAAGTATACTAGTTATAATTGTAGTTTCCCATATCCTTTCCTGGAGATGTTTGGTTTTCCGAAGGAAATTTATTTTTATGAACGTTTGAATAGGACTTATATTACTGATGAGGAACCTCCTGATTATTATTTGTGGAAGAAAGTTTTGTTGCAAACTCGGAAGAATCAGGATCAGAGGAGTAGTCAGGAGAATGTGAATAAGAAGTGGGCTAAGTTGATGGCTGTTCCGAAAGTTGTGATGGGTGATATTGATGGGTTTAAGACTTTACATTATGAGCTTCATTGTAATAAGAGGGATTATGTGACTAATCGTGTTGGTTTGTTGGAGGTTTATTTGTCTAAGCGTGAGTTGGATGGGTAATTTGTTTTTTTGGTGTTAATTTTTTTTCTTTTTTTTAGTAAAATTATATATATGGTTTTATTATAAAATATAAATTGTTTAAGAATTTTTGATGTTCTTAAATAGTTTTAAAAAAATGTAAGAAAGAAGATGGTGCTTTTTTTTATGTTTTTTTTTTGTATAGGATGAGTTTTTGTGTTATATTTTAATTTTTTTTGTATTAATGTTTAAAGGAAGGAAATTTTAAAGAAAAGAGTTTTTTTTTTGGGTTTGTTTGACCCAAAAAAAATGTTTTTTTGTTTTTTTCTTTAGATATTTCTTGTTTTTCTTTATTCTTCTTTTTTTTGGAGTATTGTTTATGTGTGTGTTTTTTTTCTTTTCATTATTTTTTTTAGATTTTATTATAAAATCATAACATTTATATAGTATCAGTTATAGAATTATATTTATCCAAAAAAAGGGAGGGGAATGAAGAATGACAGAACTAACTGAAACAGAAAAAAAAATAATTAAAGTCATTGAAAAAAACATCCAAAATGAGCATATTCATATTTGGAATGTTGAAAAACAATGTAAAAAAACAATAAATGAAACCCTGGTAATCATAGAAAATGAGGATGAAAGGAAAAAACAACTCTTCCTAAACACCTTATCAAAGGTATTATATAATCTTGTATGGGACTTAGAATATTACCGAGATAAAACATACTGGAACCGGCGATTCCAAGAATGGTCCGTACAATCATATAAAATTCTGGAAATAGATGTGCAACAAGATTTAACACCAAAACAGGATGGTGAAATAAAATCAAAGAACTAAAAACAAGACAAATAGAATATAATGGGAAATGTAATTCGGATTACATTCTCAAATACAAGGAATGGGGTGGCGTAATACAATATACAAAGTATTACACAAACACCCACCTACTCCTTAAACAAATTAAACAAATTGAAAAAAAGAAATGTTCCTATAAAATATGGGAGAGATGATTGAAAAATGATAGACCTTGAAGAAGAAACCATCATGGTTGAATCCAATGAGAACTTAATTGTATACTCCAAGGATTATATCAATAACACATTCTTCATGGACATATTTAACAAAAAGAATCATGAATATGTCAAAGAAGATTTTGAGATAAATCCATTAGATGAAAAGTTTATCTTAGAACACATAAACAAAGCACCTGGAACAACATTCAAGATGAATGGTGAAAAGTTCCTTGTGAGAAATCATGACAGGGTGGTATGGAATGAATCTGGAAGACGAAATGCCAGTAATATTGTTTCTGATGATAATGTCTATGATACTCGTTATGCTTCCGATATTCCTTTATTATCACAGATTATTATTTTGGTAAAAAAAGTGTGGTTACACATATAAGGGGGATAGTATGGATGAACTAAAAAAATTAATCAAAGGAAAATGGGAATACAACATTGAAGAGAGTAAATTACTCTGTAAAAACAAGGATGGATTAATGTATATCTTTGAATATGCAAATCTTTCGTACTTCCAGGATTTCTTGTCAACCTTGAAGAGTAGGGGCACTCCTAATCCAGATTTATGTGTAAAATATGATGAACCTGTTTTTCCAGTTTCATTGGAGGATTTTCATAGAATTCTCAGGGCAAATGAAATACTGTATGAACAAACAGTTGCCCTGAAACAAGGGCAACATGGTTTATCTTGTGATAGTAAATTCACTACTTATGAATTGAATCATTGCAAATATGATGAAGAAAAACAGATATTCATTGATCCCCAAATGGTGTGTAAGATTACTCGGAAAATACGGGATAGGCAACGAGTTATTACTCATATACGCTTGGAAGAGAAACGGTTAATTCTTAGGTGTGAATTTTCGTATGTTATTTTGACTATGTTTCTTCCAACTGTGAATGGCCGGTGGAAACAATGAGGAAATATGTTAATGTAAAAATTCATGAAGATAATCATACATTTCTACAAAATATGAGAAGAGAAGTTATGATTGAAAATGCAATTCATGTTACTTACTCCCAAATCATTGAGTTGTCATTGATTGAATTAAGAAAAAACAATAATGATAAGGAAATTAAGGAAAAATTAGTACATAATAAGAGAATAGGAAAAACAGGAACTGATGGAATTATATCTGAACTGAGATGATTGAAAATGATAACAGCAAATGTGACAAAAAACAATGTGAAAGAGGATGAGAATACATCTTCACAAAAAGTAGTACAATTCAAAAAACAAGAAAAAACCATTGAAAAGTTAGAACTCCATGATGGTATGGAAGTTGTCCTCGAAAAATGGACTTTCCGTAAACTGGTTCGTGGTATACGGAGAGGAAAGATAATAGTAGACCATGATTTCCAGAGGGATGAGGTGTATCGTGTTCCCCAGAAATCTGGTATTATCAATAGTGCCATGTCTGGTAAAAGTATACCTCCATTATATGCTTTTGAGGACAAACGTGATGGCGGGTACGTGTTATCCATAATTGATGGGCAACAAAGATTGTCATCTGTAAGAGATTTTATGAATAGTCAGTATGCTCTGAGAATACCGTATGGTGAACTATCTATACTGAATGGTTACACGTATGAACAAATCAAAAGGATTAATCCAGAACTTGGTGAGCAAATCGGTGATTTAACTCTTGATATTAATGTCATAAGGAATATCGATAAAAAACAAGCCCAGGAATACTTTGGTCTTATAAATACAACAAGTGTTCCGTTATCGCCGGGTGAGAAGCTTTGGAGTGTAAATGATCCTGTGCATACAATCCTTGTGGGAATTGTTGAAAATCCTTACTTCAAAATAACTAATCTTAGAAAAACGAGGATGAGGGAGTATTTGGTGGCTACGAAACTGTTATGGAATAAAATGTTCAAGGACCCCTTGAAGCATGAATTTGTGGGTGATAACATTCAAGAGTTTATGAATTATTTTAATACAACTGAAAATGTAGAACTCTTGGAAACTGCTCAGAAAGAAGTGCTTGAATTGTTGAAGCTTTACTCTGAGATTGTGGAACAATGTCAGTATTCTCCAAGAACTCAAGGAGATTTATATAGTACTCTTTGTTTCTTATCTGTTTTGGAAGCCAAAGGGACTGTGGATACGGGTCGTTTAACTCGTTTCATTGACTGGGTGTTTAAGGGTATTAATAAGAAGATTTACCCGTTGACTTTGAAGAAGCAGTTTGAGATATTGTTGGGTAATCGTGTGAATAAGGGTCGTACAAGTTGTAAAGATTTTGTGATTATTCTCGAGAATTTCTATGTGAATGAGGTGGAGTTATGGAAGTAAGATTTAAAATTCCTGATGAGAAATTTAATCAGTTGAACCAGTTTTATATGGAAAATTTTGGGTATGATATTTATACTCAAATCCAAAACTTCATCTTTAATGAAATGAAGCAATGTGGTGCTTATTCAACTGAACCCATACCACAGCAGCCACGTCCTAAGATAATTGTTAATACTGATGATGATAAGAGGGCGAGGTATAAGTTGGTTGTCACGTACCCTGATGATTCAGAATTGTTTTTATATCATGATGATTACAGTGTTTTGATGGGTGTGTGGAATGAGTGGAGTAAGTATGCTTTTTCTAAGGATGCTCGTGAAACTGTTTACTTGAAACTTATTCCTGATAAGATTAAGTGTATCCAATTTATTTATGGCTTGTATAGGGTTATTAAAGTGATTGATGGTAAAAAGAAAAGGTTTGGTAATTTTAAACGGATTGAGGATGCTATTCGTGTTAAAAATTTCTTAGACAGTCGTGGTTGGGATACGAAATATTATTTTGATAATCTTATTGCTAACATAGATGGTTGTCACAGAAATAATTACTCAAAGTACTTGTTAAAGATAGTCGATGGAGAGATGGAATTATGAAATCATTAAAGATGAAACCTTTGAAAATGAAATCATCCAAACAAATGAATGATGGAGTTGATGAACTGACTGGTTTCTTGTTCGAATATGTGTTGAAAATACTAATAGGAACATTAATCCTATTAGGAGTAGTGTACATTGCCAGGATGGTGATAATATGAGGGAATTATTTTTTGAAAGAGATGAATCATATATGGAAGAAGCTTCTATTATTCCCATTATCAATAATAAGAAAAGGGTTGCTTCAGTACGTTTTGTGCCAAATTTGAATCTTGCTGGTGAACCTAGTTATGTGAATGAGGGTGGTAACATGGGATTGATAAGGATAAAGGAGGGTCGCTTTAAGGATAAATTAGTTGTCATGTATGAGAATGAGTTTTATCCTAGTCAGAATAGGGGTGAATTTATTTCTGAAGATGATGCTTATGATTTATGCTTAAGTCGTGGAAAGAATGTGGTGATTAAAAGATTGAACATCCATCCTACTGATGAGGAGGAATGATTAATGGTTAGTATTGATAGGATTAAGTGCAATGGTATTAAATCTTGTGCTGCGGATGGTGTGTGTATTACTGTTTGTGGACTTAATGCCATAAGTAATGTTGATGATAAACCAGTTGTAAACGAAAGTTGTGTTGATTGTGGATTATGTGTTATGAACTGTCCTCGTGAAGCAATTCAAATAGGAACTTAGTATTTAATTTTTATTTTATTTTCCTTTTTTTATGGAGTGTGGCTTGTATGGATAAACTTAAACTTTTCAGGGAAATTAATAATTTTTATCAGATTCGTGGAGATAATTTTGCCAGGGATTATGTTTTACGATTTGCTGACTTAATCATTGAACATAACGTGGAATTAGAGGATTTGGGAAAATGGTACACAGTTAATAAGAATAAGATTAAGTATGATTTTCCGGTTGGTGATAAACCTAAATATGAAAGAGTGTTGAATCAGTTTATAAAGTATGTTGGTGTGGTGTTTGAAGTAAAGTTGTTTAGGAACAGTTTTCCAAAGCATCATCAACCTCGAACTAAGATTCATAATACCTATCATGATTTCCAGAAAAATCAATAAAAAAAATTGTTGGATTAACGGGTCTTTAATAATTTGGTGGGAGGGGGTGTCCTCTTTTATGAATGTTGATTTGTTTAACCGGTTGTATGAATTGTATGTGACAAAGTATTCATATACTGATTTGCTTGAAATGAAAGCAGAACTTGAAAAAAGAAATACTGTTCAGGAATTGGTGAATAGTGTTGAGTATCATGCTATTGTAGATGCGATGGGTATGAAGGGTATGTCTGTCAAGGTATCTTCATAGAATACTTTGAAAAAGAATTAATAATTGTGAATGTAATAAATATATAATATGATATACTGGAAGAGATATGATGATTACACAGTTATTGCTAATGATGATTTAGATGAACTGTGTAATGAATTTAATGTTAGAAAAGTTACGACTAATCAGGGAGATAAGGAAACAAGAGATTGGTTTAATTATGCAGTAGTTATTGCTCGAAAGAATAATTTTAACGTGGTTTATGAAGCCTGTTTTGTTTATTATGTGACTTTGTTTTTTGCTGATGAAGGAATTTCTGCTGGAGCAGAGGAAGAGTATTTTATGAAAAAGTTGGATACACATATCTTTGATCTTTATTATGCTGCCCGTGAAGAAATGGATGTTGAAGAAAGTCAGAAACGGTTCTTCTTTAATAAATTGGTTGAATTGTTTTGTGGTGATAAAATCAAGCAATATGAAAGGAAAATATTTTCACATAACATACAGGTTAGTTCTGAAATTAAGGAATGGTTTGATGGTTTTTCAACAATTAGAAGTGCAATAGTTTCATTATTGTATCATAAAATTGAAAAACCTCATCTTGATATGAATAGGAGTGTTCCTGTGGTATATATTGGTTTCATGTTAACTTATTCTGAGGAAACTGTGTGGCGTTCTCTTTCTAGTATTAGTGATGGTGATAGGTTGCGTGTGTTGTTGTTTTGATTTATCATTTTTTTCTTTTTTTATCCTTTTTTTATGGATTTTATAATAAAATGGATAAATATATATATTATTGGAAATAAATGTATAATTATGGAAGTATAATGGATATTTCCTGAATCCGAGATGAAATAGATTTTATAATAAAACATATGGGAATGATAGGGATGGCAAATATAAAACTATCAAAGAAAATAAAAAAAGGAAGAACTCTCTTCCAGAAGAATAAAATAAAAAAAAGTGGAAAAAACAGCTTCCACAAATACAGTTATTACGAATTGTCGGATATTTCTCCATATCACGACGAAATATGTAATCAACTACATATTGACGCAGACCTCAATATGAAACATGAGGGTGGTTGGGCTTCCCTTGATGTTGTTGATTTGGACCAGGATGACGAACAGGAGATCAAACAGTTTTGGACTCGTGTTCCGATTCTGTCCGGCGGAAATCCTACCCAAGAAATGCAACAAGAGGGTGGGATTCAAACATACGCAAAAAGGTATCTTTTGATACAACTGTGGAACATAAATGAGTCAGATCCCATTGAAGCTTCAAAAATTGGGATTAATACAACACCTGAGGAACTGGTAGAAAATGCTTCAGTTCCAAAAGAAAGGGCTAATGAAATAGCTGGAATAGTTGGACAGAACGTTTCTAAAAATGGGGGAGATGCGAGGGACAAAAAGGCTCTTACAGAGGAACTTAATAAATTGTTGAAATCTAAAACAATAACGAATGATGAATTCGTAACTGTTAAGAAAATGATTAATGATTTAAAATAAATCAACTGTGTTTGGGTTTTGTCCATAGGGACAATATTGGGTGAATCATGTGCTCACATTATTTTTACTCCAAAAAGTATTCCCTTTTTTGGGGTTTTGATGTTTTAATTTTCTCCAAAAAAAAATAAACATAAAAATTTTTTCATAAGATTGTGTGGTCCGTTATTCGCATATCAATTTTGGGGTGGGTTGCAGTTGTTATTTTATTAAAAAAATCATTACTTAACACTTAAAGGATTGGATTGGATTAGGAAAAGAGGTATGCTCCTAGACTTATGATGTATGTTACACTATGAGGAATATATTGTTGGAAATTTAATTTTTTTTTATCTATCATCTCAAAAAAAGGATTAGTTTTTTTTAGGAGTGGGTGTGTTTTTGTTCTTTTTTTTGAATCTAATCCAGTACATTATTTTTTTTTATGGGTAGTTAATGGAAACAACGGTTTGTTGAGGGTGGTTCGAATCCACCACTTCCCACAAACAATGTCAAATTAATAAATATGATAAATTATAATTATTTGAAAGATATTCAAAGGAAAGAAAGAACTTATTCTTCATTAACCAAAATCAATAATCATTTTTATGAGGATTGTTCCGAGTACTTTTGTCGTTTGGAAGTAGAATGTAAGGAAAATCTTGATTTTCGGTTTTATAATAATGCTATGTCTTGTTATGCTGAAATTGTTGAAAAGCGTTTGAATAAGATTTCTCGTAGTGCTTATTATAGGGTTGTAAGATTATGTCAGGTAAACACGTTACCTGTTGTTGATGATTTGTTTGAACCGCCTGTGAATTTGATGGATTGTGAGAAAGTAATATTTGAAAGGATGATTTCTGTGTATGGGCAGTATTACAGGATGATTTATGATTTTTATGAGGATGTGTGTGTGAAATGATGTATACTGTGTTTTTCATAGTTTTGGGTTTGGTTTTATTGATTGGTTTAATTCCATCAATTGTTTCAGAGGAACGGTTACATGAAATTGTTACCAAACTGTATTTATCTGAACAGTCTAATTTGGATAAGATTTATAATGAGTTGGATAAAAAGAATTATCTTATCAATGATTACTTTGTAAATGATTGTCGGACTTTGACAAATTGTAATAGTGTTTACTATTTTGTTGAACCAGTTAAGGTTATTTTTGATATTGATTCACCATATACTGGTTGTCAGACTTATAAGGAGTTTCGGGATGTTGATACTTTGACTTTGTTTGCGTTGAATGGTGATATTGAGTGTCAAGTAAGTAATGGTGATAAGAGTAAAAGTATTTTCATATTTGATGATACTCATAAATTAAAGTTTAAGATTGAATCTGAAGATTATGATGAAGATAATTAAAAAATTGCAAAAAAGTATTTTTTCAACACAACCCACTAATTTTTATGTTTTTCAAAATGAATTTCTTGATAAAAAAGAGTTGGTGGATTGGGAAAGTAGCATTATTCAAGAAAACGGGTGTTATTATGAGTATGTGTTTAAAAACCCTGTAACCTTGGATTTTAAATTAAAAAAATCCAAAGAACAAACCCAACTTTTGTTTGAGAATGTTCATAAATTTGTACTCGTCGAATTAATGAATGTTTTTTTAGAATGTCGTGTTGTTTCATTGGATAATGGGGAAATTGAAAAATTTTATATTTTAAATGATGTATCTGATGTTGAATTTTTAATAAAGAAGTAATATTATGATGAATTATGACTTATTTGGAACTTTTTTTAGAATGTTATTATGAACATATTGAAAATTATGAAGCGTTACTCTTCATATTATCATTGTTGCCAGATTCCTTCCAGTACTCCTTTGCTAAAAATTTGTTAAAATATGAAACATTTTTGGAAGAGGGTGATATTTATGAGGGCAAAAAATTAAGTGGGTTGATTAAAATAGATTGTGATAAAATAATTCTTGATTGTGAAGATGAAAATATTGTGTTGTTGTATTTGCCACCTCTTCATGAAATCTAAATCTGTTGGAAATGGTGATTGTGGTTTTATCAAAAAGGATAAAAAAAGGGTGATTAATAATGAACAAATGCAATAACTTGATAGATTTAATGAAAAATACAACTTTTGGCTCTGTAATAAGCGGAATTGAAAATGTGTATGTTCTATTGAAGGATTTTGAGGAGTTCAAAACGGAAGATTTCATCAATTGTATTGATGGGTATGTTGAGGAATTGAAATGTGATGAACTTGGTGTGTATGAAGGGATTGACCATTCATGGGAAAATTTTTTCTGTGATTGTGAATTGTTAAAGGATATGCTTGTGTTTTATATGGATATGGATTCTGCAAAGTGGATTGATCTTCTGTTCCATCATACTGATTATTCAATTTCTGAAATAAATGGGTTTATACAGACACATACTGATTATTTTGAACTTGATATTAATGAGTGGAAGGTTTATTCATCTTCTCTTTGATTCTTTTTAGTTCTTATTATTTTTTTTCCAAAATTCCAAAACATTTATATACTATTTATTATAAATATATAATCAAGGAAGTATAACATCAATATCTTCCTGGTAAAAAATTTGAGATGATTGAAATGGTAATAATAGATGACATTGGATTAACAACAGGAAACCTAAACAACACAAATGCCCTAATATATGTAGGAACAATAACCACATTCCTAATAACACTGTGGTTAAATGTGATATAAGAGATGATTAAAATGAAAAAATACAACTTTGATATGAAACTTAGTGAAAACTTGTCCGGTGAACTCATATACATAAAATATGATTACATCAACAACACAGAACTCCAATACCAATTCCAATATCACAACGGTCAATTGGACATAGTCACTGTTGTGAATGGAGAAAACATCCAAATTTACTGGATGGATGAAGAAAAAAACAAACACAAATTCAACCAGGAATTTTGGAAGTTAGCACCAAAAAATGCTAACTTTGATGACTGTCGATGGGAAAGAAAAAGCATTACCTTCAATCTTGAAGGATTATACACGTACCCATGGCCATCAAAGGGTACATATGCTAATACATATGAAACCAAATGTATACTCTGAGATTAGAGTATACCTATCTCTTTTTTTTATATTTTATAATAAAGTATAATTATTACCTGTTTTCATAACTGTAATTATGGATTCAAGGGAACTAACTTTTCTGTTAAATAATAATAATTTGGCAGAAAAATTGGAAAAAAACATCATAAATGATGTTCTAGAAAAAAACATGAATGACAATGCCAACCCATTCCAACAAGAAGAAATTAAATTAAAAACAGTTTTAAACACAATAATCTATTGTACTATTTTGTTGGCATTGTTAATTCAGATATTGTATAATAAACAACAGGGGAACAATTAATGGATGATAAAATTAAAACCAAATCATTGGATAATACGGAAGATTTAGATTTTTATGAGAAAATTGTTCAGAAAGACCAAGACCAATTGTTTGAACAGTATGATGAACTTCTGAATAACACATTACAAGAAACTGGTCATGCTGATTTATCTTCTGATGATTTAAGGGAATGTTTCGCAGAAACTGTGCACCATATTCTAAGGTTTAAAACTCAGTTTAAAAAGTATATTTGTGATGATTCTGATTGTGAAATTGAACTACAATGTCCCGATGTTGTTATAATATACTGTGATGTTGTGAGCAAGGAAACTGCTGAAAAAATAAGTAACATTTCCAGTGATTGGATTATTAAAGCAGCAGATTGTACTGTTACAAAGTATAATTTGATGATTAAAATTAAGGTAGGAGAAATGATATTATGATAAATGATAACTCTTTAGTTCGAAGAGGAAGAATATGGGAACTTTCAAAAATTGAAATAAAACAAGATTGGGATATACATAAAGACCGTGAGGGAGTATACATGATTTATTACAAGAATATTCCCGTGGAAAATATTATATTCGCTGTTGGTGAGATTTCTTTGGCAATGACTTCCTCATTAAATGTGTTACAGAATGATTATTATTCTACTGGTGATGGTGATATATTTAATATTGCTTTGAAACTACTAAGGGATAATGATTTTGCAAATGAATTTTATTCAACCTATTCAAGGATGGAGGAAAACTTATGAAAACAACCAATAGTAAAATAATGGGAAAAAAAACAAAAACAAAACCTGAGAGTAGCTACGATGTTGCTTTCAAGTTAAGTCATATTCTACGTTTATATCAGAAAAGATACTCTTCAGATAATGATATTACAATATATCCTTCTGGTTGGCATGCTAATTTTTTTGAGATTAGGATTAGGTGTAAGAGTGATTGTAACAATTTCAGTTCCATAGAATTACAGGAGTTATCAAGATTATTGGATGATCATATTCCAGAGAATTGGTTTTTGTCAAAGAAAATTTTTAATCGTGAGGGTGATGTTTGTGGTACACCTGTGAAGTTGCAGTTTGTTTTTAGGAGTGTTTAGGATTATAATGTTTGTAGTGTTTATATCAGTAGTAATGCTTATTGTTTCATTGATACTGGTTTTGTTGTTGTATAATATTGTTGAGAAATTAGTTTATTCTGTGTGTAGGAGAAAACTTTCTGATTTTATGGTAATTCAATGTATATTTGTTGGTGCTTTGTTCATGTTGTTATGTTTTTTGGAGTATGATCTTGTTTCAGGTATGTTTTTAATTTTACCATGAAGAAAGAGTGTTTGTAGATTAAAGAAAGAAAAAAATAAATTCTATACAGATACTATATAGAAAAATAAGGGCAAATAACAACATATATATACTATGAATCATATATTAATAATTATGGGTAGAACTAACTCTTTTTTTAAGAGTTCATCTTATAATCCTATGGTTCTCCCTATAGTGGTTTATAAACGATATGAGATACATGGTGTGGGTTCTAGTTCATAGTTGTAGCTATAAACTAGACCTAGTAACTCATAACCACAAATATTGATTACTTAATTATGGGTTTTAGTTTATAGTGGTTGCTATAAACTAACCTTTTTAACTAACTAGTTACGAAAGATGATACTAAGGAGGAGGTTCTGTTGGAGATGCAACTCTAACTGGACCACATGATCATCTTTGTGGTGTCTATGTTACATTATCTATTTTTAGCCTAATTTTAGTTGTTATTTCAACGCTTCTACAGACATTATTAAGGGACATAATTGACTACTTTGTGGTTAATGATACGGATCAATGATTGTTTCATATCCCCTTTTGTAGAAAAAATAAATTCTATACAGATACTATAAGGGTAAATAACAAACTATATATACTCTGAATCATATATAACAAATTATGGGGAGAAATAACTCTTTTTTTAACTAGAGTTCATCTTGTTTATGTCGTTCTCCCTATTTTAGTTTATAAACATGATGATGTTATATGGACTGTTGCTGGTACCAACTATGAGTTGTCATATAACTTTGTTTATAAACGTGATGATGTTACATTGATTATTGTAACTCATTCACAATACGATTACTTAATTAAGATGGAGAGGTTCTGTTAGAGTTGCCCCTCTAACTGGACTATATGTTCATCTTTTTTATGTCTATGTTACATTATCTATTTTTAAGTCTATTTTTGGTTGTTATCTGGAATCTTCTGTAGACCCTATCTATTTTTCTTTATTTTATTGTTTTATTGAAGTTTCCTCAGTTATTCATTGAGTATTCTTGGGAGATTAAAATAACGTTACTAAATTGGTAGGGGTTTCCTATTTTTTATTGTTTGTTCTTTTTTTTTATTTATTTATTTTATTATAAAATCTAAAAGTTTATATACTATTGATTATATAATTATATTCAAGGAAGTGTAACATAACCCCACTTTCAATAAACAATACTCGAGATGATTGAATATGAAACTCATTACAAAAACAATAGAAAAAAACATACCAAAATTATACGCAGATGAAGAAATACCACTCAAAGACAAAATAATATATGCCCATTACATGGCTCCCCTCCTCAACTTTGATTGGTTTGTATATGAATATGATCCTGAAACCAAAACTTTCTTCGGATTTGCTAATTTGAACAATGAGGATTTTGCCGAACTTGGTTATTTTACTTTGCAGGAATTTGAAGAAATAAACAAGGAACATGGCTTCAACCTCATAGAAAGAGATGTATCATTCACAACTGGTACAACAGAAGAAATATCAGAACAGTATTCTGTTCTGAAAAAACTTTGTAGGTGATTGTGATGATAACAGAATCTGATATTATCCACAACCAAATTGCAAGTTATGAAGACTATTATGGATTAGATTTTAATCAATCAATATTAACTCAAATCAGTTTGGAAAACCATTTTTTCAATGGGAAGAATGTGGAAACAATCTTAAACATTTTTCTTTTTGAAAAATTTGATAATGATGATTGTTACCTGGATGATAAGAAACAATTTGTAAATTATGATTATCTGAAAAAGCATCCATGTGAAATTAAAAATTTAATTAATGAAAACAAACATCATTATTAGATTTTATTATGGTGGTGAAATTATGATAAGAATAATATGTAGTGATGTAAACTTATTCAAGAGCAGTTTTGAAGCGATAAGTAAAATTGTGTACGAGGTTCAAATGGAAATTGATAGTGATGGTATTCGTCTCAACGCTATTGATTCATTCCATATAATGTTTGTTCACCTGGAAATCAAAGAAAAAGAATTTGACCTCCTCGAATGTGATAAACCAATGAAAATCCAATTTGAAACAGAACCATTCTTAAAATATCTAAAAAGAATGAATAAAGATTCCACACTGGAATTACGGGTTGATGGGAATTATCTCATCATACATTCTGAGGGTAAAACAAATAAAACATTCAAACTTAAATTATTAGATACTGAAATTGTTCCACCATCTCTTCCGGAACTGGATTATCCTTTGACATTGAATATTCCACTCAAAGTGTTTAAAGAGATTTGCTCAGATATTCTGGAATTTTCACATAGAATTAAAATTTCTAATAATGGAAACATCATCAAATTTGAATCATTTGGTGATTTTGCGGATGTGGAAATAGAATATGAATACCCTGATACTATTCAAGACTCATATGCGAGTATTTATGATTTGGAGAAAATTAAGACTATGTTGAAAGCAGATAAGTTTGCAACAAAAACTTTCATTTCATTTGGAAATAATTCTCCTATTCTAGTTGAAATGAAATCCGATAATAATACTCAGAATCTGAGTTTCTTACTTGCTCCAAGAATAGAAGATGAAATCTAAAAGGTGATAGGATGATGGATTATAAAAAAATAGAACTAATAAAAAAATTGTATCCAAAAGGAACAAAAATCGAACTTGATTATATGGATGACCCTCAAGCACCACCAAGTGGAACAAGGGGTATTGTGGAACACGTTGATGACATTGGACAAATCCACGTAAGATGGGAAAATGGAAATGGACTGGCTTTGAATACAGAAATAGATGAATTCCACATAATAAGGGAGTGATCAAATATGAGTACTAATGAAATAATTCATAACACTTTAAAAGAATACAACTTTCAGTTAACTGATTTTGGTGTAGAATGTATATCTTTTCAAGTTGAACTTTTGTATGGTAAGCATCCTACCAAATCACAAGTAGAAGATGTTGTACGAAGTAACAGTATTGGTTTTTTAAATGAAATGAGAAAATGACTAAGAAGTTAATTCTTAGTCTAATTTCTCAAATATGTGTTTAAACATATCCGTTCTTTTTTTTTATTTTTCAAATCTTCTTCTGTCAATTAATTCTTGTTTTTTACCAGCATTCCAACCACTGCTTGCAGATTGGGAGTGGCCGACTTGCTGAACATATCCTGTGATTCTGTCATACCATTCTACTTCACGGGTTTCTCCACAGTGTGTACAGGTTTCTTGTAATCCTTTCATTAATGTTCCACATTTGTTACAATAGGATAATGCACTGCTGTATGCCCAGAATCCAATATCGCTATTGTGACATATTTTGTTTGTCAGACTTCTAAGGCTTTCTGGGTCACTGTATGATTCTCCCATGAATGCGTGGAATATGTGTCCACCTTGAGTTTTAGGGTGGTATTCGCTTTCTATTTGGATTTTTTCTGGAAGGCTAAGTGGTGTATCGACAGGAAGATGATTAGAGTTAGTATAATAACTAGCACTGCTATCCCCATTACATATTACTTTGTCAGGGTACATTTTTCTGTCCATTGTTGCGAATCTGTATGCTGTACTTTCAGCCGGTGTTTGAATTACACTCCATCTATATGGAGTTTCACCTTTAAGGGTTGTTGTTTTATCGTTTATGAAATCGATGACTTTATGTCCTAATTTGTTACTGCTTGGATCAGCAACACCATTTCCTGTCATACTCATTAACATTTCATTCAAACCAACAAATCCAAAGGATAATGTACTGTTTTCAACTTGATAATATTTGTTCCCATCAAACTCCTGAGTAAGGAATGGTAATATTTTGTAATCATTAAGACATTTCATTGCTCTTTCTCTACGGATTAATAAAATATCTTTTGCATTCTCTAATTGTTCATCCAATAAGTCAAACAGTTCAGTTTCGTTTTTGGCTTTGTATGCTAAACGAGGAAGGTTCAATGTAACATACGCCAAGTTTCCACAACGGAGAGTATCCGTTTCCCAGTCACCAGTCCAATTATCACTTAATCTTGTCCGGCAACCCATATAATTTGCATGAGTACCCATATATTTTGGTAACATGTTAATGTAATATGCTGTTCCGAACTTTGCTGATAAGTAATGTACTCTATCAATATCTTCTTCAAATTCTGGTTTTAGACATTCTTTACGGAGATAGTAAATGGTGTTTGGGAACAGGTGTGGTTTACCGTTTGCATCTCCTTCGGTTAATACTTCCGTGAATGCTCTTTGTATAAGTCTTACTTCTTCCTCATAATCACCGTAAACTCCACATCTTTTACCACCTTTACCATATGCTGGTTCGTTCTTAAGGAAGTCTGGAACTGTAAATTCAAGTCCTACACTTGTGAATGGTACTTGTCCTCCACGAGCTGCATAAGCCATATTCAAATTGAATACAAACATTTCAACACACTGTTTGATTCTTTCATATGGTAATCCTCTTGCGAAAGGTGCTACAAACACATTCCATAGACTGAATGCCTGTCCACCACTCATATTCTGCTGAGCAGCTAATAGGATTTCACCACTGTGATTCATCACTGTTTCCATGTGTGTTGGTGGTGCTGCGATACTTGTGTGGTCTCCTGTTCCATCTACTTTTAGTCCGTATCTTATGAATAATCTTAGATCATGTTGTAGACAGTTTAGTGGTCTGCTTGCGAAGAATTCTGCATCATGGATGTGTAAATCTCCTTTAAGGTGTGAGTCTGCTAGATTGTGTGGTAGTATGTTGAGGAATGTGTATTGTTTTAGTCCTTCGTCTGCTACGTATTTGTGGATTGTTTCCGGGTTTTGGGACATGTTTGCATTGTCTTTGTTCCCGTTTTCTATTAGTGTTTCGATGTCGTGGGATGTTACTCCGAATCGTGTGTGGTGGTTTCTTATGCTTTCGTATCCTTTTTCGAGTAGTTTGGCGTTGGTTAGTTCTCTGATTATTGGGCTTGTTATGTATTGTAGTTTGCTGTTTTTTAGGATTTCTTCTACTTCGTTTGCTATTTTTTGTGCTTCTTTTTTGTTGACTTGTGTTTCTTTGATTAGTGTGTCTTTTATTTTGTTTTTGTTGAAGGATTCTATTGTGTCCTTGCTTGTTCTTATTTGTATTTTTTTGTTCATTGTTTTTTTTACCTACTAGTAGTTTTTTTTGTGGTGTTCTTTTTTTCTTATGTTTTTTTTTGTGGGATTGTTTGTTGTGTTATATTAATTATATGTTTTATCATAAAATCTATATAATGTTATGAACATATTATTGTTTATTGAACGTTGGAGGTATTTTTTTTATGAATCACAATAATTTTAAATTAAAATGTAGTAATGAGTTTGGTATGGTTTCTGAGATTTGTTTTGATTCTTTGAAGACTGATGTTTTGTTTGGTTTTGATCCGGATGATGTGGAGTATGTTGGTCGGTTGGGTAAGGATGAGTTTGTTGAGTTTTCCAGGAAGTTAAGTTTTTCTTGATTTTTTTTGTTCTTTTTTTTATTTTTTTTTAAATTTTAATCAAAACCTTTATATACTATATATTATAAATATATATTCAAGGAAGTATAACATCATTTCCTGGAAAAAAACTATCAAGAGATGAAAAAAAATGGAAAAATTAACACACAAAGAAAAAAAAGAATTCAAGGAAGGATACGAAGAATGGGCACAAATGTACCCACAAGAACCAACAGAAGAAGAAGTAGAAAAAGAATTCCAATGGTATGTGAAAACACACCCTGAAGAATTCATAATACTTGAAATCAATGGAAATAAACAAGAACGTGAAAAAATTAAAAAAAGTTTAAAAATAAGAGATGATTGAAATGATTGAAACATTATTAACCTTAATAAATGAAATTGACAAAGTTGGTAATGAACTAAACCAACTCAACCAAGAACTCAGACAAAAAGAGTTCGACCTAAAAGTCCTAAAATCAAAAATGGAATTCAGTGAAGAATATGCTGAATTCCGTGAAGGGCTTAAAGTCAAAGAGATACCACCCAAAATTCTTGAAGCAACAGTTGAACAATCACAGGAAATCTGTGATTTAAGAACAGAACGTGATACCTTAGAACACAAACTGTACGTTCTTAAACTTCAGTTCCAATACACAAAGGAAGTTATTGAATCCCAAAAACAATAACTTCCCACCTCACCTTATTTACTTAAAACATGAGATGATTAATTATGGAATATATGGAAGAAAACGGAAGAACCGAACATACACGGTTCTTCATAAATAAAAATTTTATTGTGGAAACACCCTTTTTCAATGATGGAATCATTGATGGTGGTTATGATTGGGTGCAATTTGATTTTTCGGATTGTTCCTTATCAAACACAGTTGACTATGACTTTGATGATGATGTTCCTGATCTTCTTTCTGAAGAAGAAGATACTGAAGAAATCATTGAATTAGACTAAATGGTGAAGGACATGTATGAAGTTGCTCTTAAAAATAAAGAAAAAAAAGAGTTTGATTGGGATAGAAATAGTTCTTGTCTTGATTTCCATCTAATTATTGATGGTCAAGACAATTACTACTATTCTGGTAGTTATTGTTACTCTGACTTTGAATACTATGATGAGATGAATGAGGATGAAGAACTTGAAAAGTATTCTATTGATGACTTCAAGATAGAATCAAAAAAAGCAGTGAAAAAGTTTCTGAATCGTACCAATAAAAAGGAATACAAAATAGATGAAATAGTAGAAACAATTCATATAGTATTGTGGAATGATGAAAAAAATGAGTATGATACGTTAGGGTTAGTCTTGAAATTAACATACTGCCCTTAATCCATATTTTTTTGAGATGATTGGAATGAACAAATATGAAAAATTATCAAAAAAAGCAAATAAACTGTGGAATGACACGGGTATGAACCTGTGGAAATTCGCATTATTCCATGGGATATTAGATGAATTAGACAAATCTCACCATCTGAACATAACAAATGAGGTATATGATTTTGTTGAAAGGGAAATTCATTTTCTTAATAATGCGGGATTACCAGCTTATGGTAAAGCTCATGTGGAAATAGTTATGAGAACCTTGAACAAATTTCAGAATAAGTAAATATGATGTATGTTTGGTTTTTGAAAGAGATGATACAAAGAGGATGAACTGGTCCTCTTTGTACTTTTTTTGTCCGAACACGTTATATTTCCTTTTTAATCCGAGATGATTGAAATGAATTAAAATAGATATGTTGTGTCGAAAAAAAAACTATCGATATAAATCCATATGGATTTGGCACGTCTGCCATGGATTATTTTTGTTTTGTCTTATTTATATATTTTGTGTGGTGTGTTGTGTTTTAGTAATTATTTTCTAATGGATTTATAATTAGGTTTTATCATAAAACTAAAATACCTATGAATTAAATAGCATATAATAAAGTATAATATGAGTTGATGGAAATGAAAATTAACTATGAAAAATCAATTGAAAAAAACGATAACGAACCAGCTGTAAATGTAGTTGTTGGTTATTTGTTATTAAATGAAAATATACCAGCCACTGTTGAAGAAATCATTGATTTCTACGACAAAGGAAATGGAATAAGTTACCCTGCTACACTCCCACATTTTGATACGAAATGGGGTAACTGGCTTCCAGGAGATGATGGTGAAGAAGGATTTATCTCCAAAGATGACTGGGAAAACTGGAAGAAATATATTCCATCAGTAATTGATGGACTTACAGAAGAACAAATCCTTCTAGAAAATGAGGGAAAATACATAATTAATGAAGAAGTTGAAAACCTGCCAACGTATGAACAGTTGGTAGAAGATGTTAATGAATACTATGCTAACATTGAAGAATGGGATTATGACCCATATTAGGAGAGGATTGAAATGAAAATTGGTGAAAGAATGAAAATATGTAGAAAATCTTGGGGATTTACCCAAACACAAGTGGCTGAATACATGGGAGTTCAACAAGGTCAAATTGCTAAACTTGAAAATGGTACAAGAACACTTAAACAAGATGCTATCGATAAACTTATTTTATTGTTTGGAGTTAACAAAGAATGGTTTGTTGATGGAGTTGGTGAAAGTGGACTAAACACTGTTCGTTTTTGTGGTTCTGCCGAACTTGAAACGATGGCTAAATGGAACAAAATAATAAACAATATAAAATTCCTTTCAGAGATAACTGAAGGACTTGAATGATGGTGGTGATGAATATGGTTAAATACATAGGTAATGGTTTTAGTATGGGAATGATTGAAAATGAAGATGTGTTGATTTCAATCAAAACCATAACAAAAAACCAGTTTATAAAAGCCGGTAATCATGCAAAAAGCATTATCGGTCACCCTGAAATAGCTAAAATATTTGATCTTCCACTTAACAGAGAATCCATCACTCTCAAAAAGGGAGATATTCTGTATATTGTGTCTCCAACAACGAGGCCGATGGCTAATCAAATGGTGGAAAATGGTGCGAAGTATACCTTTATTCCTGAAGAGGAAGGTTATACGTATAAACAGATACAAGTTTTAGATAGATAATCCTCTTTGTTTTCCTTCTTCTTTTTTTTGGTGGGGTGTGGTGTGGAAACCTAAAAGTAATTATTATAAAAAAGATATAAACTTTTAATATAATGGGGTGATTGATGTGAATGATGATTGTGTTGAAAAAACAGTGGAAAAATTATATCCTATACGTTCCAGGAGGAAAACTGTGGATGGTGTGGAATATATTTATAAGAATTATCTTGTATATTTAAGATATGATTATATGAAGATTTTTGGTATGGATAAATATATTTATTTGTATTTGGAGGATGGGAAGGTTTATGTTACTTCTGTTCAACCTGATGGTAGTGTTCCTATGAAACGGTTGAGTTTGCATAAGCAGAATGGTCGGTCCAGTAGGGCTAACAAGGAGTTGAATGAGTATTGGAAGCGAATGTTTATTTTACCTAAGAAGTTTTTTCCTGAAGCGAGTGAGGATAAGAAAGTTCTTTTCAAATATTATGATGATGGTTTTGAACGCTTTAGTGGTGTTCATGCTTCTTTAACTATAGAACTGGTAGATGAATGAGGGAGAAAAGTTCATTTCCTCCTTTTTTTATAATAGTAAAAATAGATTTTATAATAAAGTGGTAACTATGGTAGATGATGAATTTGATGAAATGTTGAAAGAATTGGAAAATGCAACTAATCAGTATAGGAAAGCAGACCAAGAATACTGGAATGCTATGAATGAAGTGGAAGGATGTGTGGCTTCAATAATAAAGGATACTTCACAGGTTGTGGTGGAGGATGATTGTATTAATGTTGAAATGGAAACATTGACTCCTGAATTCAATAAGTTTAAGATGTATCTTATTCAACAAAATATTCCTTTCACGTGTGAAAAAAAATATGGTGTTTACCATTTTAAATTAGCAGTATATGATTTTTTTATGGGAGAGTAATGGAAGATAAATGAAGCTTAAAAAATATTTGTATAAATATCCTCAAGCTAATGGTAGTTGGAAGTATGTGATCCAGCTTGGTCAGAAGTATGTGGTTGCAAGGAAAAGTTATGAGGACATCCTTGTTATTTATGAGGAATGTGTTGCTTGTGATTTTGACATGGACATGTTGTTGAAAATTAAAGAAAAGTATGATGAATTGAAGAGGAGTAATCCTATGCGTTATATTCACCGGAATCAGGCTGGTTTTTATTTTATACAAAAGGATTATAAATATTTTTGTTGTTCATCATCTCTTAAAGAAATATTGGAGTATAAGAAGCAGTTGGAAGAAAATGGTTGGGATAAATCTTGTCTTGATTATAAGTTCCGTAAGAAGCATCATCTTCCAAAGTATATCCAACAGAATAAGAGTGGGACGTATAGTCTGAAACATAAAGGGGAACATTATGGTACTTTTAATAATTTGGAAGATGCTGTTGAGGAAAGAGATTTGTTGATGGAGAATGATTGGAATTATGATTTTGTTGACCTGGTGTGATATGTTATGAGGAATAAATTAGTGTTTGTTTTATCATTGTTATGTATGGTTGCTTTGTTGGGTTTAACTTATTCATATTATGTTCATGGTATGAGTTTTGTGTTGTTACTTTTCATTGCAATCGTTTTTTTGTTTATCTTGTTGTTGACTTTATATTACCCATTGGAAGTTTTTGAGGAGGAGTTTGATTGAATATGTTTGAATTTGGGATTGGAAAGGTTGTTGAATTAGATGGTAAAGTTATTCATGTATTAAAATTAGTAAAAGCCTCAAAATATCTGATATTTCACATCACAAAGAACATAATTATGGGAGCTTTCATTGATGAAAATGATGATGTTATTGGAATCAACACATATTCCAAAGACAACATATATCAACCAAGTAAATTAGTGAATAAATATGATTCAGATAGGTTTACATATGTTCCACCAGATTGTGAAAAATACCTTGACTGGTGGAATAGATTGTGTGAACAAGGCGAACCCAAACCATATGATGATATAGTAGTTCCCTTTGAAAAAATGAAGGAATATTTCACAGAAACCATTGAAACAGATAACAACACCACATGGTACACATATTACATCAACCCACCCGTAGGAGTAGCTGTAAGACTTGGCCACAACAGTGAAGTTTCATTCACAGGACAGAGAATTGAAAAAATAATGATAATTAAGAGTAAAGATATGGAATATGAAAATATGATCTGCTGTTATGACAAACATGATTCCTTTGTAGAGGATATTGATGTAGCCACACACTTACCATTATCTGAAATATCATTCATATTCGAGTATGCAGATTTACAAAGTGCCTCAACCACTAATAAGGAACAACAATCCTACACATCATTATGGGAAAAACTTAGTCCTTATAATTCAGTGGATGAAAACAGGAAACTTCTAGAGGATTGGCTGGAACAACACAATGAACTAAGGAAGGAGAGAAACATTGAATGAAAGAGGAAACTGAAACAATAATCATTTCCATATTAATTAATCTGGGAATCATATTTATCGCATTCATAATATTTTATCTACTCCGATTCCTGCTGGGATACTTGATGGTTATTAGTATGGGAGGTTAAGACATTGGAAAAAGTTAGAAAATACATTAAAAAAGTAATGCCTGTAGAAGCCGTTCAATACAATGATGAATCGATTAAGGAATGGATTGGTGAAAGAGCTGTTATCTCTTATGTTGATGAATTATGTATAACTGCTTCCCCTACAGATAAAAGAGTAATTGCCACATGTACTAAAGGAGATTATGTGGTGAAAGAAGAAGGATTGGATTATTACACAGTTAAAAAGGATTACTTCGAAAAAGCCTATGAACCGTATACGGAAGAGTAGCTATGGGTAAAGATTTTATGGATTTTATGAAAAAAAATATGTGGAGATGATTGTTATGGATAAAAATGATAACAAAGACTTTATGGAATTTATCAATATGATGATGAGTAATGGTAGTTTGGATGAAATGGCCTCCGAACTTCGAAAAACAAATAAAAAAAGAATAAATGAAGCAAGAAGAGATTTGATTGATTTCTTACAAGCAGACAGAATGAAAATTATTATGGATCACCAACAAGCACAAATAGGGATTCCTAAGTATTTGAGTTCTGATGAGTATAAAGATTCGGTTGATTTGGCTTTAAAACTTTCTCAACTGATAAGGTTGATGATGGAAGAGGAACAATTTTAGAAGGAGATGTAGTTTATGGAAGAAGATGAAATTATTAATCTGTTTGTGATTTTTCAGATGATAAATTTATATAATAAAATCACAAAGCAACTTTATGAAATGCCTCGGTACATAGATTTGGACAATGAGTCACGTGAGGTTGTGAATGGTTTTGTAAGAAATCTGTTGTTATATAATCATTATGCCAACAGTGATACTAACTGGAATCATAATCCTATGGAGTATAGTTCTGAGGAACTGGACTGATTAGGATATTGCTTGGGTAGAAATATGAATTTACCCATGTACAAATATTTTAGAAAATATTGCAATGGTACTTTATATCCAAAATAAAGGTTTTATAATAAACTATAATAATCAAACTAAAATTAGAAAAAATATATGAAGAAAAGTGACGGGAATGATTAATTATAATTTGATAAATCATTTACAGAGCAGTGCAAACAAAAGAGAATTGGATGAAAAAACAAGATGCTGTTACATAACAACCAAATTAGTTATCAAATATGAAAAATACAATGGAAACTACACTATAAACACATTAGAGTCCATCATATCTAAAAGATTACTATTTGAGTATGTAGATTTTAGGGCTGAATTGATAACAAAAAATCAGGTGGAATATACAATTAACATGCCAGTTGAGATGTTGCCCTACTTTATGGAAATATTGTATGACATTAAGCTAAATGACTATCCCTTTGTAATAGAACGTGAAAGTATAATCCATAGCTATTACTGGGAGCGAATGCCAATGAAACAAAACGAGGAAAAATAATGATGATATACTCTCCCAAACAAGATACGCTCACACAATCTAAACACAACACCAATTTCAAGAGAATCTATGATGATGCTGTGGTAGAACAATCATTATTGTACATTGGTGCTTCAAGATTATATCAGGTAAGAAATGCCAGTAAACATATCAAGAAGGAATTACTTATGGAAATGACTCAAGAAAATGAATACTTAATCAAAGTAGATATACAACATGAATGGATTCCTGAAAAAATGGAAACCAAATACAAATCAGAGTTCCATGTCCTCAAAAAAGTACAAAAAACCATACCAGAACGAACAATTACAAAATGGGAAGAGATAAAATGAAAGATATGAATACAAACGAAAACCTTATTAAAATAGGCAATGATGGAAAAACTTCTTTATCTATAGAAAATATTGCCACAAAATACTCAATCAATGAGGATTATGTTGAAATGTTATTTGCATCATGGGATACAAATGACTGGGAAGGAGTAAAACACATACTAATGGTATTTGAAGATACCATATCATTTGAAATTTATCCTCAGTTTCTAAAAGACATTCTAAAATATATCCACCAATGCCAATTCCCCCTGCAAACTGAACCAAAAGAGGAAATGGATAAAATTGAATCCTTGAAAAACATAATATCCCTCCACCAGCACTATTACAAATGGTATGTGATAGATGAGTGTGGAACAACAGAATGTAATCCCGAATTATCAGATAAGTTTTTCAAAATGTACCTCACAAAAAAATTTAAAACAGAATCAATACTACAGGAACAGCTTGAACTTTCAGAGGATTGGGCTATCCACTTATCAGAAAATATACTGAAAATTTATGGTTGGGATAAATCTACTTTCCCAGATGTATCCAGATTATGGGATCTGCTTGAAGAAATAGGATGGAACATTAGCTGTAATGTGGATTTTAATGATGGTACTGTTAAATTTGTTGTGAAACTGAAGAATATGGAGATGGGAATATGAAAAAAGGAAAGAGAGTAGGTAATCTTCCATTAGATTATGGTGAAACTCAGGCAAAAAAAACTATGGAACGATTGGAGAACACTATTCATGATATTTTATATGGAGACCAAGAAAAATTGGATTCTTATCATTTTAATGAACCTTTTATCAAAAGTGTAAAGGATAGAGAAAAACAAAAATCTGTAGAAATCAATGATTTAAATCAATTGGATGAACTAATATCTCTGGAAGAAGCTATACATGATTATCAACAGGCGAGGGAAGATTATCTTAAAAGGGTAGAAGAAGCCGAGAACTTTTTCAAAATAGATAGACAAGTCTTTGAATCCATACTGCGAACACATTTCAATGCCTCAGAAGTTTATGTGTCTGAAAAGGAAGTCAAATTCATAAAGTATAACGACGAAGAACAAAAAAGACTCTATGAAGAAAATGGTGTGTTCTATGATAACATACCAGAAGAAGCAGAAGAGTTCCTAAAAACCAGGAAATATATTCATAAATATATAGAAACGGATGAGGATGTAATCAAAGAGGAAATCACTTTCAACATAGATTAAAAAAAGGATGGTAATGTATTATGAGAATCAGTTATGAAAAGTTGAAAAAGATAAGGGAAAACAATAATTATACCCAAAAACAAGTTGCAGATTATTTAGGAATTAGCCCAAATACTTTTTCAAAAATGGAAAAAGGACGAAGAAACATGGACTCAGTCACTCTTGATAAATTATGTTTATTATACAATTGCTCATCAAAATATTTATTAGGGACATCTGATGATTATACAGGAAATAATGAAAGTGTGACAAATTGTCACAGGTTGAAAATTCCCTCAGATATTGAAAAAATTGATTTATTTGCAATTTCTAAAATGAATCAAGTAGCCAGATATTTAAAATTATTAAGAGAAAATGAAGAGGAAATTGTTTTTGAAATGAGGGAAACGGGTGAGAAATCAGATGAATAAAAAGGACAATATCCTAAGATGGGTTCGTGATGAAATAAAAACAGACATCTGTGAATATGTGGAATATGGTGGTTTTGGTTCTGTCAAAGGACAACTGCGACTCAATAGTACCTTGTTAGAACACATGAATTATCAAGACAACAAATATATTCACATCATAAGATTTGAAAATGAACCTTTCACAGTGTACATGGATTACAGTAAAGATATGAAAAAACTGTATATTGAGCCAGATTATTGGAATGAACCTCCAGTATATAAGGGTGTTTCACAAAGGTTACTGAATGAATTAACCCATTATTGTGGAATAAGTAATTATTTTGTTTCATGTGTCTATTATGATTATGAGGAAGCTTGTCTATGTATACGGGAATGCAAATCCAATATCAATCCACAGTGTTTGACTGATTATGAATTGGATTATATTGCGAAGAAAGTTCTGGAGAAAATTACGGTGAGGTGAAGTGATGGATAAGATAAAATTGATAAACATAACCAAACTCAAAAACAAACTATGTAATCTTGACGATGATAGGGAATGTGCATTATGTGAGTTTGCCTCACCTAAAGGTTGTCGTGCTGGGGATGAGTGTAACTTCCTTTTTGATGAAGATATACTTGATGCGATACTGGAAGAATGTCAAATTTCAATGTCAGAGGGATTGAGTGAATAATGCCAAAAAAGATGACGATAGTTGAAAAATGGAAAGAACACAGAAAAAAACTCACGGGTGCTGAATTACCGTACATACCTTACCTCGCAGAAGAATTTTGTATCTATGATGAAATAACGGAAGAAATACACAAGAACACAGAAGAGGGAAAACTGTTAAGGTGGTTTGTCAATAATATAAGAAAATAATTCATGAAGGGTTGGATAAAAAAAATGATAACTGATGACATTGAAAACTATGAAAGAATAGTCTATGAATACAAGGATACTGAAAGATATGCAGATAGTGTGGAGGATAACTTACTCCGTTTATCAAGGATGATAGAATACCTTGAACCTGTTCAGAACCAGTTGAAGAATATACTCATGGGATATTTTCTCAAAAAAGGGTTAAGTGATATTAAAAAGATAACCATTACTTCAGGAAGGATAGATGTAGTTATAGATAGGGAGTATGTGATTTATGATTATGAGTTGGAAATCCTTCAATCAGTAGGTAGACCCTTCTCAATATGGTTCAATGCTGATATTACAGTAACTTATGTTCTTGAAATATGTGCTAAAAAAGATAATAAAGGCGACAACAATGGGACATGAGAAGATAACTTCTGCTGAAGAAATCATCGAAGATCAGATAACAAGAATGAAGTACAAAATAGAAAATCCATACTATGACATGACTGATGAACACCTACTTCAGTTGTACAAAGTGAATCTATTACTATTTGAAGAGAATCAGAAAAAGATAAATGGTGAAATAGAAACTGCACTATCCTATGAAGAACTCTTCAAAGAAAAAATGGAAATATGTGAAATGCTTAGAAACGAGTCTTATGAATTAGAAAAGAGAAGAGTATTATGAAAAGTTGATAGGGGGCAACAATGAAATGACTGTATCTGAAGAAGATAAGAATTATTACTCTGACTTATTAGAAGACATTTGTTCTGAATGTCATGACTGCAAACATTTATATCTCGATTATGAGTATTATGAAAACTTAAATGATGAATTTCCATATTTCGAATGTTTTAAAAACCAAAGGGTACATTTTGATGAGGATAATCCAAAACCATCTTGTAAATACAAAGAGAGGGTAACAAGGAAATGACTAATGAGATTAATACTGAAGAAAAAATACTGAAAAAATTAGAAGAAATAAACAAAAAACAACAACTAACAAATGAACTACTACTCGCAAACTATCATATACTACAAGAACATATACAAAGACAAAATTCTCCAGTAGCATTACTATCAGAAGAATTAGATGATTACTTCACAGAAAATGTACTGCAAAACTCAACAAACAAGAAATTAGATGCAGAAATAGGAGGATTATTCAAAGACCTCCCTGTATGCTCACGATGTGGGTATCGTAGGTTCATGATTCCATTCACACTAAGTGAGGGGAGAACTACATGGACTTGTAGACATTGTGGGAAAGATACAACAGTGGATGAGGATTTCAAAGAATATTTTAACAGGCGTCAATCATAGAAAAGGAAGAGGATTAAAATGACAGTAGAAAATGATAAGTATGAGGTTGTGTGGTGGTGATGATTGAACAAAAACTCAATGTAGCAGTAATGATATTGGTATTGATTGCCATTATAGTTACAGGAATTATTGTTGTTGATGATTCCTCAAAGGATGAAACAGAAAGATACAAATATTCAAATAATGTCATCATTGATGATATGTGCTATGAGGAATACAATAAATCTTATATTGAATGCAATTATACTGAAAAGAAACAGATTATCAGAAAATACAGATTAACACAATTTGAACATGAACAGGAGAAACCAACACAGATAATGCCAGTATTCATACCAACATAAAAAAAATGGGATAGTGATTGAAGATGAAATTTGAAGAAATACTACCATACCTCAAAAGAGGAAGTAAAGCATACCGTGTGAAAGATTTTCAAGGTCCACAATACTTGAAGAATTATGTTTATCTCTGTGAAACTGATGTAATGCGAGTATATGATAACGGAATTAATCCTTCCAAGTCATATTTTGATTTCAGTGATATTATTGCAGATGACTGGGAAATACTGGGAAACAATACAATGAAACCTATCACCAATACGCAGATTATAGAGTATATTCACATCACATCAAAAGATTATGGTGGCTATGAAATAATTGTTGATGAAAAGGACACGCCACCAGAACCACCATATCTTTATTCTCAGGAAGTGGAATTATGTACAGACCCTATGAAATGCCATATATTGTATGTTCCTGAAAACAATATTGTCTGCTATTATGATACCTTCAAGGAAAAACTATTCATAACTTATGATGACTCCGAAAATCATTACAAACTGGATAAAAAGATGATACAAAGAATAACAGATTACCTCAGATGGAACAATTACATTATCTACAATTACCATTATGACTGGGAAGGAAGCATATTGTGTATAGAAAAGGAAGAGGATTAAAATGACAGAAGAAAATGATAAAAAAGATTTGGAAAACATGAGAGATAAACTACAGGAAAACATGAAAAAAATACTTAACTCTGAGTTTGGAGATGAATTAACATTCGAGTTTGGAGATGAATTAACATTCTATCCACCATGGGGGCATTATGAAACCCTTGGAAAAGTAGATGTTGGTGGTGAATGGAAAGATATGATTAATCCAACATTCATGGAAAGATCAAAATGGTTCGCTGAAAGAGAATCACCAGTGCCTCATAATATACAGGAAATGTTTGAAGAAATGCTGGGAAGTAGTGTAAACAAAGACACAGAAAAATTGATTACTAGTGTGAAGGCTTGGAGAAACCTTTTACTTGCAAAACAGATAAATGATGGTAGTGAAACATTCACACAGGAAACAATAGATGCCGTCGGATTGGTTATGGGAATGACCAACCTAATCAAAATGCTGAAAGAGGAGTTGGAGTGAAACATGATAATTCCGGATGGTATTGTAGGTGCCGTAATTATAGTGGTGATGGTTCTGTTGATTATAAAGTGTTACGAACTGAAACAAGAACTGCGGATTGAAAAAGAACATCATAATATTACAAGGGATTTGTATCATATTTATTTCAACAAATGGAATGATGTGCAATATGAATTACAGTCCTTGAAGAATGATAAAACAGAATGAAATGAGGGAGTGTACTTTTAATGGTTTTCAAAGCGAAAATTACACCAACTGAAAAAGGTGATGACTTAAAAATCATCATAACATCCAAAGGTATAACTGCTTGGATAAACCACACACTACAGGGGTATTATATTATAACCAATTTGGGTAGTGGTGTTAAACTAAGAAGTGAAGATGAAAGCATTAGGAATAGAATAAGATTGTTTGAGGAATCGAAGAATTTGGTTGCGTTTATGACACCGACAAGAAATGAATTTGAAAAGGAGTTCTCAGAATATTTTGAAGATTAATATGGTGATTTATTTGAAAGAGAGGGGATGAGATATGTCGGAAATGAAAAATGATGTTGAAAGAAATTTGCAAAGTATTTTTTACATTTATCAACAAGATAGGAGAAGGTTTCTTCTACAGAAAAAACAAGCTGAATCATGGATAAGGGAAGTGTTGAATCTTTCAGATGATTGTATTATTGAATTATCTGGTAATCAGTTGAAAATAATCAATTATGAAGATTATCCCATTTATGTACAGGACAGAATCTGCAAATACTTCGAGAAATATGAATACTTCGAGAAATATGTAAAAAATTTTTCTGTAGTAACCGATTATGTATCCGAATCTGTTCAAATTACAATGGAGCTGAAAAGATTGGAAGATGATGAGGGTGAATATGATGGATTGGAAAACTTTCTTTGAAAAACATTGTACTCTTAGTGATGAATACAACTCTCCGGAGAACACACATGGCTATGAATATTCCTTAAAAGGTAAACCTGTTAATTTAACAGTTTATGGGGAAAACATTCTTTTTCATAGGGATTCTGTTAATTTCATACAACACCTTGTAGAATACAAGCCAACAATACAACATCACCTATATCTTCACAGTACAAATGGTGATGAATATTATTTTGAATGCAGTGATTTGGTGTTTGAACAAATGAAAATCCATGGAACATGGATAGTTAATGTGGAAGTGGAAGATAATGGAGAATGACGAATTGTGTAAAACATGTGTTCATGTGGTTAAGGATGGAAACAAACCAGTTGCTTGTCTTACACTCATAGAATGTGTGAACAAAAAAACTTGCATGTTTTACAAAGTACATCCACTTTATGATAGAAAAAAAGAATGGATCTACTTCATGAAACCGTTATGGAATAAATATGGAGAATTGAGATGGTAGGGTACTCTAAAAAAGGGGAAATGCCTTTCAAATAGTTTAATATGGGTGGGTAATGAGAATATGTAGTTTCTCGGTATTCTTTTTTAATTACATAAAAATAAGATGGTGATGTGAAACCTCTCCATGTCTACGTCTACCTCACAATTATAATTTCCATTTCATTATTTACATTATATGTTATGGATGAGGACTATAACTAAATGTGTGATGAGTAGTGCGAGTTCCAAAGATTAACTCTCTCAGGAGACATCACCTCTAATACCTTGATTTTTACCCCTAAAAAAAAGGATATGAACAAGAACAATATGAACATAGAACACCTTGAGGAGGCTTGTTTTGTAGGAGGTGCAAATCCTCCCCCACCCAATTTTTCAATGAATAAATAAGACGGTGAAAAAGATGATGGAAGAAAAAAGAGTTAAAGTCGAACAAAAAGATTTTAAAACCCAATTTGGATTTAGGTCTGATTACAGAGCCACTGTTGCCTCTTTAAAAAAAGCATTGGAATACTTTGATGAGGAGTTGCCAATCGGAATTTTGTATGATGGCGGATGCGGATATTGTGATATTCATGAAATCATAATTGAAAATGGATTAGTTAAGTTAGTAGGGAATTAAATGGAATGTATATGTAGTGTAACAAAGAGTTATACTAAAAAAATAAGGGATATGGAAATTGGATTATTATCCTTCTTCACAGACTTATTTAACCCAATATTCTCAAGGTATGATGTTGAAACATATTATGTTGATTTTCTTGAACGATATTCAAAATCCATCAATTCATTTTTGGTTTATTGCTGTGAAGATGTTAGAAAAAGTGTTGAAGTAGGGGAACTTAAAATGAATTTCAGTAACCTGCAAGATTGGCTTAGGAATTTGAGAGAATATGTTCTTGTGTATTATATAACTAAACAGAAGTTTCCTGAAATCCTTGAAGGAAAGAATCCCCTCAAGAGCATATCTGTCAGGATTCCCGAAGAATGTTGTTATAAAATCACTCTCCAATTTGACAGAACAAATGTTGGAGTAATGAAATAGATAATGGTGATTAATATTGTATGCCTAAGGACAAGGACACAATGTGTGGGTTCCGATTCCACATTGTCTGATCAAAAAAAAAGTAAGTAAAAAGTAGAACCCAATTGGAGGATGTTTATTTTATGAAAAAAAGATTACATGATTATTATGAAGAGTATTGTGAAAATTTTTCTTACAAACCTTTGCATAAAAATTTGGTGTTCAAATTTGATAATTTTCTCAATGTTAAAAAAATACCTATCAAACAATCATATGAACACATAAGTGAATATGTTGATAACATAGCAGTATCTCGAAGAACACAAAGGCATTATAAAACACAACTTAGGAGGTATACTGAATATGTGTACCAGGAAAATAACTGGTCATATAATGAGAGTGGACTAACCGTATGAATGGAAAAACATCAAAAACAAATACGGAAGGGTGGAAGGAACAAAATAATTGGGAATGGATAATTGGTGATTAATATGATCTGTGATTCTTGCGTATATAATGGATGGAAAACTGTGTATAACGGTAAGGTTATGAAAAAACTCTGTGTCCTGTTACATGAATTTGTGGAAAATCGAACGTGTTGTGTGGACTATAAACAGAGAATAATTCGACAGTATGATTTCAAAGGAACTAATAAAGCATACTGGTTGGAGAAAGGAAACTAAATATAAAGAAAATGTGAATTTGGAGGATAAGTTATAATGAGAGAAAGGTTTAGATTAAAGGATGGTAAAGTATATGACCAGATCGCAGACGAGTATCTTTCATTGACAAAATGTATTAAAACTCTGAATGAGTATGATGATACTCTTGAATCACTGTCTTTTGTGGTTCAGGAGAATGTTATGCTTAGAAAAAAACTTGACCAGCTGCAAGAAAAGGATTATGAAGAATATAAACAGAAAAATTAGTGGGATAGGATAAAAATATGAGTTGCTACATTAATGGTGGTAAAATGGAATATGATGTTGAACCTTTTGAAAGTTTGGATGTTCTGAAAATAAAGTATAATTCAAACAATAAGATTGTTGAAGTAAGCACGGTTTTTTCATTATCTTTAGATGAATACTATAAAAATAACAAATGTTTACTCACAGTTCCCTTGTTGACGGATGAAAAACCATTCATTTATAATGATAATATATATCATGAAATTGATTTCAGAGTATTTCAACATTTGAATGATAAAATAACTTATTGTTATGAAGTTGAAACTTTTGATTGGATTCTAAGGAAAATGCAAAGTTTGGTAAACAATGGTTGTATTTTATGTTATTGTATTAAGTTAATAGAATTATAACACTAAGTAAAGGGGATATGATATTTATGGCCGCAAATTATGATAATAATTGGTTAATATTTCAAAACAAGAAAAGAGCTAGAAAGGGTATTGGTAATAATTCAACAAAGGTAAGTGATGATAATGATACAAATGAAGAGTATCAAGCATTCCTCAGAAAGTACGAAGAGTTGACAAAAGAATGAAGTACAAATATCAATTTTATAAAAACAGGAAGGAAATACTGAAACAATCAGCAGTGGATAATTACTGGATTAATGTTCCAAGGAAAAACATTTTGCACCAACAGGATGGATTTTATCAGTTAATGTATCCGTATGTTATGAATATTGGAAAAACGGTGTTGGATAGGTTTGGTGCGTTTCCAGAACAATTTTATTGTGATGAGGATAGAACATTATATTTCACAGTAAAAATAAACAAAATCAAGCAACATGTCAGTGATAATTATTTGGAAAGTATTTCCGAGATTACCGTTCCAATGTATTCAGGGGATAATTCTCTTTTTAAGTTGTGTCCTTATATTATGAATAAAAGCACTCGTTGGAACATTAAGTATTTAACATTACTTTATAAAGAATTTGATGAGAATGGTGGTGAATGAATATGTCTAATGTAGTATTAACTGATGATCTTTATAAACCATATCTTAAGGATTTTTCGTATTTTGTAACTCCTATTACCAATGATTTGGAAATTTTGTATAAGGGTTTTGAGTATGATGATATATGTAAGGTGTTGGGGTATTTAACAATGTCTCTGGATTCTAAATACACTTTAAATGTTCCTCCGGAGTTGGTGGATGTGGCTTTGGAGATTAAATCTCTCCCTCAAAATGATAAATTTCTTATTTCTGAATTATTTGAATATTTGCAGTATGATTGTCCGAGGAAAGTCATTAAAAAATACATTCCTGAACAATTTTTTTAATTTTTTTTTCAATAAAATAAAAACATTTAAATACTTTGAATTATATAATATAGTCATGGAAGTATAACATCAATATCTTCCTGGAAAAAAAACTATCTAGAGATGATGAAATATGATAATAAATTTAGAACAAAACTTAGAAGGGTTCAATAGATACAATGGCGGATGGGTAAAAACCATCACAAAACTGGACAAAGACTACAACAATGGATACAGCCTAAACGGTGAATTCATAGCCAACAAACGAGTAAAGAACGTGAACCTTGAACCAAACATATTATACCTAGACTGCTCCATAGGGGGCAGCAGGAAAAACCAGGAAAAAAATTACCACCTATTCAAATTAGTAGAAGATGAAATATTTATAATTCAAACTATTGAAGATGGTGGTCCAGACTGGGCAGTTCAACTATGGGATAATGTAGAAAAAGAACTAGGATTACAAAAAACCAAACCCGAATTAGTACTAGAACAAGCCACATCATTGGATACTGATGAATTCATAGATTTCTCAGAAAAATTGTTGGAAGACAACAGATTTAAATTATACCTTATTAAACTCTGTAGTGAAAAAGGAATTGAACAAGAAATTGTTACTAAACTGTTACTCGGAAGAGATGATTGAATATGAACTATGAAAAATTAGCACAGTATATCCAAGACAATAATGAACAAATCTGTCACTTAACCACGTGGGGAACATGGTTTAAACTAAACACACCCTCACTAACCATTTTACTGGAATTAATCGATAATGATTTATGTAAAGATTACACTAATGAACAATTATATGACTTATATAAAAAGATACTTGTAAATCAAGATCAATTCAGTGAAGCATTAAGTTCTGGTGATCTTTGTAATGTAATAGATTTAATGTAAAGGGAATGATATTAAAAAAAAACTATTTTTTTTAGGGGAGTTGTAAGAAATATCATATTCCGTCAGTTCCCCCAACATAAATTATGTAAAATTGTGGTACAACACTATTTTGTGCCACAATAAAATTTATTGAAAAATAAAAACAAAATCTAATATAACAAAATATCCGAGGTGATAAATTATGCCTGCACCACAAAAAATAATAGAACTAGTAAAAGACTTCAAAGAAAACAAACACGAATACACTAATCCAGAAGTATTTGATGAAGAAAACACTAAAGTAAAATTCTTGAATCCATTCTTTGAAGAACTGGGTTGGAATGTGCGTAATGAAGGATTAAGTGCAAGATTCAGAGAGGTAGTGTTTGAGGACAGTATTAAAGTTGGTAGTAAAACCAAATCACCGGATTACTCCTTCAGATTGGGTGGTGAAAGAATATTCTTTGTAGAAGCTAAAAAACCAAATCAGGATATAGCCACAAATAAAGAACATGCTTTCCAAGTCAGAAGGTACGGTTGGAGTGCTAAACTACCATTATGTATTCTCACAGATTTCGAGGAATTTGCTATATATGATACAACTATTAAGCCAGATAAAAACCAGAATGCCAGTATTGGAAGAATTAAATACTATAAATACACAGATTATGTTGATAAATGGGATGAAATATACAACATATTCAGTAAAGATGCAGTATTAAGTGGTAAGTTTGACAACTATGCCAACAATGTAAAACATGATAAAAAAGGAACAAGTGAAGTAGATGATGAGTTCCTAAAAGAGATAGAACATTGGAGGTTACTATTAGCACGTAATATTGCCTTAAGAAATCAAGACTTATCTATAGAAGACTTGAATTATGCAGTCCAACTGACAATAGACCGGATAATATTCCTAAGGATTGCTGAAGATAGAGGAATAGAACCAGGCAACCAACTAGAAAAACTATTGCAAAAAGAAAACATATACACAGAATTTGCTAAAATCTGTAAGAAAGCTGATGAAAAATACAACAGTGGGTTATTCCATTTTAATCCTTACGACAAAGAAGACTTCACCACAGACACATACACCCTTGATTTAACTATTGATGATGCAGTGTTTAAGGAAATATTTAAAAACTTGTACTATCCTAACAGTCCTTATGAGTTCAGCCTTATAAGCACGGAAATACTTGGTAAAATATATGAACAGTTCCTTGGCCAAGTAATCCGTTTAACACCAGGACATCAGGCTAAAGTTGAGGAAAAACCTGAAGTCAAGAAAGCTGGTGGAGTATATTATACCCCACAGTACATTGTGGATTACATTGTGGAAAATACCATTGGTGAAAAAATCAAGGACAAAACACCAAACCAGATAAGCAAACTCAAAGTCATAGATCCGGCTTGTGGAAGTGGAAGCTTCCTAATACGAGCATACCAGTACCTCCTGGATTACCACTTAGACTATTACAGTAATATGAAAAAACCACCAAAAGATGTTATTTATGAAGACCGAAAAGGACTCAAACACTTAACTATCCGTGAAAAGAAAAGAATACTCAAAAACAATATATATGGAGTAGACCTGGACACACTGGCAGTGGAAGTAACCAAACTCAGTTTACTATTGAAAGTATTGGAAGACCAGAACAAAGACTTGTTGGAGTCACAACAGAAATTGTTCCATGAAAGAGTATTACCAAACCTCAGTAGTAACATAAAGAATGGTAACAGTTTAATTGGTAGTGATATACTGAATCAACAAGAAATGTCTCTGGAAGAAGTTAAGGAAATCAAACCATTTGATTGGGAAGAGGAATACCCAGATATTTTTGAAAATGGTGGCTTCGATATTGTTATTGGTAATCCACCATATATTCGGATGCAATTAACAGGTAAAGAAACTACAGATTACTGTAGAGAAAAATACCTAACACCTACTCAAGGAAATTTTGACATTTACATAGTATTTGTTGAAAGAGCTGTAGAACTCCTAAACAAAGACGGAAATATGGGTTATATTTTACCTCATAAATTTTTCACAGCACAATATGGTATGCCTTTAAGAAAATATATATCTGAAAAACAGAACTTAACAAAAATCATTCACTTTGGAGACCAACAGGTATTTGACAATGCCACCACTTACACGTGTCTATTATTCTTAAACAAACAGGAAAATAAAAAATTTTATTATGATAGAATAAAAGATTTGACTAAATTTAAAACAAAGTATACAGAAAATGAGAATAAATACTTAAACTTTGACAAAGTTTCATCTGATGAATGGATATTTGTATCTGGGGATGAAGAGAAAGTATTTAATAAATTATATGATATACCTACAAAACTTATTGATTTATGTAATATATCTGTTGGATTACAAACTAGTGCTGATAAAATATATATCATTCCGTTAATAGAAAAACAAGAAAAAAATACCAAAATAGAATCTAAATATCTTAAACAAGAATTAATATTAGAAAACAATTTACTAAAACCTTTATTAAAAGGAGCAGAAATAAAAAGATATGAACAACCAAAAGCAAATAATGGGTTGATCTTCCCTTACCATATAACAAACGAGGAATTAATACCATTAACCAGAAAAGAGCTGAAACAATATCCATTAACATTTGATTATCTTAACTCAACTAAAGATAAACTACTTAAAAGAAGTAATGTAGATACAAAAAATTGGTGGTTATATCCATATCCAAAAAACTTACTGATTATGGAAAAACCAAAAATCATATATCAGGTATTAAGCCAAAAAGGATCATTTACTTTAGATGAAAAAGGAGAATACTTTTATGTTGGTGGAGGAAATGCTGGTGGATATGCTATCACAACAGAAAACAACGATATTAATGAATTAAAATATTTATTAGGAATATTAAACTCAAATATCACAACATTTTTCATATCAAAAGTCGCATCCTGTTTTAAAGGAGGATATTACTCTTTTGGTAAACATTCCTTTGAACACTTTCCTTTACCATCAACTAAGTTAAACAATGAAAACTTAATCAACCTAGTTAATAAAATGATACAATTAAACAAAGAACTCCAAAATTCAAATACTCCTACAGAACGTAAACTTTTACAAAAACAAATAGAACTCGCAGATCAGAAAATTAATGAATTAGTATACCAGTTATATGGTTTAACTGAAGATGAAATAAGGGTTGTTGAGGAAACTATCGGATAGTATTGTTTTTTTCTTTTTTTTAATTGTGTTTTTTCTTTTTTTCTTTATTTGTATGTGTTTTTGTTTTTATTTTTGTTTATTTCTTTGTGTTTTTTCTTTTTTTGTTGTTTTTGTTGTTTTTTTGTTGTTTTTTTCTTTTTTTATGGTTAACTTTATATTATATAGAGAGAAGGTGTTCCAGATTGTAATATTGGGAAAATATGAAAACTGAAACACAAACATTAATCATATTAATTTTAGGACTATATGCAATAGTGAGTCTGATTGGTTTGATTGGTCTCGTGGGTTTTACAAGTTATGATGTGAATATAATTCTTGCTTTGGTAACAGTAACTACTACTCCAATAAGTATATTGGGTGGTTTCATTGCTGGAAAAACATTGACTGAAAAACAAAGTGAAGAATTATTGGAATCAGAATTTGGTGAAACGGAAGGGGGAGCATGAACCAACAGGATTTGGAAGTTGCTATAGAAGTATTAAAAGAAAGACAGAGAGTACAAGCTAACCACCTTAAGGATGTTGATGAATGTTGTGGTAAATTGAAGGGTAGTACTGATGCAGAATTTCGTTCCATCACCGAAAAGGTATTGAGGATGGAAGCCCATATCGATGATAATTGTAGTGGTGTGGAAATGGAGTTCAACACTCTTGATGAAAGGGTTAAAAATCAATGTGAGAGTATTCAGGAGATTAAGGCAGAATTGTTGGACATCAGGAATACTTATAAGAAAGTGACCCTCGAAATCATAGTGAGTGTTGTTGTGATGATTATTGCTCTTTTTATTCATTTATAACTTCATCAGCATCCCTCTTTTTTTTATTTTTTATTATCTTTTTCTTGTTTATTCGTGTAGTATTTCTTTTTTTTGGAGATTATTTCTTTTTTTTAGTGTTAGGAGGTTTATATTTTTTTTTATGTCATATGACTTGTTTAACTGTGATTGTTTAGAATGTGTTGGTGAATTGCCTGAAGTTGACTTGGTATTAACTGATCCGCCGTATGGTAAAGTTGCGTGTAAATGGGATTCGGTAATTCCTTTTGATGGGATGTGGGATTTGATTCATTCTTGTTCAAGGGAAAATACTGCTGTGTGTTTGTTTGGTACTGAACCTTTTAGTTCTCATTTAAGGTTAAGTAATGAGAAAGAGTTTCGGTATGATTGGGTTTGGCATAAGAATAGTACTGGTAGTTTTGCAACAGCTAAGAAAATGCCTATGAAATATCATGAAATAATTAGCGTGTTTTACCAGAAGTTACCTAAATATAATCCACAATTTCAGGAGTATTTGGATAGTACGAAAAAACGCTTTAAAAATGGTGGTAAAGTAAATAGGGATAAACAACTTAAAAACAGTACAAACCAAGTTAATGGTGGTTTGTCATTAGAGTCTTCTGAAATTAATTTAAAAAGAGGAAAATATCCTGAGAGTGTTCAATTTTTTAAAGCAGTAAGGAATAGTCAAGGTAATCGTGTGCATCCATCACAGAAACCAGTATCCTTACTGAAATATTTGATTAAAACTTATACAGATAAAGATGATACTGTGCTTGATTTTACTATGGGTAGTGGTAGTACTGGTGTTGCTTGTATGGAAACTGGTAGAAACTTCATAGGAATAGAACTTGATAAAAAATATTATAAAATAGCAGAACAAAGAATAAAAGAAGCCAAACAAAGCAAACAAACAAAACTAATATAATTGATGGGAGAAGTATTAAAGATAATATGAATAAAGAATACCAATTGTATCATGGTGACTGTCTTGAAATAATGCCACAACTCATAGAAGCTGGTGTTAAGGTAGACCTCATACTAACAGACCCTCCTTATGGTACAATTCATTGTAAATGGGGTTCAGTTATTCCATTTGAACCGATGTGGGATTGTATAAATCAATTAACAAAAGAAGATACTTCCCCAATTTTACTATTTGGGAATCAACCATTCACTGCAAATGTTATCACAAGTAATATACAAGGATTCAAATATTGTTGGGTATGGAACAAAAAAATTCCATCTGGAATGAACTATGCGAAATATCGTCCAATGCAACAAACAGAAGAAATCATGGTGTTCACGAAGAATGGCGGAAAATCAAAATATAATCCTCAAATGCAAAAAAGGGATAAACCAATCCGTGGGGGTGGTATGGTAAAAAGTGATACTGCTAGAACTGATAATTTTATTCCTCTGAAAAAAACATATGAATATAAAAATCCAACAACCTTAATCACTTTTGACAAAATTAGGAGAGGTAGTTTTCATCCAGCCCAAAAACCCACAAAACTATTGGAATATTTAGTGAAAACATACACTGATGAGGGTGATGTTGTATTGGATTTTACTATGGGTAGTGGGTCTACTGGTGTTGCTTGTATGAACATTAACCGTAAATTCATTGGAATTGAGTTGGATGAGAATTATTACAACATTGCGAAACAAAGGATAAAAGAAGCCAAACAAAGCAAACAGACAAAACTTGAACTATAGCTGCCAACAAAATAGATAGGAACAAAAAAAAGGAGGAAATAATTAAGAGTATGGGTAAAAATAGGACAAATCAACACACATTTTCACAAGAAACAATACAACAATTAGAAAACCATAAAAACTTATGGATAATGGGAGCATATGACTGGATAGACCAAGAAATGTCACAAGAAGAAATAGATTATGTTAAAGCAAACATGGAAAACATCACACAAATAACAAGTGGATCTGGTGGAATATATCGTGCAGAAAGCACTACTAGAACGTTCAACAAGGAAAAATTAAAAGAAGGTAAAGAGTTTCAATTCACTGAAGGCGGAACATTCAAAGCATTCAGCAAAGAACAGGATACAGCAGAAAAACATTCACTAGAATCACTTTTAATGAGAGATGATGTAACATTATTCAACATAAAAAAAGGACGAGCATATGATGTAACCAAAGACATGGATACTCATGAAGAACAAGAAGTATGGGTGAATAATGAACAAAACTACAGAGTAACAAAAATTACTGAAACAACACCACAAGATTTAGAATATAATAAAAAATTCACCATACCAACACGAACATGGGACAAAATTAAAAATAAGAAAGTACGATTGGTAGAAATAGAAGAGATATAACACCACAAAAAAAGGGAATAGATAATGGATTAAAGGGATTATGAAGTATAAAGGACCTTTCAAAACATTAGGATTACATAATGACCATACCACACATGGCAGACCAGAACTTGATTACTATGGCACACCACCTAGTGCTGTGGAATGGTTACTCAAGTATGAAACATTCAACAAAAATGTATGGGAACCATGTTGTGGTGAAGGAAATATTAGTCGAACACTCCTAAATCATGGGTATAATGTTAAAAGTAGTGATATTCATGATTATGGTTATAGTGGTACTGTTGTGTCTGATTTTCTGGAACAAGAAGTTGTGTTTGATGGGGATATAATCACAAATCCCCCCTATAATAACATAACACCATTTGTGTTACAGGCATATAAATTATGTAAGAACAAAGTGGCAATGCTTCTTAAAATACAGTTCCTTGAAGGTATTCAAAGACATAAGGAAATCTTCAAGGAAATACCACCAAGCAAGATATATGTATTCACCAAAAGAATTGAATGTCTCCGACAGGGGCAGAAACCGAGGGGTAGTGCAATATGTTATTGTTGGATAATATGGGAAAAAAATAACATTTACGAACCTATCATCCGATGGATACCAAACTATTCGGAGGCATAAATGGGAAAAAACAGACAACGAAATAATTATGCACTAACATTATCCAACTACGAATGGGATAATGAATTCCTTGACATGGTTGATGAAGAATTAACAAATTACGTTGATAATGATGACATGTCATTCATGGACAATGACGAAATAACAGATTACATAGATGAACAAATGATTTCATCCAACCACCAGTTCACAAGAGTTGATAAAATAGAACACTTCCCAAATCTTGAAGAGGGAGACCCTATAGATTTTAATAGTTATTATGTTTCTTTTAGCGAAAGCATGACTGCTTCAAAACAGTACGCTAAAGAAATGGGTGGGTCTGACCAGTTAATTATCTTTAGAACAAATGGCAATGTTAAATCATTTGATATGAGTGATTATGAGGATAGTTACTATTCATGGCAAGAAGAACATTTGTTACATGGTTATCCAGATGAAGGATGGATTGTTGATAAAGTAACTGATGTTACAAGTGATTCCCAGTTTCAAGATTTAACTCAAACAGGGGATGGTAAAGTGTTGTTGGTAGATATTTCTTTAGGATAAAAATAATTATTTTGGAGTGTTATGGTTAGAGATATTATTAAATTAGGTTCTCATAGAGTACTCTGTGGGGATGCAACTAGTAAAAAAGATGTGGATAAACTTGTTGGTAACCTGGAGGTTGATTTGTTGTTGACTGATCCACCGTATGGTATTAGTATTGTTCAACCTTCATCTGATGGGGTGGGTGGCAGAGTCAGTCCTCAATACAGTCAACCTTCAGCACAATTCAAGGGAGGGTCGGACACAAGGGAGGTCCGGGAATCACACCATTCAAGAAGTCGGAATCAGTGCAAAACCGAGCAAAACATTCACAACACACACACACCTAATGATAACAAGATCATTCCTGCAAGAACATATAAACCTGTCATCAATGATGACAAACCCTTCGACCCACAGCACCTATTGGATCTGAATGTTCCTACAATACTATTCGGAGGAAACTATTTCGCAGACAATCTTCCTCAGTCTAACAAGTGGTTGGTATGGTATAAGAAACCTTCTCTTGATGGCAAACGGAATCATTTCAGTGACTGTGAACTGATGTGGACTAACCTTCCGGGAAAACGTGTTGACTGCTATCATCACACATGGAGTGGAATGGTGAGGAAGGGTGAACGAAGACTAGAACTCAAAGAAAGAGTACATCCAACACAGAAACCTGTAGGATTATTAATGGATTTAATATGTGATTACACTGAACCCAATGATGTAGTGTTGGACTTGTATGGTGGTTCTGGTTCCACATTAATTGCCTGTGAAGAAACTGGGAGGAGATGTCTGATGATGGAATTATCGAAGGATTATATAGAGATAATACAAGAACGATTCAATAATTATAGAAAAGAAAATGGGAAAAAACAGAAAAAATAGTTATTCGCCATTAACATTAAAAGAAAATAGGGACTCTAAAGACATACGGATGCAAATGGCTTTTCTGAATAATGGATGGGATGATCCTACAGAATTAATAGATGCTTGTGCTGACAACAAAATAAAAATTGGAGAAATTACTAAAGAATATGTTATCCTTGAAATGGATGATGGAACAAAGCTAAAAATGACATCAGCATTCTATGATAAATACAGAGCTACTGAAATTAAATATGCGTCCCTTAATGAAATGTTTGAAAAACTCAATGAAATCCCCTCTTTATTCAGACATGATTTGAACGAAATAAAATTCGATTATATTCCAAACTGGAGAAAGTCTTATTGGAACAGGGGGAACATATTCATTAATGCCCATTTCTTAGAAAATCCTAGGAATGATGATATGTTCATAATTGGAACTATCATACATGAGCATGCACACAATCTTGACTTAATGAAAAAGGGGATAACTGAAGAAACACCTATGGAAAAGGTGTTGAAAGATGGTTTCACCAACAATGACAAATTCAAGAAGTTAATTTCTAAAAAGGATGTTTCTGAATATAGTCAGGGTTATGGTGAAAAAAATGATCCAAGGTATGCGACTGAAAGTTTCGCAGATCTGATGGAAATAGTAGGAAAAGCACGAATTTATGGTGAAAATAGAATTGAAGCATCAATACTGGTAAAAGAATATAATGAAAAAACCGGAAAATATGATGAAAAAACAGTTGGTTATATTGAATGGGCAAAAACTCATAAAGAATTAGCAGAATTTGGTAATAAAATATGGGATGCTGAAACATTAGAGGATGTTGAGAAAGCATTCAATGATTTGTGAAAAAAAAAGAATGTTTAATAAATAGGCGTATTTCCCTCATTATCAACACTACTAATAACGAAACGAGAACCATCATCTTTGATAAAACATTCTAGGAATTCCTTATGTCCCAATAAGATGCCTTCCATATCATAATGTCCACTAAATTTACTACTGCCTGTAAATACTATAATTTCACCTTCATCTGTTTTTTCGGTATGATATTCAGTATAGGGGTGTGTTGGGAATATTTCATATTCTTCCATCACTTTTGGAAGTTGTATGTCTAATCCCAAGTTTTTTAGCAGTTCTTTTAATGTTGTCATAATTATCACCTTGTATACTTATATTCGTCTTTATTAATATATAAACATTTTTTTTGGGTTTTATTATAAAACTAACTAATTTAAACTAACAAAGTATTATGTTTCAAAGAGAAAATTATATTATTTATCACAGTGATTGTATCAAACAGATGGAATACTTAGTAAATGAAAATGTTGAAGTGGACCTTATCCTTACTGATCCACCATACAACATCAGTAAAAAGAATGATAATCGTGACAGAAGTAAAATGAATGCTCCATGTATGAGGAGGAAAAAGCCAGTTAATTATGATTTTGGTGAATGGGATAACATGGAACGGGAGGAATTCTTAGACTTCACTGAAGATTGGTTTAACTTATGTACTCAACTGCTCCGAGATGGTGGTGCGATGATTTCCTTTTTCAGTAAGGAGGATGTGAATTATCTTGGTTGGCTTGGTAAGGCTTATGGTATGAGGACACGAACCATTTTCACATGGCATAAAACTAATCCTGTTCCTTCTTTTCGGAAAGTGAATTATTTGAGTAGTTGTGAGTATGCTTGGATTGGTAGTAAGGGTGAAGCTGGTTGGACTTTTAATTTTAAGCAACAGAAGGAGATGCATAATTTCTTTGAAACACCTAATAAGAGTAGTTATGGTGTTACTGAGCATCCTACTGAAAAACCATTATCTTTAATCAGGCATTGGATTGAAATTCATTCAAATCCTGATGATGTTGTGTTGGATTGTTTTATGGGTAGTGGTACTACTGGAGTGGCATGTTTACAGTGTGGTAGAAAATTCATAGGTATGGAACAGGATGAGAAGTATTACTTGATGGCAAAACAGAGAATAAATGAAGTTGGAAAAAATGGTAAACAAACCAAATTATTATAATATTTTAACTTATGATTCAGAAAGAAAATTATACTATTTATAATGGTGACTGTATTAATGTCATGCAAGAATTGGTGGATGATGGAACAAAAGTAGATTTGGTGCTGACTGACCCTCCTTATAATACTACTAACTTTAAATGGGATAGTATGATTCCTCTTGATGAAATGTGGGGATGCATTAAACAATTAAGAAGATGTGATTCAACACCAATTGTACTGTTTGGTTTTGAACCATTCAGTTCCTTGTTAAGAACGTCCAATATGAAGGAATATAGGTATGATTGGATATGGGATAAGAAAATACCTGGAAGTATTGGTATTGCAAAATATCAACCACTCAGATACCATGAACTGATTAGCGTGTTTTATAAAAAAGCAGGTCAATATTTTAAACAAATGGTACTAAGAAGTGAGGGTGGATTAAAAAGAAACAAGTATAAACCAACTGGTTCAGTGGGATTGAATGCTTTTGGTGGTGGTGATAAGTTTGGTACGGATGCTATTGATCAAGAAATGTGGAAATCTGATTATAAAAATCCATCAACAATATTGGAGTTTCCAAGAGTACAATCTAATTCAAAGGAAAAAGTTGCACATCCAACTCAGAAACCTGTAAAATTATTGGAATATTTGATTAAAACATATACATTGAATGGTGATACTGTTCTGGATTTCACGATGGGTAGTGGTAGTACTGGTGTGGCTTGTTTAAATCTTGGAAGGAAATTTATTGGTATTGAGTTGGAAAAGGAATATTTTAATATTGCCAACCAAAGATTGAAAGAAACAGAACACAGCAAACAAACAACACTAATATAAGGAAGTTAATAATGGGAAAATCAAGGAATAAATCAACCACACCAACACAACCCACCCAAACAATAACCAACATGTCACCAAAGCAAGTAGATGACTATGTTGACAAAATAAAGAGTATGTCTGATAATGAATTAATGAAAGCTTACTCTGAGTTTGCATCTAACTGGACTTATGTTATTGAATGGAATGGTGGTAGAAGAATGTCTAAATTTATCAGACCCTCTGATGATATAATTGGAGAGAATGGTATTTTGAGGGGTGGTAAAGATAATGTTAATCAACAATTTGTAAATTTAAATAGGGTTAGATTGGAATTGGGTGCTGAAATGTTAAATCGAAATTTGGATAATGAGTATGGATATTCGGATGTTCCTTATTATGAAGTTGTTGATGGTGATATTCAGTTTCATCCATTTACTCCTACAAATGATTAATAAATGTGTAGAGTTATTCTGATTATTTTTTTAATATAATATAACATTCATCAATTAAAATAGATTTTATACTAAAACATAAAAAGAATATGTAGGATATAATTAATATTATCAAAAAAAAATTTATAGGAGAACAATTAAAAAATAATGAATTATTTATCATTATTCAGTGGAATCGGTGGCTTCGAATATGGAATCGAACAAAGTCGATACGCTGACAAATTAAACTGTATAGGATTCGGTGAAATAGACAAATATGCAAAAAACATCTACAAAAAACACTATCCAAACCACGTTGACCTCGGAGACGTTACCAAAATCAGAACAGAAGACCTACCAACGTTTGACTTCTTGGTTGGAGGATTCCCATGTCAAGCATTTTCTGTTGCAGGAAAAAGAAGAGGGTTCAGTGACACCAGAGGAACTCTCTTTTTTGAAATCGCAAGGATTCTCAGAGACAAAAAACCAAAATATTTTTTACTCGAAAACGTTAAAGGTCTCTTATCTCATGACAAAGGAAGAACTTTCCAGACAATCCTTAGGACACTCTCCGAATTGGGGTATGATGTACAATGGGAGATATTTAACAGCAAAAACCATGGAGTACCCCAGAATAGGGAAAGGATATATATTAAAGGATTTCTTAGAACACGATGTGGACAAGAAATATTATCTCTCAGAAAAGCAGGTGCAACGGTTGATGCCAGACAAGGAAAAAGTCAAAAAGATAATTCATTGAACTGGTTGTGGACTAAAGGTAGATCAAAAAAACTTGTTGATTCCAATAAAAATTCATTGACTTTAACTGGAGGAGGACATAATAGTGGAGCCAATCAATTAATAGTGGAAAAATGTATTGGTTCAACTCAAAAAAATGAAAGTGTAACTGATGAAAATGGTATTTCACCAACATTAATTTGTGGTCATGTAGGTAGTACTAAGATTGTGGATGAAGAACCACAACTTGTAAGATTAAACGAAAAACCTGAAAACAAAAGAGATAAAGAAGAAAATAGAGTATACAGTGAAGAGGGCATATCACCAACACTTACTGCTACAAAAACAAGTCAAATAAAAGTGGGATGTGTTGATGATGGTGAATTACTCTTTCCTTCAACAAAAGAGGGTAACTTCTTTGCTGTAACAACACATCCTAGGGGGATGCCATTCTCTAAGAAAATAGACAATTATGTTTTTGAAAAAACAGATCCTAAACTAATTAAAGACAAAAATCAACCAAAAATTAATAAGATAGGAAACATTAACCCTAATGGAAAAAGTCAAAGTGGAAATGTATATGATGAAAATGGTTTAAGTCCTACCTTAAACTGTACTGATTACAAAGCACCTGTAAAAATATTGCTTCGTAACAATACAGAAAAAAATGATCGTATCATTAAAGTAGGGAATATTCGTCCTAATCAGAAAAGTCAAAGTGGAAATGTATATGATGAAAAGGGGCTTAGTTCAACAATAACCTCTGATAAACCTCTTAAAATATTGCTTCGTAACAATACAAGGAAGGGTTATGCTGAAGCAAGTGATGGTGATGGTTTTGTTATTAATCAGTATAATTGTAGAGGTCGTGTTCAGAAGGAAAGTGTTCCTACATTAAATACTGGTGATGGTTGTGGTGCTGGTACATTTGATGGTTATGTTGTCAGACGTTTAACTCCTGTTGAAACAGAGAGATTACAGGGATTCCCTGATGACTGGACTAAGACCGGTGCTGATGGTAGTTTGATTAGTGATACTCAACGGTATAAGTGTTGTGGTAATGCTGTTACTACTAATGTTGTACGGGATATACTTGATACGTGGGATATGGTGTTTGAATAATTGGTAAACGGTTATCTTTTTGTTTATAATAATTGTTTGTTGATATTTAGAATGGAGAAAAAATATGGATAAAACTATTCAATTAGAGCATGCGCACCAACCACATAAAAAGTACACTTTTGAACAACCAATAATAGGATATTTTAATTGTTATGGATGATGTTTTGTTATTATGTGATGATTGTATTTCTGTTTTGAAAGAAATTCCTGATAATAGTATTAAATGTATTGTTACAAGTCCTCCCTACTGGAAAGGTTTTGCTTATGAATCTTATTTTAATTCATATTATCAGTATCTTAAATGGTCAAAGAAGTGGATGCAGGAATGTAAAAGAGTATTAAAGTTTGATGGAACATTCTATTTGAACATTAGTAATGATAGTGAAACAACAATAAGAGCATATGAATTGCTCAATATAGCAACTCATGAGTTACTGTTTAAGTTACATGATACTATAATATGGTATGTTTATAATAGGCAACCTGCAAATACGGTGCGACAATTAACTAATCAACATGAGTTCTTATTTATGTTAAGACATGATAGTAATAATGTGGTCTTGAACAAAGAAGTAGCATATAATTCTAATCCGGACTTGTTTAAAACTAAAAATGTAGGTAATGTTTGGGAATTGCCATTTAATTCAACAAGAATTAATATTGATTTTGGAAGAAAAACTACTAAAAGTAAATATGGACATGGTGGGTTTCCAGTAGAGTTGCCCGAAACTTGTATTTTATTATCCACCCGTGAGGGTGATGTGGTTTGTGATCCTTTTATGGGTACGGGTACTGTTGGAGTTGCATGTAAGAAATATGGTCGAAGATTTGTTGGAATAGATAATGTTCAGAAATTTGTAGATTATTCTAAAAAGAGAATTTCTGATACGCTTGAGTTATGAATTTTTAGAAATAGGTTTACTGTATATAATAGGATGGTGATTATGAGATATGTCTGAAGTTACTTTAAAAGAGTTACTGCATAAATTTAATTTAGAATTAGATATTAGTTCAGTTTTATTGGATAAATCGATTAAATATTTTCAAAACAAGTCTTCCAAGGAGATCTTGGATTGCTATGTGGAACATCATACTGAAAAGGTAGATGGGAATATTATACACGTGTTTATGGAAGAGATGAATGGTAATCATCTTGAGTTAATTGTTGATGAAGAAAATAGTATGGTTACTGAATTGGAAATTTTGGATGATGGTACTAGAAATGTGTTATTTTCATTTTCTGATGATGGGACAAGAAGGATATATGGTTAATTAGGTATTATGGGAAAAAATCGTTCATCAAAGGGTCTGTCTGTAGGAAGTGTGTCAAATGATATTCAGTCATTATGCAAGTATTATGGGTATGAATTGGGTGAAGATTCTTTTGGAAATATAAGTGTTTATGATAGGGAGAATGATACTGAACTGGTAATTACACCTATCTTCATGGATATGCTTGAATACAATGAAGAACTTTACCAGGAAATGACTGGAAACTCTATTGAATACTTGAAACAAATTGTAACTGCTTATCATGACGCACCGTCTATTCTTAAAAAAGCGAATCAGTTCATAATGTTTGATGACGCAAGTAATCATCAGAACTTTAAAAAGGAAAGTTCATGGTTGGCTTATCATCAAGACTTTTTTTCTGAGGGTCATGGTATACTTATGTCGGATAGGATACTTACTCCTCGGGTGGAAATACCATTTATTTTGTATCATGAAATGGCACATGGGTTGGATTTCACTACTGTTAATGGTTTTGAGAGGTATGCAGGTAGTCATAGTATCCATAATTTAATTGATAAATATGGGTCTGCTACTGCTTATAGTAAGGACAGGTATGGTAAGGGTTTTGACAGTGTGGATACGAAATATCGTGAAGACTTTGCAGAAATAATTGGAATTGTATCTGCTTATAAAAATAATCCTGATTTTAAAGTAAATGATGTTGATGGGAAAATTGTTTCTGCCAGAAAATGGGTTGAAAACCATGAGGAATTATATGAGTGGGGTTTAAATTATGTGGGAAGTATGAGTGTTGATGAGTTGGAGATTCCTTCATTGTATCCTGTGCCTGATATGTTTGATTAATATACAAACAAATATAATGGAGTGTTAATTAGATAAATGGGTAAAAATAGAAATTCAAACAATAATTCGTACATGACTGGGATGGGTGTTGCTGTTGATACAGATGGTCACTCTGAAAGATTTATGCAAAAACTTGAAGACAACATAGATACTTGGCTTATGGGTTATGTGGAAAGTATCATACATAAGATGTCACCAGAGGAAATACATTATCTTATTGATCATATGCAACTCTCTGACAGTGACATGGTTCCATCCGGTCATTTAACTAGGCTAGAACGTAAATCTCATTCAGACGATCTTAAAGAGGGAGATCTTCTTAAGAATAATAATTTGTTCCGTTCGTTTAGTAGAGAACCCTCTTCTTCAGATGAGATACTTGGTATATATAGGGATATGGGTGAGGGTATTGATGATTTTGTGATTTATAGGACTGTGGGACAAGTTCCATTTTTTGACCCTTCAAAATTTAGTAATCCTTTCCCATATCAAACAGAGGCATTTGTTCCTGTGGATTCAATGAGAGTAAGTGAAATTCATACTGTAACTGATAGTAATGAGTTGGCTGTTTTAACTGACATTAATCAAAACATTCCAGAGGGTAAGTCTGTTAAGGTAATAGATATTGTATATGACCCTTCTATAAGAAGTGTGCCGGTTACTCTTGTGAGTGGTGAAACAACAATAAATTTGCACTAAAAAAATAACAAATACGGGAATAGGAATGATTAACTTATGGGTAAAAATTGGAGTAGTAGTAACAGTTCTGATTCTATAAATAATGATGGGGACAACGCTGTTAATCCTATGGAAGTAATGGAAAAATACTGTGGTGATTTAATAAATCTTTTTGAGGACGGCAGAAAAATTGATGATGAGGTTGATGTGTTTGGTTAATATTTTTTTTGTCTTGAATAATATGACAAAATATATATATTACTTTTCATAAAATACAATTATAAAAGTATAATGTAATTGTATATGTAATAATTACAAAATAAAACCTAAAAAAAATAGTAAATTCTTAAAAAAAATATAATAAGGTGTGTAAGTTATGGGCAAAAACAGATCAACTTCAAACAATAATAATAATGGCAACGGTAATGCCTCCAAAAACAGTATTATACCACCAAGAATCACAAACTTCATATCAAACATTACCAACCAAGGTTTATTAAACCTAGAAAATATTCAACGCTTAGTTCAAAGAGATACTGTTAAAACAATCATGGATGAATCAAATATTACAAGGAATGACATAATTAAACAAATATTAACAGACAATCCAAATGGATTACCTGTAAATGAATATGACCATGAAAGAATATTCTTAACTAATACTCCATCTGAATTCAAAATATATAAAGATGGAACAAATGAACTCCAACAGATATACAGTAAAGAATTTGTTATGAGAAATATTCCTAAAAAACAAAGAGAATTTCAAGGTGGTCAACTGGACTGGAGTTCAGTTTTTAATAATTAACATGTAAAAAGGGAAATAAAATAAGTGGTGTTTAAGGAGTATGAAATAGGTTATGGGTAAGAATAGGACATCAAACAATTCATTCACACCCACAAATACACTGTTGGGAAGTCAGTTAGAAAACATTCCCCAATTGCAAGACGCAATTGTGGATATGAATAATGATGAATTAAAGGAATTAGTAGACAAGTTGAAGAACAATATCATCCATTACATGAAAAGGGGTGATATTAGAACACAGTATTACGAGTTAAATGATGGTACAAGAATACCACAACATGCCAGTACTGTGAGTGGTGATAAACTATTAGAAGATTATACTGGGGACACTTACCAAAATGAGTATTATAGACAATTACATCAGTTCTTAAGTGATATTGAATATGAATTGTATGAAAGAGATATTCCTTATGAATTAGAGGACAATCCTATTCCGGATAGTGTTGTACCTGTAATTGTAAGGGATTGATTAACTATTTTTTTTAAAGGATTATGGGTAAAAACAGAACAAATGCAAACTTTGGACAGTCAAAGGGGGAACTTGTTTATTTTACTGCTGGTGGAAAAAAAATTTAATTAATATTCTCTTTTTTTATTGATATTTTATTTAAAAATAATTTTTTTAAAGGGAGATGAATGTAGGAATATGGGAAAAAATAGGAAAAGTAGTGGTGGAACTGGTGATAATGGAAATGAACCAACAACTTCTGATGAAATGTTCAATGATGAACAATGGGAAAATGTGCATACAGCGGAAGAAATTGCGGAATTAACTGGATGGGAATTCACCAAGACACAAAGAGGTAGTTATAAATTTTATGATCGTGAACATGATTTAACATTGTTTATTGATAAGACAATGTTAACTAATGGTTTCATCAATGCGGATAGTGATGGTGGTAACCATCTTAAAAGTAATTATGGAAGTGCTCAACCTCAAGATCTTCGTGACATTGCTCGGATGGTTCATGAGTTGCCAGATAAAAATAAAGAAGCAACACCTCTTATTCTATTCAGAAATAATTTCAAAACAAGATATTTAGGTGAGCATGTTCATCACAGTGATTTCTGGGATGAAATTATTCCTGGACATGAAGTTGTTATTAACTCCTCTTCTTTCAAAAGTGTTGCTGGACATAGTCTTAGAAGAACACTTTTACATGAAACGTATCATGCAGAAGATTATATGAGGGGTACTGGCAGTAAATCATACGCTTCTGATGCTTTTGGTATTTCTAATAAACAGTCTTTCAAGAATGCTATTGACTTGGATGTTCAGAATTATGGTAGTAAAGGTATTTCGATGAATTCTGGTGGATATGCTCGTGGAAGTGTAACTTATTATAAGGAATGTTGGGCTGATGCTGCAAGTATTGTTCAACTTAAGAGGATGGGTTATTCTAATGAAAAAATTAAGTTACGTGATGGATCACTTGTAACTGTTGATGATTGGATTAAAACATATCCTAATACTTATAAATCTGTTTCAAATGAATTGGATAACAATGCTGTACTTCCATTCCAAAGGGGAGAAGATTATAATATAATAAGAGATTCGTTTGTGAATAAATATAAATTAAACAAGTAAAAATAAAAAAGAGATATTTTGGGAGTGGATGATTACATTTCTTTGATTTCTATGTCTTCATCTGTAAAGACAAGTTCTTTGTAAGTTTCAGCTTCTTCTGTGTTGTCATCAGGGTATCCTAAGTATGTTATGGTTACTTGGTTGTTTTCTTCTTTGTTTTCAGGGTTGATTATGATTTCAAAGTGTGTGTTGTCATCTATTGTTCCTTTGAATACGTGTATTTTTGTGTTGTTTCTTGTTTCTTCTGTGTATTCTTGGAATGATTCTATTTTTGTTCCGAATGGGTTTTCGATGTTGTAGTTTAGTATGTTATCTTCCAGTTTTATGTTGGTGTTGAATTTGTTGAGTAATTCTTTTAGTGTGGTCATATTTTTTTTACTCCTTATTCCTTGGTTGGTAATGGTTTTCTCTGGTTTTCTGTGAATGGTTTCCATTCTTTGTATGGGAAGTTTTTTGTATGTTTTTGGTCCATTCTCCAGCTGGTTACTTTTACTTCTTCTTCATTTATTCGTTGGATTAGTAGTATTGCTATTCTGTCATCATTGATTCTTAGCCATACATCTGGGTTTTCGGTGTTGGTGAATTCCATTATGTATCCTGTGTTGTCGATGTATGCTTTGTTGAATGTGTAATCACCGATGTTTATGTTTTCAACTTTTTCTGAGTATCTGTAGAGTGCGTTGAATTTGTCTAATATTTGTTTTATGGTTGTCATATTGGGTCATCTCCTATAAAATTTATTTTTTTTTTATTTGTTATATATGTATGATGTTTATTGATATTTATATTTTATCTTTTATTATAGAATCTATTAATTAATTAATGTTGTGGTGAAATAGAAAAGAAAATGGGAAAAAATAGAAAAACGGGTCAGACACCAAATGATGATGGTGCTCCGAGTAAAGAACCAAGCAAGGAATTTTTGATAAACCTTGCCAAGAAAATAGCAAAATGGGAATCATTCGGCCAAAATAATCCAACCCATGAAATGACTGAAGAAGAATTAGAATACATCAAGGAACATGAAGAAATACTTGAATATGTGGACCGGTTTGGCAGACCCATAAATTCACTTTACAGAGTGGAAAGAGCTTATCATTTCACACCAGATGGTAGTAGTAGTATAGATGATATTCTGAAAAATTTACATAAAGGGGATATGTTAAGTTCCATTGATAATGACAAATCAAATTACCGCTCTTTTTCTGATGATGCTAAAGCTAATTACACATATCTTAGTGCAAACTGTCCATGGAGTAATGCTGTAATCATAAGAACTCATGGAAACATCTCCTATTTTGACCCACGGAAGTTAGCAGATGTGTACTCATCAGAAAAGGAAGTGTGGGTTAGTAAAAACAAGTTGAAGGTGGATAATCTTACAAGATTGCAAGGAAAAAATATCAGTGAAGAACTCCAACGAGAACTTGGCATCAACTCCGGCTATGATGTAGCACCAGAAGATGTTTTAATCATAGACGTATCCCCAGTGGGTGACAACTCTTATAGTAAACGAGAAGAAATGTGGGAACAAGTAAAACGGAAATATCCAAGAGCATTTAAATAGGTGTGTAAATTATGGGTAAAAATAGGAAAACTGTCCCGAATAGTTATTCAAAAGAATTTTTTGATGGTTTAAATAAAAAAATACGTGATTGGGTTGAATTTAGTTTTGGATATACACCTGATGATTATCTTACTGATGATGAATTAGACTTCATATTTCAACAGATGGAAAATTCAGAAACCACTTTAACCAGAGTTGAGGAAGCAGAACGAAACTTTGAGAAAGAAGTGGAAGATGAAGATGGTTGGTACGATTTTGTTGAACCAAAAGTTGGTGATACATTTAATTTTAATGGAAAATTAAAGGCATTCAGTAAAACAGAAAAAGCAACAAGAGATTTTATGAGAAGGTATATGAAAGACAGAAAGAATCTTGTCATATATAGACTACCTAAAGGAACACAACACTTTGATGTGCAAAAATATGATAACTTTTTTGATGAGGAAAAGGAAAGTTGGGTAAAAAGTAAGGGATATGTTATTACTGGTATTGAAGATGTTTCTAAACAGTTTGCTCACAAAAGGGTTCAAATAGTAGACTTAGAACCAATTAAATAACTGTTCAAATAACAAATAGTGATTATTTTTTTATATTTGTATGTTTTATTATAAGCTTGATTTTTTTGTGGAGTTAATTAGGAGGTAAAGTTTTTATGGAAAATAATGATTTGTTGTTAATTGATTTTTTTAAACCGGAAGGATTGCATGATAGAATTATTTTATATTATTCTAATGGTAATGTTGAGGAGATTCGTGGAAAAGAGTGGGATAAAAAACATTATGAGGATGTGGCTGGACAAGTGGCTGATGAAGATACTATTTTCCGGGTGACATATCTTTTGAAGGAGCATGTTGCTTTTCAACCAGTGAATAACTGGTCTAAGAATGATTTGAAGAATCGGTTGACTCCTTGTTTGGTAATTGTTCCTAAGAAAGTGTTCATTGATGATTTTGGATTTGATATTGATACTACGCCCGCATGGGAAAGACCTTGGCCATTGTATGATTTGTTATTGGGTCATGAACAAATAATTAAAATATATTATGGTGATTCTTTTGATGATATTCATGAAAAGATGATGGGAGTACTTGTTTAATAATTTGGAATGGATAATGGTAAAGGGTTATGGATTTTAAAAAGATAAAATTTGGTGAATTATCTCCTGCTGAATATAATCCTCGGTTAATATCTGAAGATGAATTTAAGCGGTTGTGTTATAATTTAAAGGAGTTTGGACTTGTTGATCCGATAATTATTAATCTTAAAAATAATCGGATTATTGGTGGTCATCAAAGATATTTGGCATTATCTGAATCAATTTCACAGGATATGGATATGAATGTGTTGTGTCTTGGTGATATTGGTTGGGTGTTTGAGGATAAGGATTTGTTGATAAAGGATGAACGGTATGAAAAGTCTTTGAATATTTCTCTTAATCGTTTGTCTGGTGAATGGGATTTGGATAAGTTATCTAAATTGTTGGAGGATATAGTGGATTCTGGTTTGGATAATAGATTGTCTGGGTTTCAGCCCTCTGATTTTGAATTGTATGGTGAACAGGAGGAAATTTCTTTTAATGAGGATTTGTTTGATTTGGATAAGGTGTATGCTCCTCCACATATGACTGTTTGTCCTCATTGTAATCATGAATTTTTTGAGGCTAATTAAAGATGGATATTTATGCTACAGTTAGGCCAGAAGTGTTGGGTTATCTTAATAAAACTGATTTTTTTAAGGATAAACCTTTGAATTTTCTTTTCAAATTTAATAATAATTCATATAATTATTTAACGGATTATTCTAATCTTAATATATTGGTGGATAGTGGGGCATATTATTTTAATGCTTATTCTCAGCAAACTGAAGGTGAGGAAACGTTTGAGTTTATTGCGAAGTATATGGATTTTATTCATGATACTTTAGATGATCCTCGGATGAGGGGTTATTTTGACATGGATTTGAGGCATATGGGTTTGCATAGGATAAAGAAGATCCGAAGTAAGTTGTTTAAAATCACTGATAAGATAATTCCGGTGTATCATATTTCTTGGGGTGAACATGAGTTTAAATGGATGTGTAAGAAATATGATTATATTGGGTTTCCGTGTAGTTCTAATTGTGGTCCGGAGTATTTTATACCTTTTGTTAAGTATGCTCATAAGCATGATTGTAAAATTCATGGTTTGGGTATGGATAGGGATAAAGTTATGAATCTTGTTCCTTTTGATTCAACAGATAGTGCTTTATGGATAAGACGGTCGATAACTGAGGGTTATTATTATAATAAGCATATTCCTAAAAATTTGGAGAATAATACTAAGTATAAACAGATTTATGTTCGTAGGGAGATGCAGAATCAGATTGGTCGTCAAATTTATTATAAAAAAAGATGGAATCAGTATAATACAGTGATATAGTTAAACTATAATTTTTTTTTGTGTAAATACTTTTTTTTGGAGAATTTATGATGAAAGTTGAAAAAATATACTTTTCAGATATACAACCTAGTGATTATAATCCTAGAAAAATAAGTCAAAATGAGATGTCTTCATTGTCACATAATTTAAAGGAGTTTGGACTTGTTGACCCTATAATAATTAACCTTAAAAACAATCATATTATTGGGGGTCATCAAAGATACAAAGTATTGGCAAGGAAGTATGGAGGAAATGAAAAATCCCAATTACACCTAATAAAACTAGGTGATATAGGATGGGTGTTTGAAGAAGATAAACTAACAATAAAAGATGAAGAACATGAAAAAGCATTAAACCTTGCATTGAATAGGATAAAAGGTGAATGGGATTTTTCAAAATTATCACCAATCCTATATGACCTACGAAACTCGGATTTCAACACAAACTTAACCGGTTTCTCCACATTCGAAATAGATAAATTCACCATCCCCTCCGATTTAAACTTAGAATTCAATGAAATAGCAGAAATAGAAAAAGGGGAACGAAAACCAGAAACAAACAATGATACTCCTGAAGAACAACAAGACACTTCCACAACAAACAATGAAACTGATGATGAACTAGAAAATGATGATGTACTGGTAAGTGCTGAGGAAATAGAACGATTACATAAACATAAATGTCCTAACTGCGGTTATGAATGGTAATGTAAGGAGAGATGTGTGTTATATGGATTATAGTGTAGCTAATCAATATGAGAAAGAAATAAAACAAAAACTACAAAACAAACAATCAATGTCAAACCAAGAAATATTAGATGACATAACAAGAATTGACCTGAAACCTTCCCTCCTGATTATGAGTGGTGGGTTAGATACTACAACTCTTTTATACTATTTGTGGGAAAAGTTAGTTCCTATTGAAGTGTTGAGTGTGGATTATGGTCAAGAGGGTTTGAAGGAACTGGATTATGTAAAACGCCATTGTGAAAAGTTGGGTGTGAAATATCATACGGTGAAAATATCTGACTTGGATGTGGCTGGTAACCTTGCAAGTGGTTGTGATAAAGTTAATGATGGTTCTACTCTTATTCCTAACCGTAATAGTATGTTTTTAAGTATTGGTGTAAGTTATGCTTTGCAGCATGGAATGGAACGTGTGTATTATGGTGCGATAGATTGTGATCCGGCTTATTGTGATTGTCAACCTTTGTATGTGCATTATTTTAATATGCTTAATATGGTGTGTGATTTGAGGGAAGTACAGATTAAAGCACCTTTTATTGATAAGTCTAAAAGGGAAGTTATGGATATTGCTATGGAATTGGGTTTGGATTTGAATGATACTTGGACTTGTTTATGTGGTGGTGAGAAACAGTGTGGTGTTTGTGAAGCTTGTAGAACAAGGAAAGAAGCAGAACAGGAATATGTGAATTATTTAAATAAAAAGGTACGTTCTGTTCAAAGTAGTTTAAACAATTATGAAAAATAGTTGCTGATTGGAAATGTGGGGTGTTACTTATGGGAAAGAATAGACATAATATAAACAATCCTTCAGTGTATGAATTGGAGCAAGGACTGCCGTTTCCTCCAAGTGCACATAGAATAATACCTACTGATGGTCATTCACCAGAATGGATGGATGCTTTTATTCAACACATGGCTTTATGGGTAAATTTTGGTGCATTTGACCCAAATAATGGATTTTCTAAAGAAGAAAGGGAGTACATACTCAAAAACATGGAACCTTTGTCAGAATCATACCGGAAACAAAAGTTACTTTGGGGTGAGACTGATCCTGATATGTTTCGGGCACCGACTGTATTAGTAAGGATTGAAAAACAACATCACTTTAATAAACAAAATTTAAAAAAAGGGGATAAATTGTCATCTAATCATGAATTAAGAAGTTTCAGTAGGGATGAAAGATTACCCTCTCACCTTATGGATGAGTATACTGGAAAATATGAGGGTGGTGCTACCATATACATCATAAAGGGAGACACAAAACAATATGATGTAAATTACCTTGAACCATTTCAAGGAGAAAAGGAATCTTTTGTTGATTCAAACTCCTTAGTTGTTTCAGATACTAAAAAGTATCGGGGCAGTAATGAAAAAATGGTGGATAGAATATATGATGATTATGGTATTGATTTGAGTAGTGCTCGTAACCTTCCTTCAAACATAAGAATAGTGGAGTTAACCCAAGAAAACTGAACCAATCAAACAATAAAAAAATAATGGGATAATGGAAAAAAGGGTGTAGATTAGGAGTATATTATGGGTAAAAATAGGAAAAGAAATGGTGGACAAACAAGTCCTGGAGAAAACACAAGACCGTTTGATAATAGAACAATAGATGAAATAAATAATGATGCTGTAAACAAAGCACTAGTTGAGGAAAACTTTGAAAACATAGAATTAGAAGCACTAGAATATGAAGCTAACCAAGGAAACTTCATTATAACGAACATGGATTCCAGTTCAGATGATGAAACTTACAAATTAGTAAATCCACGAAAAGACTATCAACAAGTAACAGTGGATAGGGGAAGCAACAGAATGTTACTAATGAATCGTGAAAGTGGAGATAGTGGTTTAGGAGATATACTTTCTAAAATAGATGAACATGTGGGTCAAAACACACGAAATATAAACGTAGTCTTTGACCCTTACTTAGAACAGAATGGTGAAGGATTCATAATAAGAAATGGACCAGACCTTGTAATAAACAGTGCATACATGGATGGATCAAGCACATCCGAAATAAATGATTTACTTGATGATTACTTTAACAAGTATGGTTAGAGGATAATATGAGTAAACTATGAGTGGTGATGGTAATATATGGGTAAAAATAGGAAAAGTGGTGGTAGTGGTGGTGGAAACCAGCCTTCTGATGATGAATTAACATGGCAATCCGTAAAAGATGATCCTGAAAAAATTGCGGAGTTAACTGGTTGGAAATTCACCAAGTATGGTGATGGCAGTTATGATTTTTATGACAAAGAAAATGATTTTCATCTTAAATTAACTGCTCAAACATTAGAAGAATTAAAAGATGCACCACTCATGCTTAACAGGATGGTAAAAATAGTTTATAACTTGCCAGATATGAATAAGCAGGTAACACCGAGTATGTATATTATATCTCCACCACCATATAGGAATGGAGTTTATGGTCAACATATGTCTATCCAGAATAAATATACTAAGGAAGTGCTTGGTCATAGTGTAGCAATTAACTCATCAGTATTCACAGAAGATGATGATGAAGTTACAAGGATTATGTTACATGAAACTAATCATGCACTTGATTATATTATGGGTGGACTTAAAGACAAAACCAGTATTTCCCATTCACGTGAGTTTAAAAATGCTCTTAAATTAGATGGTCCATCCACAGATTATGGTGAATCAACAAAGTATAAAATAAATAAAAATGGTATTATCACTGGAGAGTATTCAGAGAGGAGTTTGTATACTAAAGGTTCTAAGTGGTTGACTGAGAATTATGCTGAAGCTGGAAGTATTGTGCAACTTAAAAGATTAGGGTATGGTTCATCTGAGATTGAATTGCCTGGTGGTAAGTATGTGACGGTTGATGATTGGTGTGAATCTCATAGTCATGTTTATAATGTGGTTAATGATTTCCTTGATGATTATGATATGAATAATTATGGTAAACCTAATGTTAGTCATGAGATGATTGATAAGCGGTATTCTAATAATATTATTTAGTTGTTTGTGGTTATTTCATAGTTTTCGTCAAGTATTGTGCTGGTGTATACTGGTGTTTTACTGTCTTCTGTGTGTATGATTTCTGTCCATGATGGTGGTGTGTTTAAGTCGAGTATGTTTTCGATTTTTACTAGTTTTCCGTCTACTTTGTTTTCTGTGGTGAATACGTGGATTGTTTTTCCTTCTATTGTTTCCTTGTGGTATTCTCCATATGTTTTGATGGGTTCTCCTAGTTGGTAATTTAGTACATGTTCTGGAATATCATTTTCTGGTGTTATTTTGTAATGTTTAATTAAATCTTTTATTGTTTTTATCATTTCTTTCAGCCTCAAATTATTTTATTTTTTTATTTGGTTGGTATGTATGTTGTTTTAATTATTTAATTGTTAAGGATTTTATTATAAAATGGTATGATGTTAAAGGTTGTGTGTTTTATAAATAGTGATAATGGAAAGTAATGGTGGTTTTTTGTTATGTCAAATGAAGATAATGATGAATATAATTATGATGAAAGAATTAAGAATGAAACTGTGAAAGCTTTTGCTTATTTTAACACTTACTTGGAGTTAGGACCAAATCGTTCACTGAGTAAAGTACGAGAGAAACATAATAATGATATTAGTTTACATCAGTTAAAGAATTATAGTAAAAAATATCATTGGGTTTCCAGAGCAAACAAGAAAGATGAAGATGACTTACAAGTACATAAGGAAAAGTTACGAGAGGAACAGGAACAGTACTTTGATAAGAGAATGGAACAACTTGACCAGTATCATCAAGCAACAGATGCTGTTCTTGGTCAATTGATGGTTGACCTCGGACTTATTCCAAATCCAAAAACAAAAGAGTTCGAACCCAATGACCGTGTGAACAGTACTACAGTTGCCAACAGTATTCAAAGTCTTACTAATGCTAATGCTGTAACTACTAAATTAGCTCTTCGTTTCCTTGGTTTACCAGAGCAAGTTAATGATACACAGGAAGTGGAAGTTAAAGCTGATGTTTCCACAGATTATAATGAGGAGTTGAATAAACGGTATGCTGAGTTTAGTGAATCCATCATGGACAAAGCATTCATTAACAAACAGTTAGATTTGATAGATAAAATGATTGAAAACAAGAATAAGCAATAATTTTTAGGGTAGACAATGGGTAAAAATAGGAAAAGTGCTGGTGGTGGTGCTGGAGAACCAATTCCCACTGAACCAGAAATAGATTATTCAGAACAAAACAATGAAGTGTTCCAAGAAATATGTAAAGAAAAGGGTGTTGGACCTAAAGCTAAACAAAAATTAATAGAAATTTTAGAATTTTGTAATGACAACAACCTAGAATTAACTAAAGGTATAACAATATCATCTCCTAAAAAAGATAATCCTTGGTTTAAGTATGGTGGAACTGCACGGGCAACTATTGTTGACAAGGAAACCGGTAAGAAAATCAGTATTTTTGATGACATGCTCAAAGGAAAAAATGCTGATGAATTATCCAAAGAATCATTGGATAACCTGTTAAAAGGTATACGGTATGAATATGAACATACAAACCCAGAATTCCATAATCTGTATTCTGACATTTTGTTAACAAACCATCGTTTAATACAGGATAGTGGTAAATGGGTTGCTAGTGGTGGATACGCATTCTTTGACCCGGTAGTACCGAATGCAATTACTATTAGAAGTAGTATGTTGGGTAAACAAGATTTCACTAAACTGGGTAAAAATTCATATGGTCATCAATGGAATGAAAACTCTGTTAAAAAGATGGCCGCCACTATTGCTCATGAAAATGGTCATGCTTATGATTATCATGTGATTGGTAAGGGTACTGGTACTGACCAACCTTCTATTTTCACTGAACATGGACGAAATACTAATACTATTGGTCCATGCTCTTATGCTACAGATGTTCCTGGTGAAACAATTTCAACAGTCTGTGAGATGGTTATTAATAGAAGAGTTAGAAGTGATGCTAATTTGAGTGATGGCACGAGTATTGATGATGCGTACCATGATAAGTATGGTAAATGGCCATCTTCTGTGCCTTCTGCTACGGAGAGTAAGAGAATGTATGAAATATGGTCCAATGATCCACAGTGGGCTCCTTTGATTGCTGAAGTTGAAGGGTTTATGTTATAAAAATATAGAAATAGTCCTTTTTTTAGGGAGTGTATAAAGCAGTTTCTAAATTATAGAGTGTGGTGGAGAGTGTTGTGTTTTAATATTTTACTCCCCATTGTTCTCCTTTGTAGTCTAAGTCGTAGGAGATTGGTTCCTCATATTTTTTGTTGGTTGGTTGTTGTGTGATGGTTATTGTCATGGAACGGTAGTCTTCTGGTGTGTAATTGATTGTTATTTCATAGTCTTTGAATTTGTATGTGTATGTTTCTGTTTTTTCGTTTGTTGTATGTGTTGGTTGTGGTATTTGGTTTAGTGTTACTGTTTCCTCTTTGAATAGTGGCTTTGTTTGTGGGTTGTCTGAGAACAGTATTGTTTCTTTGAGTTTTTTGCTCATGTTTTCTGTGTTTATGTTGGTTTTGTGTTTTTTTATGATGTTTTCTATGGTTATGTTCATTTTGGGTTCACCTTCATATTATTTTTTTTTTATTTGGTATATTATTGTATTTGTTAACATTTATATTTTACTATTTCATTATAAAACCTTAATACTTTAACTGGTAAAAAAAGAATATCCATTCAAATATAACCAAATTAACCAAATTAATAAGTAATTTAATGATAAAACCAACAAATAATCATCATATATTAAATTAAACAATTCAGAATAAGAATTTGTACTATTTAATATTAATATATATATTAATAGAAATAATTAAAAGGAAAAACCAAACCATCATAAAATAAAGAAAAAAAAGGAGTGGAAAACACAATCCAAAATGGCAATACAACAATTTATAGTAACAAACCATAACAACGAATGGGAAGTCATAGAAAAAAGCATACTGGACAGGTATGTGATTAAAGAAGATGACCTCAAAGTACAATCCAAATCAGTACATGACGAATTTGATTACAGTGAATTCAAAAGACCACAATTCAACCTCAAAAAATTATGTGAACTACTAGACAACAACACATACCACAGACGATGTTGCGAAGTAGTAGCCGAAGATGCAAGTGGATATGGATACAATATAGTTCCACTAAACCAGGTACATGATGATTCTAACGAAAATGAAGATCAAAAAGAATTCATAGAAGAATTTCTTAAATCATTATATACTCCCATAAACACAGCACTATACAAATACTGCTATGATAAAAGAGCAGTAGGATGTGGGTGTATGGAAATACTACGTGAAAGTACAAGCAAAAGCAACATAGTAGACCTTAACCCAATACCTATATTCAACATGCTCGTACACAGAGATGGAGTAAGAGTACTTCAAAGAGTAGGAGCAAAACAACGATGGTTTGTATTATATGGTAAAAATGTAACTCCTGATGGCGTAAAATTTGATGTTCATTGTGATACTGGTAAACAGGTAGAATATGATACACTTGACCCAACAGAAAGAGCTAACGAACTCATATGGGGAGTAAACTATGCACCACATACTCCAACATATGGAAGTGCCAAAATAGTTCCAGCAATAAGAGCAATATTCGGAGACCTTAGCAGAGCAAGATACAACAATAGTTTCTTCCAAAACTATGGAATGCCATCATACGCAGTAGTGGTTACTGGTGACTTTGATACGGGAGCAGACCCAGAGGACCCAGATTATGATGAAACAGAAACCTTGAAATATAAAATCAAGGAGAATATGGAAAATGCTGTAAAAAATCCTCACAGTGCATTTGCCATGCTTATTCCTTCCTCAGAAGGTAATGTTCATGTTCAGTTCCACAAATTAAATGCTGGTGGAAGTAATGAGGCAAGTTTCAGATTATACCGAGCAGATAACAGGGAAGAAGTAATGAGTGCTCATGGAGTACCACCTTACCGGATAGGACTTGCAATTAATGGAACACTTGGTGGAAGTACAAGTGTTGAAAGTGGAAACATTTACAACACCAGTATTATTCAACCAATCAAAAAGAAAAACGAGGACATTGTAAATGAAGTGTTGGTTAATGAGTATAATCAGAGGTTTGGGAAAGAAGAAACACAACTTTCATGGGTATTTAAAATAGAAGAAATAGATAAAAGAGATTACTTCCGTGATTTACAAAGTGCAAATATGTTATTTAACATGGCTGCCATGACTCCACGTCAAGTTTGTGAAAGTCTTGGAAAACCTATTGGTGCTATAGCAGACCCTGATAATCCATACCTTGATGAATATTTCATACATGGAACTCCTTTATCATTAATGTTCAAGAACAATGAGATGGGTGAGTCACATAGTGTTCTTGATAAATTACATATTCAACAGCAAATGTGGATTAATGAGTTACAGGCAAGATTGGGTGCTATGCAAATGGGTATTGATGCTGGTATGATTCCAACAAACGCACCGAATCCCACATTTGATGAATTAAACAAGGACTAAAATTGTAACAAAGTGGTTACTGATTATTATTTTTTTTTAGAATTAAGTGAAAATCTGTTTTTATGGTAAACTCTGATAAAATTTTAAATTATCTTATCAAACAACATTATAACTCTTTACAACTCTTAGAGAGTAATTATGATACATCAGTTATAGGATTTCGTTCAGGATTATTTAAATTATTCCAAGATACACAAAGAGATATAAACAAATACTTTGGGAACAATCCAGTTAAATTAGAATCAGAATCAGATATAATTTCTGTAATTAATGAAATACAACCCATCACTGATTCATTTCTTGGAAAGTATGAGAAATTATTGAATAAATGGTTAAACCTCTCAGTAACTGTAGGAAGGAAACATGGCTTAATAATGAACACCCATAACCTGATTGATTCCGACATGTATGAAGTAAATATTATGGGAGGTGCTGATAATAAACAGGGTGGGTATGGGAACCTTAACCCTTTTTCTGATGAGGTTTCTTTTCAGAGACAGTATCTTGAAAAAAAAATAATAAATAATCTCTCACGAATATTAGAGGAAAATAAACTTTATGAAAGTAATATTTCATCAGATAATCATAGAAAAGTAGTTATTAACCAACCAGATACCTTGTTTAACCATTTTTTCAACCAATTATCATCTACTTTTAATAATAACGTTTCTTCTTTATTGTTACATCGTTGGATTAATTATGGATTATACTCCCAATATGAACAGTATAATGAGTATCACGTATGGTATTCTCGTGAGGATGAGCATGTTCGTCCTTCACACCAGAAGTTGCACGGGGAGGTAAGGAAAGTGGGAGAACTTTTCTCAAATGGTTGTTTATATCCTGGTGATGAAAATGGAATACCAGAAGAAGTGATGAACTGTCGATGTTACACATTACCCTTTAATGTAAATGATTTACCATCAGGTTTAAGGAGTGAAATAAGAAAATATGGGTAAAAATCGGAAAAGTAGTGATGGTAAAAGTGGAGGAATTGTTAATCCTAACATAACTGGTGAAGTTCAAAAGGAATTGGATGAACTGGTTAAAGAGGAGGGAATAACATATACAATCACAGAAAATGGTGTGACAGTTGAACGAAATGGTATTGTCTATGAAGTAGGTAATGTGTTTCTTGAAAATAAAAGATTCAGTATTAATGGAAACACACCAGAAACACTTAAAAAAGTATTCACATATTATGATGAGTTCCCAAAAGAAATTCAAACAGTTAATAAAATTAATTTAATCTCTGACCCTACCAAAAAACCAGAAGTATTCGGATATTATAAACCAGACAACCCTAATGAAATAACATTATTACCATCAATACTTTCAGATAAGTATTATGCGAGTGATGGGAATTATAACAGTTTCAGGTATGTGATGTATCATGAGTCTGCACATAGTCTTGATTATTCTATGACCAAGTCTTGGGATCCTTTCACGGAAAGTCGATGGTGGATGATGGCTAATGCTGGGAAAGAAGCAGTATCTTATTATGGAAAGTATGCTTATATGGTTGGTGGTAATCCTGACCGTGAAAACTTTGCGGAGATGGTTGCTATACAAGCAACATATGAAGTTACTGGTCGGTGTGATAATATTCAGAAAGCAACGGAGTATTCATCGGATGAGGTTGTTTATAAAACTTACGAGGATTGGCATAAATCTAGTCCTGATTATGGAAAATATGATCAATCATATGAATGGGTTGATGAAGTGTACCAGTTGGTAAAAGAGAAATATGAGAAAGGATATTATTAACTCATAATTATGTGTTTACCATTTTTATCATATGCATTGTAATGTCGGTCGGATGTTATGGATAATTCTTGTGTGGTTTCATTGTATTCTACTGTTATTTGTAAATCTATGTCTTCGATTTTTCCGGAAAATGTGTGGATTGTTTGTTTGTTTTCAGTTCTTTTTTCATACTTGCATGTGTGTTCATCAATGTATAGTTCCATTTCACCTAATTTGGGGGGGATGGTAATGTTTATGTTTTTGTATTTTAGTAAATTTTTAAGCGTTATCATGGTTTTTGTTTTGTTTTAATTATTATTTATGTTTTATTATTATGCCTTTGTACTGTTATGTTCATACTTTAATTTCGTCTTTTGTTACTCATATTGTGCTTGTTGGATTATATTCTTTCTATTTTATATATTTTAACTATTTTATGATAAAACCAAATTATGACTACTGATACTGATATTCCCATTAATTATTATAACCCTGCTTCATTGAATATTGCGATGTGGGGTCAATTAATTACGGAAGGTAAATGGGAGCCAAGACATTTTGACAAGATAATCATAGAATTCCTTTACTATGCTTTACAGGGTAAGATTTCTAAGATAATGATAAGCGTACCTCCAAGGCATGGAAAAAGTACTTTGATAAGTAAAATATTTTGTTCATATTTTCTTGCAAACTTTCCTAATGAACAAGTAATTCTTTCATCATATTCTATGGGTTTGGCAAGTGAATTTGGTGGTGAAGTAAAAGATATATTAAACTTTTACTCTGATCAAACCTTACTCAAAGCTGGATTATCCTCTGACAGTAAAGCAAAAAACAAGTTCCATATGAGTCCACCTTTCAAGGGACAAATGTTAAGTGTGGGTGCAGCAGGTTCTATTTTAGGATTTGGTGCTGGATTATTTATCATTGACGACCCTATTAAAAACATTGCTGAAGCAGAAAGTCCAGTTTTACAAGAGAAACTTAACTCATGGTTTCATACCACAGCAAAAACAAGGCTTCAGAAAAGAAGCAATGGTCTTCCACCAATAATGTTAGTTATTGCACAAAGATTACATGTGAATGATTTACAAGGTATTATTAAACGGAATGAACAATGGATACCAGCAAAAGAAGCACTAGAAGCATTACGTGAAGGAAAAGGATTTAATGAAAATGTATGGATTGACTTAACACTACCAGCAATATGTGAAAACCCAGAGGAAGACCTTCTTGGAAGAGAAGAAGGAGAAGTATTATGGCCAGAACAACAAAACTATGAAAACTTAATGGCTGCTCGTAGAAGTATGGGAAGTTACTTGTTTAATGCAGTTTACCAAGGTAATCCTTCTATAAGACAAGGAAACATATTCAGAAGAGAATGGTTTTATGATGAAGGAGAAGTCACACCTAACTGTATTATTGATAAATCCGAACTTCCTGAAGATTTACCAACACAAAGATACTGGGATTTTGCGGCCAACAGTAAAGTCAAAAAAGGAACTCCTCATGGTGACGAAACCAGTGGTGTATTAACAGGTTATGATGGAACAACATTATATGTAATAGATTTGGTTAACAACAATTTCACTCCAAAACAAGTAAATGAAACATTCATCAGGACAGCATTGAAAGATGGTAAACAAACAAAAGTATTTATCGAGGAAGAACCTGGAAGTGGTAGCCGAATTCTTATTAACATGTACAGAAACAATCCAAAACTCAAGGGTTGGAATATAAGACCTGATAAAGTTAAGGGTCCTAAGAATATTCGAAGTTTTTCACTTGAAAATCTGGCAGAAAGTGGTAATATCAAGTTTGTAAGGAACAAATGGAATAATAAGATGATAGAACAGTTAATCAGTTTCACTGGTGAGGATGGTGAACGTGATGATATTGTGGACAGTTTAACTGGTAGTGCTCGTATGTGGTTGCATAAGAAAACTAAAATAATATTATAATATAATAAGGAATGAATTATGGGAAAGAATAGAAAAAGTGGTGGTGGTTCTGGTGGTGGTAACAGTGCTCCGAGAGAAACACCAGAACAGTTCCAGCAGAGAGTTGACTTAGCTGAAAGTCTGATGACTGTTGAAATGCATATGATGGAAAAAGGAGCATTATCCAAGCCACAAATCAAAAGGTTGCTTAATACAGTAATGGATGAAAATACTGATTATGTTGGTTTGGTTCGGAAGAATGGTGCTTTTTTCCTACGGTTTGAGGAAAAGTTAGTGTCTCCTGATGGTACTGAGCATACACATACACTTAACTTCAATACAGCTTCTTATAAGAATATGTATAAGAAGGATGCTATCATATCTATTGAGGAAATGATTTCTGCTTATAGGGATATTCCTGAGTTTAATAGGAATATGGCTTATAATTATTATTTTGGACAAACTACAGATGGTGATTGCAGTAAGCTTGGAGGATTATTTAAACCATCAGACAAATCAGTAAATATTGGTGTAGGATGTTTTAGTAACAAGAAAAGAAGTAGTAAAGATTGGATAAGAAATGTTTTAAACCATGAAAATACTCATGCTTCTGATTATGTAAATGTGGGTGGTTATATGACTCATTTAAGTCGAGATTCACCAGTTTTCAAAAGAATTATGAGTACAAACAAGGCTAGTGCATACAGTGAAAGTTATGGTGGTTGGAAATATTATTCAGAAAGTATAGCTGAAGCAGTAGCAGTAACAAGGATGTACAGGAAATATGGTAATGATCATGCTTTGATTTGTGATCCGGAAAAAAGTTATGTTGTAGGTAATGAAATTGATTATAAGACGTGGGCTAAACGGTATCCTGACTTGGCTAAGTTTGCTAACGATTTCATTGATTGTGATAGTGAATCGAAATTAAGGGGATTGTTTGAAGTTTAATTTAAGAATGTTATTGGTTTTACATTAAATCTTCAGTGCCATCTTCATGTACAACATATCCGGCGGTTGGTAATCCTTCAGATTCTTTTTCAAATGTGATTGTTTTTTTATTTTCATTGATTGTGATTGTGTCTGTGATTGGTCCTGTTGTTTTTGTGAAGATGTGTTGGTTACCTTCTTGTTTGTATGTGTACTGGTCTGCTGGTGGCATTATTAATCCTATTGTATGCTCTCTGAGTGTTTCTGGTATGTTCGTTTGAATATTATATTCTTTTATTAAATCATTAACTTTCATTTTAATCACCTGTTGTATTATGTATGTAATTGTATTTTAAGTAATATTTATATTTTATCATAACCTCTAATAAGGAGTATACTGAGTATTTAGGAAGGAGTGAGAAATAATTTTTTATGGGAAAAAATAGAAGTAATGGTCTTGGTGGAGGAAATGCTGGTAATCCAGATGATTCTCTTCCAGATTATCGTTGGATAGATGATATTGGAGAAAATGGTGGTTACATTTCCAGACCAAAATGGGATGATGTTATGGTTGATGATGAACCATACGTTAGAGGTATTGTGGGTGTTTTATCCGATAATCCTGTTGGAATGTCTGTTGATGATATAATTGAATATTATGATGGTGGTCATGGTATTGTAGAAATTGGTTTTGATTCTGGAACAAATTATTCCTTTGAAGAACGTGGTTACATTAATGAAAGAGATTGGGATAATTTGAAAGCAGATTTACCAACTTATCTCGATAACTTGGAAAGTGATGATGCAATTTATGTAAACAGGGATGGAAACTATGTTCTTAATCCTTACATTCAAGGATTACCTTCCAGTGAACAGTTAATGGATGATGCAATGGATTATTATTCGGATTATGAAACATATATGGGATTATAATAAGTTATGGGAAAAAACAGAAGTAGTCAAAACAAACAAGGTACAGTTCCATCCTCTTTAAATTCTGGGATGATAACGGAGGAATTTTCCAGATTATCCGATGTTCAAGAAGAATATAGTTTTATAGAGGGACAATTGGAAGGAGAACCTGATGATTTTTATGAAACAAGATATTCATTATCTCAATCAATCATTGCATCAATTAATGAAGTTAAACGAACGATGTTAAAGTTAAGGGAGAATCCATCTGACCAAGGATTGTATGATGAGTATAAGGAAAGGGAAAAGATAACTTTAGACTTTATTAATGCTTATTTTAGTTTTTTAAGGAGTTCACCATATTATGGTAATGCTGTGGATTGGTCCGAGCCTTATACTTCAATAGCATTTTCACCAGAAGTAGGGCATGGTGAACCTGTAATATAATAATGGAGTAGTATAATGGGGAAGAATAGGAGTCGTAATAGGCAACCTTCTGGTAGTAATGGTGAATCACCAACAATTGGTGATATGGAAATACCTAATGGTGTTGACACGATAACTGTGCAACCAGAGGAAAATCCTGGAACAAGAACAACACTTGAAAGAAATGAAGAAAAAATAAGGAAGGAACTAAACCAGTTATATAGTGATGTTTATGATGCTGAAGAAGAAAGAAGTTTCTTACATAGGGATATGTTAGACCGTCAACGAGAAGTTCAAAACATACAAGATAAGTTAGATGCTGTGAAAGCAAGTCCTAACGCAACGGAGATAAGGATTACTGACCTTCAAAGACAATTAGATAAAGCTAATCGTGAATATGGTCAAGCTACGACTTTGTATGAGAAACAGAGAGATAAAGTTCAGGAGATGAATAATCGTATTTTCGAGTTAGAAACGGGTTTTAGTGGTACCGCTCCTTATGTTAATTGGGCAAAAGGAGAAATTGGAAATGATGATGATGGATTATAAAAATGGTAAATAATTATGGGTAAAAATAGAGCAAGTACTTTACCAACTATGAGTGAAGATACTGCTGGAACAATATTTAATAAGGAAATAAGTAATCCTAATCCCGAAACAACTATAAAAATTGGGGAAAGAACTGTGGAATTACCTCGTGGTTATACAAAAGAAATGTTGGATAATAATTTAATGCGAACTATGTTAAAGGATGTTCAACGGAACAGAATTACTGGTGAAGTAGGTTACTTATCTGGAAATCCTAAAGCAGATTTATATGAACTGTATGAATCTCCATATTATCCATGGTCTGAAACATTTCCTAATTATGGTGATTTTGAAAGATATTATGAACAAAATGTTGAACCAAAAATGTTGGAACAAAGACAAGCTATGATGGATTATCTTAAAGAACATGATGATAGGGTTATGGTTACAGCATATGGTTGGTTGAATGGTGATTATGAATAAGATCTAATAATTTGAAATTGGGATTTATATTCACAGCTCAACGTGGAGATAACTAATTTTTATGGATAAAATTATAATTACATGTCCTGTTTTAATTCCATTTACTCCTGATTGTGAATATTCGTATGGTGAGGAAGTTCTACCTCCTGAAAAAATTGAACAATTGGCAAATTCATTTAATGATTATAAGATTATTGATTTGCAACATGAGTTTACGAAACGGTTAATTAATAAGTTAAATCCTATTCCTAGAGGTAAGCTTCTTAAAAGTTACATTGTACAAGACACTTTGCACCTCAAGGGTTTAGATGGTTTAATAAGAGAATATCCGAAGGGTACATGGATTATTTCAGTGGAAATAACTGATCCGGAAGCAAAACAATTATACAAAGATGGTGTACTAACAGGGTTAAGTGTAACTGTTAAAGAACGTGAGCATGCTGATGCGATTATAGACTTTTTAGAGAATAACAGTGTTCCTTATCTGCCTGAACAAGTGGTGGAAGCTGAGAAAGCATTTTCAAAGGTTCCGAAGAGAATACTTATGAAAGATGTGGTGAACCCAGTTGCATTCACAGTTTCACTTGTAAGAGCACCTTGTGTGTATGATGCTAAGTTTTGTAAGAATTCTTGTTTGATAGTAAATAAGAATAAATTAAGGGAGAAGAAAATTTTGAATCTCAAAGAAAAAATTAAAAAAGAACTCAATAGTTTCATTGATGGTTTGGATGTTGAGGATGAAAGTGTTAAAGAGGACATTGAATCATCTGAACCTGTTGAAGTGTTAAAAGAAGATGTGGAAGATGCCTCAGAGGCTGTTAAAACGGAAGAAAATAGTAATGTAAGCGAACAATCCGAATCCATTAAAGAAGATGGTGATGGTGATGGTGACGGTAAGGGTGACGGCGATGGTAACGGAGGAACAAGTACTCCCGCAACACCATCCGGTGACGGTAATGGTAATGGAGGAACTACCCCTACCTCAACTGATAGTAATGGTGGGTCAACACCTACTTCAACTGGTGGAGATGGTGATAAAACATCTGACACAGATTCCACAACATCAACATCAACTGATGGTGGTGAATCAGATGATGATTCTGATGAAGATAACAGTACATCTAAAGGTAAAGTTAAGGAAGCTAAAAAAGAAGACCTTGAAACTGAATCTGAAAAATCAGAATCCAAAAAATGTGGTGGTACAAAAACCATTTATGGACGTAAAGTAAAAGTTTCTGAAGCCAAAAAAGAAACAGAAGAAGATGCTGTGGCAACAGAATCGGATAAGGTATTGTATCTTGCACAGGAAGATGTGGAAAGTTTAATCAGCACCACACTAAGAAGATATGCTGATGAAGTTGAAAAAATGGTTTTTGATGGTATTCAAGAAGCATTAGATGATTACCTGTTTGCTAATGATACTTCTTATAAGGAAGATTTAAAATCAGAACCGGAAGAAGAGGAACCAGAAGAACCTGAAGAAGAGGAATCTCAAAAAGAATATGCAACAGCTGAAATGGTTCAGTCAATGTTCGATGAACAATTCTCATCATTCAAATCATCATTAATGGATAATATTAAACAGGCTCAAAAAGAATCAATAAAATCATACAGCAAAGCCATTACTCCAAGTGATGATGGATTATCTGATGAATCCGCAAAGGAATCATTTACTCCTCGTGTTCAAAGAGATTTTAATGGTTGTAGAATTAGAAGAGGAAGAAACTAAGTTTATATTAAAGTAGAACAGGTTGCTTCATTTTTTTATTTAACTTGTTAATAACCACTAATGTGGATGATGACACATCAAAAAATTTATCTCTTTCATGAAAAATATGGAATAATTTAGTTAAAAAAAAAGGATATGGTTGAAATAAGAATATTAAGCGACTAAATTAATTTTTTTCAGATTAAGAGTAAACTATTGTTGTTTTTTTTTGTATTAATAAAATTTAAAAAAAGTGCATTATTTAACCAAAAAAATTATATATGGAGAAAATTTTTTATTATGAGTGAATTACAATCAATAATGGATAAAGTAGAAGAATCATACAAGTCAATGGTAATCGATAACTTTGGAGCTTCAGTACTTCAACCAGGTTACTTTGATAAATATGTTGAATATGCTACAAGAGATACATCAATTCTCGTTGATGCTAGACAAATTATCATGGATCAACAAGTAGTGAACATTGACAGAACAGGTTTCACTGGCCGTATCCTTGAACCTGGTAGAGAAACAAGAGTACCAAAAAGAGCAAAACCAGAAGTAAGACAGGAAAGATTAATTGCTAATGAACTTGTTGCTGATGTTGCTATTACTGACCAAGCTCTTCGTAGAAACATTGAAAGAGGTGGATATGAAGATACACTTATTAACATGATGGCTGCTCAAGCTGGTGCTGACTGGGAATCATACGCTGTGCTTGGTAACAGAGGATTAGCAGAAGAAAATCCCGAAATTGACCCATTATTAACAGAACAAAACGGTTGGATTGCTAAATGTAGAAACCACATTTACAGTGATGATACTGAAATTGCTGGTGCAAAACAAGGTAAAGAAGTACAGACTATGCTTCGTTCCATGTTAAAACATTACCCACAGGAATACAGGGGAGACAGAAGAAGTCTTGTATACTACCTTGATTCTGATACATTTGATGATTATGTAGAAGAAGTTGGAGAAAGACCAACAATTGCTGGGGACGATGCTATAAGTAATTACATTGCAAGACCATATAAAGGTATTGAAATCAGAGAAGCTCCAGTATTAAACGAAGCTAGAGATATTGAAGGAGTTGGAACTACCGCAATGCTTGTAAACCCAGACAACCTTGTATATGGTATCTTTGAAAATGTAACTATTGAAAGAGATAGAAATGTAAGAAGAAGATTAACTGACTTTGTATTAACAATGGAAGTTGACCAAGCATTTGAAAACCCATTCCTTTGTGTATGTGCTCACCCTGATGTTGCTGAAGAAGACAGTGTTGCTGAAGCTGAATCTGATTACAGTAACTTCCATCATAATGGTAAGGGTACTTATGAATACATCAACAAAAAAGGTTACTTACCAGATACTGGAAATGGACCTCACAACACAAGATATGATGCAACACATGATATTGACCCAAGTTCATACACTACAAGTGGTACCGTAACTCCGGGCAATGGTAATGGTCAAGACGGAGGATAAAATAGTAACATTTCTTTTTTTTTAGGAAGTAATATGTGTATATAATCACTTATTTTTTCCTAAAAAATACTCTTCCCTTTGAATTATTAAATGTAAGTATGAACATTTATTGTAAATAATACTAAATTGGTGATTTGATTATGTCTGAACATTATTTAAAAGGAGCCACATGGGTTCTTCAAAATGAAAATTTTAAGTATGAAGGAGTACTTGATGAGAATGGAAAAACTGATTTAAGAAACATTGCATTAGGTGAGTATGAGTTCACATTATCCAAAAAAGGATATGAAACAAAAACAATTGAAGTAATTGTTTCACCAGAACCAATCAATATAGAAGTAGACTTAGAACCTTTACCTAAACCGGAATTGGTGGAAGAAAAACCTAAACCCAAAAAGACCTCAAAAAAGAAAACAACCAAAAAAACTGAAAAAAAGGTTGAAGAAGAAGTAGTAGTAGAAAAACCTAAAAAAACTACTCGTAAAAAAACCTCAAAAAAGAAAACTACTAAAAAAGCTGAAGAAAAAAAAGAATGAAAAGGGGTTAATACAGATAACTCCAAAAGCAGACAAACAATTTTTTTATTTGGAGTGAATTGTAAAATTGCCTGAATTAACAACACAAGAAAATAAAATAATTAAAGATATTTTATTTCATTTAGATGGATGGAGAGTAAATGACCATCCTAAAGAAACACGGAAAATAGAATCGTTCCTTGACCCAGATGAAGTTGGTTTTGATAATGAGGTACGGAAGGAAGTAAGTAGTAAGGAAGTATTGCATGTTTATGATATGGCTAAAATTCATGCCTTGAATTATATTAGACGAAAAGAATTTCCAAATAATCCGGCTGTTTATCAAGCCATTTGTTACTGGGCTGCTGGATTACTATCAGAGAAAGCTAGTTTTCGTGATGATCACATTAAAAATGATTATAATTTAATTGAAGAAGCAAGGAAACTACTTAGTCCTTATGTTAAAAGGAATGATGAGTTTTTCCTTGTTCGTGGTGATGATTTTTTCTGGGAAGAATATATGCAATCTGAAAGACATCCTCATCCAAGAAGGGATAGAATTCCATGGGAACCTGATGAGGATGGTGATGAGGAAAAGGAGCGATTAATTCATGGACATTTCCATGAACACCATAAAGAACATTTCCATCACAAACCACATCGTAAACCTAAACATCATTGTCCAAGAAGAAAAGATCCTTTTGTTGAAAATGCAAAGAATTGGATAAACAATATTAAAACCAACAAGTTTGACATTGATGTACGCATGGATGTTGATGAAGAGTTTGGTTCGGTTAAGTTTAACATTTATTTGAAGCGATTTGGTAAACCTTGTGATAGGGGTAAGGTAATGTTATATGTGTATGAAGATGAATAAAATGATGGAGAAAATGCAATGAGAAAAGAGTTAATAGGAACAGCTGAAGTACATGATGGAAGAGCTGAATATATATGGAACATTGATGAAAACATTTCTCCAGGAAATAAGAAAATATATATAGCATACCTTGGCGAAGATGAATACATGGTTTCTGAATCATGGGAAAACATCACAATCAAAATTCCTACAAGCACTGTGTTGGAACAGGAAGAAATTACTACAAATCCTACTGTGAATAATGATCATCCAGTTATCGTTACTTTGAATGCCATAGTCAATAACAGTAAATTGTTGGAACCGGTCCCTAATGGGAAGGTTCAGTTTCAGATTAAAACAGAGTTAGATGATATTTATGTTAATGTGGGTAATCCTGTTGATGTTGTGAATGGTGTTGCAAGTTATAATTATACTGTTCCAAGGACACCTCAGACCACTATTTTAATCCGAGCTATTTATCTAGGAACTTCTTTGTATAGTGGTAGTGAATGTTTAACTCCAACCACAATGACTATCAGAGGAACTGTGGATTTAAGTATTAAATCGTTAAGAACTAATCAAGGTAATACTGAGACCATATCTGCAACCGTTAAAACATTTGATGGTGAAACTGTTGAAAGTGGTAGTTTAAACTTTTATTTGGATAATCAGAAAATTAAAACCATTTCTGCCATAACTTCACAGAAAGTTGAGTTTGAGTATGTATTCCCTCAAAACATTAACAGTGGTGAACACCAGTTGAAAGTGGAATATATGGGTAGTGATGATTATAGTGGTGGTTACGCTACCAATATTGTTTATATTCGTTCAAGAACATTCATAGATGACAGTATTGTTTATGCTCATCCAACGGTTGTGGAGAATAATGAAGTTGTGCAAGGTATTGCTACGATTCCTATAAGAGTGTTGGATGATGATGGTAACATTGTTCCTGAGGGTACTGTGGAATTTACCTGTAACGGTACCACTGAAACTGTGAATTTTGGTGTTAATACGAGTAGGGAAATTAGTTATAATATTCCTTTGGGTATGCAGGGTGGTGATGAAATTCCGTTTACTCTTTCATACCAAGAGAACTTCAATTATCAGTCATGTACAATACAATCCAGTATTGTTATAAAATTTCGAACAACAGTAGAACTCGATGACTTTGAAGGTAATCAAGGTGATACTGTAACTTTAAGAGCTTTTGTGACTGATGAACGGGGTGATGATGTGGATGAAGGAGAAGTGGAATTTGGAATGGAAACCAACTCTGATGATGTATAATGACAGTACAAGTAAGTAATATTGATGAATATATTTCCTATTTAACAGATTCGTTGGTTGTTCCTGAAAGTGTTGTTGTTGGTGAATCTTGTATATGTTATTTTTATAATACTGAGGGTGTAGAATGGATTGGGTCTGGCACAAGACCTATTATCTATTTGAGTTGTTCTTTCACAGAAGTCACAGATACTTCTGCTTATGCCATTTCCCAGAATGGTGATGTTGCAATTGCCAACACCACCTCTGTTCCTAATGGAGTTATTGGTCAATGGGATGACCTTGTTAAAAGTACTAATCATACAAAACCCAATTGTGTTATGTGGGAATCCACTTATTCTCAAACTGGTACATACAATGTAACAGTTACTTTCAGAAGAGGTGGTACAAATTATGATGTTACTCGAAGTGTTGAAGTTACTAATGATATAATTGCAACTGCCACTACTACTGTTAAAAACGGGATAAGTACCACAGGATATGATGTTTTAAAGCCATATTCTGTATATACTGCTTTTTATTCTAATGGTTTGGTGGAATGTTGGGCTTTTGATTTATCATTCACTATTGAAGATATTGATGTTGAAGGAGATTGGGGTTGGAGTGATGGTGATGACCTTTTACTTTATGTATATCCAACAAACAATATTCAGACATTATTTGATGATATAACACATGAAGGGTATACGATTGACCCGGAGAATGGGATTAGTTATGTTCCACATGATGATTTGGAATTTGTTAGTGGTACAAATACTGTTCTTGTTACTTATGTAGCTGGTATGGAGTATCCCGATTATTCCTATCCTTATGTTACTTTGAATGACCATGAGTATGAGTGGAATTATTCTGAGGAAACTATTACTCAATCAACCCTTATTTTTAGGAATGGTCATTCAAGTAATGATTTTGTTGCTGGTCAGACTTATCAGATTACTGCAAGGTATTTGGAGAATGATGGTTATGAGGGTTCAGTGGATATTGGTGAATTGGAAATACTCAAGTATCCAACCACTACAACAATAAGTGGTAGTTCAAGTGTTACAATAGGAGAAAACTTGACTTTATCAATAGTTGTAAAAGAAAACAACAACAACACAACCTTAACCAATGGATACATAACAGTATACGATGGAACAGACATTGTACAACAAAACTATGCAATCACAGGTAATAGTACACAAATAACATTCACACCATCAACCACAGGAACACACAACATATACGCCATATTCACAGACAGTGGAACAACATACAACACAAGCCGAAGCAACACATTAACAGTTACTGTGAACAAAAAACCATCAACAATTACCACCAATGTAAACTCCATAGAAACCATCTCCGGAGAACAGAAAACAATCAATGGAACATTAACAACAAATGGAACAGGTATTTCTGGAGCAAACATCACAGTAAGTGATTCAAACAACAATGTTTTAATGACGGTTACAACAGATTCCAATGGTGCTTTCACATTCAACTACACACTTGAAAATCTCAATGATTACAACAATAATTTGAGTGTGGAATATGGTGGAACAAACATAATTTCGGCATCATCCAAGAGTATTCAGGTACTGCCGTATCAGGGAATGATTTATGATTTATGTAATTCTTTAAGTAATTGGAATGTTACTGATTCTGGTAATTCTGCAACATTGGCTACTGTTGGTGGTTCAACTGCTGTAAAATCACCCTCCACAGATTATCAGAGAGTTTATTGGAAATATCCATTGGTAATTGGAAGTGAAGGTTTGTTCAAATTTAAGATTTACAGTAATGCTTCCAACAATGCAATCATACTGGGTACTATGAAAAAATACAACAATGACCATATGACAAATGTAAAAAGTTGGTGGTATGGTCTTGGAAGTAGTAGAAACTGGACTAATGGACCAAAAAACAGTCAGAACCGACATGGTGGAACAAGAATGAGTAATAATACATGGCACATCATTGAGTTCAGATTAAATGACCATCTGTTGGATACTTTACAGGATGGAACAAGTATTGGAACATATACCATTCCTACATTGGATGAGAATAACACTTATTTTAATGATTATTTGTTTTTGGCTATTACTGGTGTTATTCATATTAAGGATATTGAGTATATGTGTGATGTGTCAGTTTCTGATGGAACATTGCAGAGTATAAGGAATGCTCACTTATCACAATTTTAGTTAAGGATGAGGATTTATGTTTGAAGAATATATATTAGGATTGGGATTTATTGGTTTGTTCATACTGGTATTGATTATTTTACTTATTCCTTTGATTATTACAGTGGTTGTTGGAGTAACCTTGGCTAATTATTTAGGATTAACTGGATTTGTATGGTGGTGTTTTGTTATACTGTTTTATCTTGTGATTTCCACTATACTAAGTGTGAGAACCAACAGTAAACTATAAAAAAAAGAAACATTTTAGTAAATGTAATAAATTTAATAAAATAAGAACTAACGATGAAAAAACAACAGAGAGATAATGTATTAAATATTACCTATGGATTTGTGGCTATCACCATACTTGCCATACTGATGATTGTGTTTTTGGTCAGACACATTTTATCTGATGATTATGGGCTGCTTATGGTGGCGGATATAATCATTTTAATATTGGATGTTTTCTTGATTTATAGAACACACAAACAGTTGAAGGAGTATTTAGGAAGAATATAATAAGTAAAGGTGTATTTATGTCTGGTTGGTATGGACATACTATAACAGTAAATATTGATGAATCTTTTAAATTCCCAAAGATCGGAGGAAAACTTGCATTCCTGAATCCCTACGTCAATGAGGAAGTGGATAGATTAAATAGGAAACTGAAATTTGCTGGTTCAAGAATTTCCTATGACATTGCCTTGATGAGTCAAACATATCAAAGAAGAGCAATAACAGATTTGGATGCTGTAGATACGGGAAGATTAAGGGATAGTGTCCGTATTACTGGTAATGGTTTAACAAGTCATATCGGAACCGATTTATTTTATGCTGAAACTGTGCATGATATAGGATATAAGAACCAAACAATTTTCAATATTAATGGGATAACAATTAGAGGACATAGTGATATTGGTCCAAGACCGTGGACAGAAGTTTCGGCGGGTATGGTTTTGGAAAAGATTGATGGGATAGTGGATGGTCATCTGAATAAGATATTTGATTGAAAACATATTCACCCCTTTTTTTTATATTTTATAATAAAATACACTTGAAATATATGTGTCCAAAATAATCTCAAAAGAAAATGGAAAAGGTAATGCAAAGATAATCATGGAAGAAAAAAAGAAAGGATATGAATGGCTTGAAAGTGATGTTCAAATAATGAACCTTTTACTTGAAAAACAAGCACAGGGTGATGAAATCCTAAATCTTTTCAACATTCAATTCATGGATGATTCATACTTAAATGAGGACATGGAAGAAATGAACCGTATCTATGTTGTTCGAGACAGAACTGTTAATGATGGAAAACCCACTACATTCGAGGGAGATGGTTATCACTGTTTTGTGGAAATAATCATCAGAACAAGCAACCACAACTATATTCAGGCACAACAATTACTTAAAACTGCTGTAGTATGTATTGACCAACATATTGAAATGGACAACCTAAGCAAATGGACAGAAATAAGAGAGATTGTACCAAAATATGAGAAACCAGGCAAACTACGGGAGTACCGTTTAGAATTGTTATGTTATGAAATCAAGGAAAAGGTTGCTTATCCTCAACTGTGTAGTGAAGATTTAAGGGTGGATTTATGTGTTCAAATTGGTATAGAAAATACTGATAAAGAATGGCATAAAATATATCCACATATTAATAGAAGAAATGACATGATACAACTTCATTCAAGGGAAGAGTTAGAAGAAGAGCAGATAGACGAAAGAAAATTTGTGAGAGGTTGAATAAGATAAAAAATGGTAAATGTAGATATTAGAACACGAGTAGAACTCAAAAACGAAACCATCCATAACAATGGAACAATTGGTTCAGCTGGTCGTGTAGCTCTTATCGGTGCATTCCCGAGTGGGAAACAAAGAACATTTGCTGCCGAAAGTTTTGCCAAACTATGTAACCATTATGGAGTAAAACTTAACAGTACTGCTGTTAACTGGTACTCTGGTGTACGTGCAGCTAGACGTATATTTATGGAAGGTATCAACGGTTATAGAGGAGCTAGTTCAGTAACTTGTGTTAACATTTGTAAACTGAAACCAAACTATTTTGAAGATGTTTCACCATTATACAAAGATACATATGATGAAATTGAACAAGGTTATGATACTGAAAAGAAAACATTAACTGGTTCACTTGGAATAAATACCCAAACCAACAAATATATTCCGGATGGTGATGCTTTAAAACAAGATGTGAGTTTATCATTCGAAAAACTCAAAAAAGCATTATTCAGTATTGCCGACGAAGATATGGATTTGTTATTCATAGCCAATGATTTGTGGGAAATTTTTGATAATCCGTTAAAAGAAAGAATTGAATATCCTGCATTATATTATGGGAAATTAGATGCTAAAGAAGCCGATGCTTTGAATTATGAACAGCATTATGTTGTTGTAAACGAATATGGAGTTCCTGTAACAGTTAAAGAACCAGTAGTGGATGCAAATGGAAATCAAGTAACAGATGAAAATGGAAATCTTCAATATACCGAACATCTCAAATGCCCATTTCTTACAAGGTTTAGGGAAGATGGTGTTGAAGAATTAGCATGGACTCCTGCGACTGAAGTAGTCGATGAAAATGACAAATATGCCAACACAAGCACCCCTAGAAAATCCCAAATAATTGATGAAAATGAAAAATTTGTATGGGCTGATGATGGTCATGGTTCTAAAAAATGGCAATTCATCACAGAAGAAACAAAAACATCACCTTTTACCGGATTAATGCCTGGTGAAAAAGTACAAAGAGTGTATTTTGATAGGGATGGTTTAAACTGGCAAGTATCACCTGCTTTCTACAAAAGACAAGATATATTGGACAACGTAGTAAGAGACAAAACACAGGAAAAACAACCAGCTACTTCATACATAGTTCCAACCAAAAATAAAACACCTGTTCTCCTTAACACAGATATGGCTCAATGGTATATTGACACTTTATTCGGGTCTTCTATGCAAACCGTAACGGTCAAAGACCCAGTTACGAACGAAAACGTATCTAAAAAGGTTGCTAAACAATATATTAAACCGTTTAGAATTGTTGTTAAGATAAAAGACAACACTCCTGTATTCGTAGATGGTGCATTAAAATGTCCTTATAAAACAAAAGAAGAGAATGGTAACATAGTTTATGATAAGGTTGATGGAAAATTACAGGAACTTGGAGAATATGGTAGTACTGGTGATCAGAACCTTGCGTATGGTGAAAAATTAGCTTATGGGTATTTCTTCAATGATGGTTCCTCAAATGCCTCTTCACCACAATGGTATACAACTCATGCTGATAAGTTGTATTATAATAATTTCTATGGTACTTTAAAAGAATATGGTGAGTTGAAAGACAGTAATGGTGTCACTGTTTATGGTATAACTGACAAAGGCAAATATATCAGAAATATTGGTGATGTATATGATTATATTATCGACTTTGTTGACAATGAATTCACCAACCATCGTCCAGTGAATTATGTTGGTGCTGTTAAAACAAGAGGAAAACCTGAAGGTAGTGAAAATAATTATACACTGCAAGGGATTGGTAGTGAAATCATCAGAGTAAACAGTGAACGATACAACTATGAAGATGAAACCAACGCTACTAAAAAAGCAAGATACACACCTACGGAATCCAATCCTTATGCTGATATTACAACATGGGGTGCTGTTGACATAGCTAACTTGTTTAAACGCAAATCCAATGAATTAACCACTTGTGGATTATTCTATCAAGGGGGTATTATTGGTAATGGTTCAAGTGATGGTGAAGAAGTTGATGCTATGGAACTTGCAGCTCATATAACGGGTTGGATTTGTAGTATTCCATTGGAACAGGATTTAACTTATCAGACTATTCCTGGTTTACTTGCTGTGGATGAAGAACCATTCCTTGGTGAGTATGATGCTGGTAATATGTTGAACTTGGCCGGTATTCAAGTTATAAGACCTAAGAGTCGGTTGGATAAGACATTCTATGTGAATAATAGTATTATGCCTAGTGGTTGGCATACTAATCATGTTCGTAGTGTTACTTATCTTCTTAAACGTTTACAGTTTGAGTCTGGTCTTGGTATAAATAATTATGTTTCTAATACTGAGGCTTATCGTGCAATGCTTGATTCTGTAGCTAAGGAAGTTATGAGTGAATGTGATATTATCCGTGGTGTGACTGTGGGTGATGTTGAAATCATTAATCATTATCATATTTACATACCTATCTCTATCATGTTGAGTGGTGTTGTAACACTGATTAATATTGGTGTGGGTATGACTCTTGATGAAACTGGTGCTTGGGGTAGTTATATAAGAACTAATTCTGGTGCTTATGTGAAATCAAGTAATGGATATACATATAGTATTTAATTATTTATGATTTGTTATGATGGTGGCATAATTAATTATATTTCACCTTATAATTATGTCCCTCTTCATAACTTTTACCATAAATAATTAATTGATTAACATATATTTTTTAGTTATGACAAGAACAACGATTGGAAATTCAACAGTATCTGAAGGTCAAGCGGAAACCACATATGTAATTCCTGGAGATACAAGTCCCGGTGTTCATACTATTTATGCAAATTATCTTGAAAACGATAATTACATGAGTAGTAGTGGATACAATACAGCTGAAATAAGGATACCAACAGTAACTACTATTTCTGATGTTCTGGCCAGTATTGGTGAAACTGCTACTTTCACTGCTAATGTGAAATATAATACTACTCAGAATGTGAATGAGGGTACAGTGCAATTTCAGATGGGTGGTGTAAACATTGGAACTCCCGTGAATGTTAGTAATGGTGTTGCCACACTTCAATATGAAATTCCATCTAATGCTACTGATGGAACTGCCATAAAGGCTATTTTCATTGAAACAAACATTTATGGTGCTTCCCAATCAGCAAATGGTACTTTGAATATCCGTGAGGGTACGAATGTAAGTATTCAAAGTATTTCTGCTAATCGTGGTAGTCAAGCAACTATTACTGCGGAAATCACTGATAGTGGTGGTGATCCTGTGATTTCTGGTCAAGCTCAGTTGTATATTGATAATACTGCAAGTGGTTCTCCTGTAAATGTTAGTAATGGTAGTGTGTCTTTCACTTATACCGTTGCTAATAATGCTGTGTTGGGTGGTCATACTATCAAGGTTTCATATCTTCAGAATAGTACATATGATCCAGCTGATGGAACTGCCACATTAACAATTAGAACACCAACTTCAATAACTCCAGTAAACATTTCTGCTAACAAGGGTGCAACGGTAACACTTACTGTACGGATTACTGATATTAATTCAACATCTGTACCTGAAGGAACTGTTAGTATAATTGTAGGAGAGGGTGAAGGAGTTAGTGCTAATGTTGGATTGAATGGTGAAGCAAGTATTAGTTATAACGTTCCTTCAAATGCTAGTGGTACTATTAATTTCAATGCTGTTTATATTGAAAACAATAATTATGAATCCAGTAGTACTGTTACGGCTGGTGTGCTTACAATACGAAAAGGTACTGTTGTAATTGTAGATAGTATTAAAGCAGAACTTGGAGATACAATCACATTATCTTCAACAGTTACTGATGAGGATAGTGAACTTGTAGATACTGGAACTGTTACTTATGAAATAGAATAGAGGATGAAAAAATAACAATATAATAAAATTGAGGTAATAATGGCAGAAACAACAAAAACATTATACCAAACAGACATTTTTATTAATAAACAACCGGTAGGATGGGCTAAGGAAATTAGTTTTGACATAGATTATGGGAATGAACAAGAACCTACACATAGTGGTAGAATGACTCATAACAGTAAATATCCTGGTTGTGAAATTAGTATTACAAAACTTACTAAGTTTGAATCTGTTAAGGAAAATCAGTTTATTGATGCTATTGACACTCTTGCTGAACAGGGTGGTACTGTGACCATGATTACTAAAGAACCTGGGGGTACTTTGGTAATAAATGCTTATGATTGTCGTCCTGATAGTGAACAATGGAGTAATAATGCTGATGAGTTCCTTGAAATTGAATTAACTCTGCAAGGTGAAAGCTTTGACAGAGAATTCAGAGCTTCAACATAGAATGATAAATAATATGATATAGTTAATGGTTAGACTATAATAAAAAAAGGATAATTAAAACATGATGGACATCTTTCTCTCTTTTTATATTACATAAAGGGAATATGTGGGGTGATGGTTGGATGAAAAATTCATTACATAATGTTTTACTATTCCAACCATTTTTTTTATGATTACCACCTAATGTTTCCCTTTTTTTTTGATAAAATAATAAAAAAAAATTATAATTTTGTACATTTATTTTTAAAGATCATAGTTTTACTTGAGTTGCAAAAAAAATGATAATACATTAAGATGGTGTGGTGACATACAATGAATGAAGTAGAATATGCTAAGAAAATGGCAGAAATAGAAGAACACGAAAATAAAAACAAACCAAAAGAAGATGCTCAGAAACCATTTCCAAATGGAATAGATGATAGAAAAGTAACATCCGAGGATGTGGATGAACTTATCAAAAAAGCTGAAGAAATAAAACAACCTCATGAAATAGAAAAAGCAGAAGAGAAAGAAAAAGAGGAAGAGGAAGAGGTACAAGATGAGAATGCTCGTTTAAAGAAAATGATAGGATTACGAGAATTCATGAAAACCGAAGAATTCCTAAGACTTGGAACTAAAGCAAGAATTCCAGTACCATTAGACATAAATGGTTATGAAGTCAAAGTGTTTGTCCGTGCTTTAAGCCGTAATGAAATTCAAGCCTGTAGAATACAAGCACAGAACACCGATGATGACATGGATTTCCTCGCAGTATTGAAAGCATGTACTGATGAGAATGGTGTTCCATTTGAAAGGGAAGTGTTGGATCAACTGGGTTATGCTCGTATAAGAGATATTAGTGAGGCAATAGGTATTGCGAGTGGTGAAAACCCATCCAACCTCGAGTCCAACATCCGTAAAAAAGTTATAGATAACTTTCTACAAAAAATTGAGGATGAAACCTAATGGTGACTTAAGTCACATCACATGGGTTTACTGGTCCAGTGGATATGACCCCCAAGCCGTGTTTTATAATTATCCTGAATTAACTATGATACAGGAATTGTGTCTGATATATATTTTTAACCATATTATATCATATAAAAGTAAAATGAGTAAGGGCAATGTTTTCCCAATAGTACCATAAAAAAAAATGATATACTTCTTTTTTGTGGTTAAAATTAATCTATGCGAGCGGAACATTGCCCTTCTATTTTTTTTATATAACTTTTTATTACATAAAATCTGGTGAGGTGTGTTAGAGTATATATATGTCTGATGAATTTGAAGCATTTAAACGCAATATAAAAGCCATAACATCTTCCGAACTAAATAGTACCCATAGTCTCATAGGAACAATAGTGGATTATACTGATGACATGAAATATTGTGATGTTAAAGTTAGAATGAAGGGTGGTGTTCATACTTTTGGCAATGTGCCAGCTCATGGCTTTCCAGTAGTTGGTAGTAGTGGTGTTATTCATTTTCATGATGGAAATATTGAACAACCTTTTTGTGATTGTGAGTATAGGTTGAATCCTCCTGATGAGTATGTTGTTAAAGACATTACTAAGCATTGTTATAACTGGTTAGATAATGGAGATTTTCGATTTGGTGGTGAAGGATATACTTCAGAAAATGGGAAAGGAAACATACAATTATATGATGAAGGATATACGTCACAGGGAAAAGGATGTATTCTTAATGAGATTGGTTCATATATTGAGTTTCATGTTGATTTGAGTGAATGCAAAACAAAGTATTTTAAATTCCAATGTTTCTACAGAGGATTAGATTATCTGAGAGTGGAATGTTATAATGAGGACACTGGGGTTGTAATACAAAACTTACCTACAACCCTTGCACATGATTATAAGATATGGACTTCATCACTTGGCAGATTCAAATGGGCATACAATAAAGAAGTTTACCCATTTGTAAATCAAGATGAAATGACACTTAATGAACATGTGGTTATACGATTGAGCTGTGTTGAAGGTCAATCAAATAATTTGATTGCTGAAAGACGATACCAAGGAGTTGAAGTGGATGGATTACTTGTTTACAGTGAAAATGGAGATAACAAGTATTACCCATCAAGAAATGATATGTTAAAACAATATAATTTAAACACAAACTAGAAGAAAACAAGGAAAAAACATAAACTCTGAAGTAGAATATGGGAAAAAACTGAAAAACAGAATAAAAAAGTTAAAAGTGTGGAGAATTAAACCAAAATGGGTGCAAGAAAGGATTATGTAATAAATGTTTCACTAGATGGAGATGCTAGTGGACTTAAACCATTACAAGATAGCCTAAAACAAATAGAAGACAAGGCAGAAAGCATCAACACACTGGATATAGGAGTTGGTGTCCATGTAGATGGTAACTTTGAAAAAGTACTCAACAACATAGAAGGACACTTAAGTAGCATCTCCAAAACAGTTGAAGCAAGAGTAAATGTTGGCGGAAACTGGGACCGAGAACTGAAAAACATAAGAACACTCAGTGAAGGTATAATACAAGAACAAGACCTTAAAATCCAAGTAGACACACATAATGCTGAACGAGGATTCAAAGAAATTCGTGAAGCTGTAGGATCAACCATCCGAGAAATAGGAACACTCAACACTATGAATACCATAGATATGAGTTCTGGAATAGTCAGAGGATTTCAAAGTGTTAACAATGAAATTAGCAAAACAAGGGATGCCTTATCAACACTTGGAAGTAGTGGTGGAAGTGATGTAGGAAGAAAAATTGCTAATGACTTTAATGATGCAGCTAACCAAGTAGGGAACATACAGAAAAACCTTAACAATCTAAAAGCACCACAAATTGATATGGGAGCATACTATGGAAGTTATGATCAATTGGGTCATTTGAATATGGGTGCTGTTGGTGGTAGTCGTATACTTTCCATGCTTGGATTGAATGGATTTAGAAGTCTTACGTGGGGTAATGCTTCCACAGAACAAACCAACATGATTCTCTCCAAAAAAATGGATAGGGACGACATAGCAAAGGGAACTGGATATTATCTTGCTGGTAAATCCTATGAAGGTGGAACGGATACTATTACCCACGCTGTTGCTCAAAGAAGAACTGTCAGGAACCCTGACCTTATTGCTCAATTGTATGCGTTTAAACAAGCTACTGGTGCTACTAATGAACAGTTAATGACCAACGTGTTTGGTAATGAGGAAGACCTCGAATATGGTAGTGGCAGTGGTGTAGACATTATCGCAGCATTTGGAGAAAACGTGGCTTTGCAGACAGGTAGTGAACAACTTGGTACAAGTGCAATGTTCGACCTTGCTAAAGCATTTGGTGGTCAATATGCTGCTGTAGATCAATATGGTATCAGTGAGGAATCACTTAAAAGAGCGGGGTATGACCCTAAGAAAGACAAAGATCATAAAGATGTTGAAGGATACTTGGCAGCTGTTGGTAAAATTATTGGTGCTGATGCTCCGAATGAGTTGATGGATACTACTGAGGGTGGTTTAACTCAGGTTAGGAAGAGATTCCACCGTGCTGGTAGGGAAATCGGTCAACTTATGATGGGACCAGTTGATTTCTTATCCAACCTTTTCCTACGATTTGACACTAAAGATTTAAACTTATTCGGTTTCAACATTCCTAAAGGTACATTCACAAAGGCATTAATTGGTATTACTGGACTTGTATCGGCTATTGGTCCATTTCAGGAAACATTGAATGCTGTTCATCAAACCTTTGACAAAGTAACGGGTGCCATGAAAACAGCTGTTACTGGTGTGGGAAACCTTACTGAACGAATAGTGGCATTAGGTAATGCAAGTAAAGCTTCTGAATTCAGAGAACTTGGTGCTAAAGGAATACTTGCTCGTGAGGAATATGAAAGATTACATCCAACAGAAGTAATGGATGCTCGATTATCACAGATTCAAAGTAAACGTGGTGTTCATGACTACAATGATTTTGACATAGACCGTAGTGATATGACTTGGAGTCAGAAACGAAGAACTAAAGCTGGACGAAACCTTGACTCATTAATCTATGACCTTGAGGGTGGTATGGATGAGAAAACACGCCACGAAATAATAATGCAAGCCCAACGCCAATCTGCTGATGAAAAAACAGTTAACGAATGGAAGAAAAGAGCCAAAGAAAGAGGTGAACACTTCAAGATGGACCGGATGGGTGCCGGTCAATACATTGAAGCGGAACTATTAAAAGATTGGGAACATGGTAAAAAGAATGAAATAAGTGAACTTTCCAGTTGGCAGAAACTCAAAAGGGGTGCTAAAGGTAGTTTCAAACCACAGACAACTGCTTTCTCTAAAGCAATGAAAACTGAGATGGACAAATACTCTGAGGATTCACGATGGAATGTTATAAAGAAAAATACTGTTGGAAGATTTAAGGGAGCAAAATCTGGTTTGAAATCCATGACTGGTAAGGGTGGTTTCATCAATTCTTTCAAAAGTTTGGGCAGTGTTCTTGGTGGTGTTGTAAGTGCCCTTAACCCTGTCACCATAGCCTTTTATGCATTGATGGGTGTTCTCGGAATAATTGGTGGAACATTAATGTATGCTTATGCTAACTTTGAATCAGTCCGTGAAAAGATTGGATTGTTACAAGAGAAATTTGGTAAATTAATGGATTCCATATTCTATCTTGTAGGAGATATTCTCGGATTTATCAGTGGTTCTGGTGAAGGAGGTAAGTCTGGCCTTGAAACTGGTGTTGGCCGTGCTATAAATGTGGTTAATGATTTAATTGATGTGCTCTATGATGTTATACAAGCCATTACTGGCCGTGATGTTGAAAGAGAAAAGAAAGCTGAACCATTAAGAAAACAATTTGATGATACATGGAAAAGTATCAAAGAAGAGGAAGAAAAGAATGGTGGTCCTCACACGGCAAGTCGTGATAAGTATCAGAAACTTGTTAACACATCAGACCAACTAAGAATGTATGACCCATCTTATGTTAATGAAGAAAAATTAAAAGAGATGGGATTATATGGCGAAGGGTACACTGATTCTAAAGGTACTACTTTGGCTGAACGTTTACTTACTCCTGCTGCGGATAGGAATCCTAATGATGATATAACTGAACAGTATAGTTATCTTGAGAAAGTTTTACCAGAACTTAAAGAGGAAGGAGTTACTTTTACTGAAGATGATAAGAAGAAAATAGCGGAATCGCTTAAGGATCCGGAAAATCTTCGTAAATTTGACAGTGCCGTTGGAGATATAAAAGCACATAATAAAGTAGCACATGCTGGTAAAGATTGGGATGATACTGAATATGCTAAGTCTAATAGTGTATTTGATTCAGATAATACAGATGACAGAAAACCTGGAGATAGTGCATTAGGTAGGATTGTTGATCCTATACTGACAGTATTAGACGCAATTAAATGGATAACTATGGCTATTCTTGCGGCAATAGCTGTTGATAAAGCTTTAAATATTTTGAACAGTATTGCTCGTAATGGTGGTGTTCGTGGTGCCATTGATGAGTACTTAGAGAAAGAGTTACCTGACTTATATCCTGAAGCAAAGGATAGATGGGAGAAACATAGAAACCATGGTGGCTCAGATGACATTCCTTCCGGCAAGAAAAAACCAGGAACTAAAACTAAAAATAAACATCCTGGTGGTGTTGACCCTGATAAAAAAACAAAGATTGACCCTAATAAGTCGATGGATGATGTTGCTGATGAGCTTCATGATTTAGCAGAAGAAACCAAGAAAAACACTAAAAAACATGGTAAAAGTCGTGCTAACAGATTTTTAGATAGTGGTATTGGTAAACGATTATTCCCTGAGGGCAGTAGAAGGAAAGGGGTGTTTAACAGAATACGTGGAATTAATTCTGAAAGTATTGGTACTGGACTGGTAAGTCTTGGAAGAGATATTGAAGCCAAGGGTGGTTTAACCAATTATGTTAAAGATTTGGAAAAAGTTAAATCACTTACTGGTTGGATTGAAAAGAAATTACCTCATCTTACTAATTTCTTTAAAGGTGAAGGGTTTAAGAATTTTGTTTCAAGCATTAAAAATGGATTATCATCTATTGGAAAACATCTTCATCTTACTGGTGAGGGTGGATTATTTGGAAAAATCCTTGCTAAATTTGGTTTAGATAAGGGTGGTGGAAGTGTTATTTCCAAGATACTATCTAAGATTGGTGGTAAAATCTTTTCAAGAGGACTTGTTGGAGCAATTCCTATTATTGGTCAGATTATAGATGCATTGTGGTTGGCTTGGGATTTAACCTCAATGATTGGTGATTTCTTACATTCTATGGGTGTTCCTGAATGGATTATTGAGATGATTATGCCTTTAAGAATTATTCAGAATCATTGGAATGATATTATTAATGCTGCCACAGGTTTTGGTCAATGGCTTACTAATGGTCTTAGAAGTATAGGATTGGATGCTCTTGCTGACGGTCTGGAATGGTTATGGCAGAAGATTGTTGAAATATATAATGGTATTCAAAATATTCCTGTTATTGGTTGGCTTATTCCGGGTGACCCTATTGAAACTGACGGTGGTGCTAATGAAACTGGAAGTGTTGCTAAGGAAACTAGTGAAAACACTACGGCTACAACGGAAAGTATAAATTCAACAAATGCATTGAATGATACACTTAATTCATCAACTTCACCTTCATTCAGTGGAACAAATACCACTAATGCTTTAGACCCTAATTATGGTGCCAATACTCAAGTGGGTTATTCTTTGAATAATGTCAATACCAGTATGCAAGGTAATTTACAGAATCCTAATACAGTAAATAACACCAACAATACAAGTCCAATGGTGATAAACAATAACATGGATATTAGTGGAGTTACTGATGAGGAAGATCTTGGTAGGATGATTATGAATTATATTAATCAACATTTATTCTGGGATGCTCAAAGGGCTGGTAGGACAGTTGATAATAATCAGGGAGGATTCTGATGATTTGTAAATTGAATCCTCTCTTTTTTCAAATATTTCTTTTTTATAGAGGCTGGTGATAACTGATGGCAATATATGGACCAGACTATAATAAATATGCTCTTGATAATACTTCTTATCAAAGTTATGCTATTGATGAGCATAAACCGTGCTTTTATATTAATGGACATAATTTTCAGATAGGAACTAATGCGGAGAGTAAACCTGAGATAAATCTTGTTGAGAATAAGATGTTTGTTGCAGGTAAGAGTTGGGGTTACACGGATATTCAATGGACTAACTTTAGTGGAACAACCTTGGATATTGAAGTTTATTCAAGAACTTATGAACTGTATCGTGGTGATCCGGTTCAACCGGCTAATGGTGGTATATCTGATTTTTATAGTGTGGGTAAAACACCTCATGCTGTGTTGAAGTATTGGGCTGAAACTTTCACGGTTTGTCATATTGAAACAAATCTTCATGCTTTTGAACCTGGAGATTATGTGATTAAGGATATTAGTCAGAGAAATCCTGATGCTGATTTTGTTGTTACAAAGTTAACACTTATTCAGTATGAACGCCCTGGTGAAATTGAACAGACTTATCATACTAACTTAACTATTACTCCTAAGAGTACTGCTTATCTTACTGCTCAAGTCAGTGAAGTTGAAAAGTTGGATAAGCATGCTCAATCTTGTAATTGTGATTCTGATACTCCGAGTGAGGAGTGTAATGCTACAAGTAATGATGAAGTTGCTATTGTTCAAAGATATTTGCAACAGTGGGGTTATTTTCCTAGTTATGTCCGGGGTGTTGGTAGAATACAGATTAATGGAAAATTTTGTTATCATACAACTCAAGCATTGAAAAATTTTCAGAAAAGTAGAGGTATTGAGATTACTGGAGCATTTGATGAAACAACAAAGAAAGAATTTGTAAAGAAATTACAGGGAATATAAGTACTTGTTTTATCTTTTTTTTTGATGTTATTATTTATTTTGAAGGTGATATGGGATGGCAGAAAATAATACAGCTGATAGAAATGAAGATTGGTCAATTACTCTAAATGAAAACCCAACAAATGATACTGGAAATGGTGGAGTAACAACCGAGGAAACCGAGGATGGACCAGTTGAAAATAAATATAATGATATGGACCCTTACTGGACTCCAAAGGAACAGGAAAGGGAATTTTCATCAGACACACCTGATGTTCGTATTTATATTAGTAGAGAAATTGTTCCAGAATCAACAGAAGAAGGAGAAGAAGGAACTGGGGGTGAAGAAGGAAAAGTCACAACTCTTGAAGAAGCAATTGAAATTAATAGGAATTTGGCTGAAATATATTCCAAAGACCCTGATATAAACAATAATAATACTTCTGTTGTTAAATTAAAAGGTGAGCAAATACTTGCTATGAATGCTATTGATAAACTGGATTTGAAGAATGCACCTAAATAATGGGAATGTGTTGGTGGTAATGGATGAGTGAAGGAGATGGAAGTAGTGGAACATGGGGAAGTTGGGAAGTAAAACATAAAGTATTTGTTTCTGCCGACCGAACTGGTGGTGCTGATTCACTTAAAAATGAAATTGCAAGTATTATCCAACAAGCGGGTCATGAAGTTATTAATGGTGAAGTTTCACCAGATGGAGAGAACCATGGGATTAATGGTGCTTCAGATACTACCTTCTTTTATGTGGCTAACGGTATTGACCCTGATACTATTGCTGAATATCATATGGAAAGTGATTCGACAGGGTGGAGAGGACCAAACAAGAATGCTACCAATTGTAATATAGTTGTGGGTTGGTGGACTAGTGGTGGCGGTGCTTGTACAATGGCTAACATTAACAAAACACCCATTTTTCATGCTTGGGATACTTATTGGAGTAATAATACTCTAAGAGCGTATACTGAGAAATTTAAGAATGCTGCTGATATAGTTTCACAGTTACCTAATGGTGGTGCTGTTGCTGGTCCTGATGCTCAAAGTCTTGCTAATGGTTTTCTTAGTGGTCATGGTAGTGGTGGTGCGGCAACTGGTGTTAATGTTGTTGAAGGACATATTTTCAGTCATGAAGGTGAAACACCACAATTCTGGAATAGTGAAACATACACACCATATTATCAGATTGACTTCATAAATTTCACTATGGAAGATGAATATCCACGTGTTAGAACAGCAACCTTTGAAACAACGGAAAATATTGACCTTACTCAAGGTAGGGTTGCTGTTCTCATTGCTGGTGATTGTAATGATTTTGGTGGAATAATCATTAAAAAGGATTATGATTCCAAAAAGAAAATTTATAAGTACCAGTGTCAGGGTTTTATGGAGAGAATTATGGCTTCTCCAGTTTATGTTGTGGCTAATGGTGGTCATACAGCACATCATCTTATAAGTGAGTATCTGGCCAGTGTAGGATTACCTTCAGTTAATTTACTTGAACCGGATGAGTATGATGTGTTTATTGATGAGTTTACACAGGAAATGTTGAAAGCTGAAGCGGACATGGAAGATTCTGTGGAAAACTTCAATGCACGTAATGACACCAAAATAGATACAGACAAAGTCACTGGTTACTACGGTCAGAAAAAAGAAGGTGAAGAGGAATCAGAGGAAAGTTCTGAAAGCAGTGATGAAAATTCAGACAACAAAGTTCAACAACAAGAAACGGCCGGATTGATAATGACTGAAACGGAAAGTCATGATGATGACTATGAAGTAATAAACACATTTAAAGCCAAACCTGTAGGGATATATGATAAAACAACTGGTGCAGATTTCATAAGAACACTCATCTTCGATTATGGAATTAATGTTGATTTCTATGGTGATATCAATGGAATTCCTCATTTTGATGTAATGGACATGGAACAATGGAAAAACACAGGGTGGGTTATATCACCTGAGATGGGTTATTCCTCTGATTATGAAAGAACATTTGACATTACAGATGTTGTAACACAAGTTGGTGTTAAAAATATCCAAGCAATTAATGGTAATGGTGAATTATACACAAGTAAGGAATTGTTGGGTGTTGATCTTGAAAGATTCGTTGGTCGTATGGGAACAATCGTAGATAACCCTAATGAGAAACAAGGTGGTGCTGCACAGACTGACCAGATACAGTCAATGTATCAAGATGCTGAGGGTAACCAATATAATGAATCACAAGTAATCTCTACTAATGGTGAACCGAGTTGTAGTCATTGTAAGGAAGCTAATGGTGGAACACAACCTGAGATGAAAAAGTATCAGAAATATTGGGTGAACAAGTGTCCTGGTTGTGGTAAGGGTGTTGGTAGTGAATCATCTGATTCTAGTTCATCGTCAAGTAGTAGTGATAGTAGTGGTAGTTCGGCATCTTCTAGTTCATCAAGTAGTAGTTCGACAACATCAACTGGTCCATTGGAAAGTAAATCAGAAGGGCATGGTAAAACAGTTTGTAAGGAATGTAAATTGGAATACTGTCAATTCTGTGGACATTGTTTAAGTGGAAATTCGTATCAGTTAACTGAAGTTACTAAAATTACGGCAGTCAGTGGTACAACAAGTGCTGGAACTTCAACGGGTGTTACTGCTGGTTCTACATCAGGAAGTAGTGGAAGCAGTAGTGGAAGTAGTAGTAGAAGAAGTAGTGGTGGAAGTTCAAGTTCGGCTAAAGCACCATCTGTTACTCCTGGTAAAAGTGCTAAAAGAAGAGCTTCAGAATATAATGAGGCTAAAAAAGCAGAATATGATAGAATGTACAGAAAAACAAAAAGTATCATGGGACATTAATTTAATAGGTTTAATAAGATAATGGAGTGTGGTTAATCAAATGCCCGAAAACAATGCAGCAAATCCTGATGAAGAATGGGACACTACATTGAGTGCTGGTGAGGAAGCTTCTGGTGAAGGAGAAACAGAAGAAGAAGAAAACACGGCAGAAGATGTTGCTCAAAACAATCCTGAAGATAATAAGAAGTTGTCCGAAATTGTTATGTCGGAACAACTTAGAAAGACTTTTGAGTTGAAACTTACTATTCCTCGCATTCTTAAGAAATTACATACTAATCAATTCTTTTTCATAGAAGTTAGTGATGAGTTCTATGAAACCAATTATCCATCAATAATTAAAGCTATTGCTAATAAGAAATTTGCAAGGTTCGCTGGTTTTGAAAAAGGGAGATTCTTTGTTGAGAAAGTAGAGGAAAAAGGGGGAATGGATGGATGGTCAACCACCATTACCTTAAATCCTATTCCACCGAGTCTTGCTATTTACAGTAAGATGCAAAAAGATGCTCAGAAGGCTTTGGTTCATGCCATCAACATGGAATTAAGATTGCTTGGCGGTGGTGGAACTGGTGGTAGTCCTGTTAATGCTTCTGGTCAAGATTGTAATCCTAGTGATGGTCATGAAACACATCATTGGGGTGGAAAACATAGACAATATCCTCCAGTTTGTACACCTGAAAGTAAGGTAATTAGAGGAAATAGTAATAGACAATATGCTAAAGATACTGCTCAATATGCTGGTAGTAGTAAACAGTTGGTGGAATATGTTGCGAGTCAGTGTAGTTATGTGCGGTATCCTGATAATCCTCGTGGTGAAGAGTGTTGTCCTGAAAAGTTATGGACTGGTAGTAGACCTATTGGAATTAATTGTGCGGATAGTGCAAGGTTGTTGAAGTGTATACTTGATGTGAATGGTTATCAAAGTATTACTTGTCATATTCCTGGCCATTTTTTTAATGCTATTTGGGAGAATGGTGGTTGGACTATTTGTGATATTTGTCAAACAACTTGTTATGGTAAATCTGCTTATGGTCATGCTAATCATGAGGATGAGGGTGATTGTCATCCTATTGGTACTTGGGACAATCCTTTGACTGAAGGATTTATTACTGGTGATTGGTAAAATCTATGATTAAATATTTTATCTTTTTTTTGTGATGTGAAGAGTTGTTGGTTATGGATAAAAAGTTAAGAGATGCTTTGGTAACAAACATAAAGTTACATTTACTTAAACAGGATTGGAAGTATATTGATTATATGTTGGAAGAGGTATACTTGTATAATCGTAAGGGTACTAAAATGATTGTTATTAAACCGTTACCTGATGCTGTTGCCACTATGCAATTTTATGCTATTAATGGTGCTTTTGCTGGTGATGTGATTGATTGGGAAAATGTTCAAAGTAATGGGGAATTAATAGATGCCTGAGAATAATACTGCTACTTCTGATGAAAATTGGGATACCACTCTTAGTGAGGGAGCAGAAGCTTCTGGTGAAGGAGATGGAGAAGAAACTGATGAAACCAACACGGCAGAAGATGTAGCACAGAATAATCCGGAGGATAATAAGAAGTTATCTGAATTGGTTATGTCGGAACAGTTAAGGAAAACATATAACCTTAAATTAATGATTCCACGTATATTGAAAGGTTTAAATACTAATCAATTCTTTTTTATTGAAGTTGCTGATGAGTTCTATGAAACTAACTATCCCGAAATAATTAAGGCTATTGCTAATAAGAAATTTGCCCGTTTTGCCGGATTTGAAAAAGGAAGATTCTTTGTGGAAAAAGTTGAGGAAAAGGGTGGTATGGATGGTTGGAGTACCACCATAACACTTAATCCAATACCACCATCATTAGCTATCTACAGTAAGATGAAGAAGGATGCTCAGAAAGCCCTTGTACAAGCAATTAACTGGGAACTTTCACTTGCTGGTGGTGGTGGAACAGGAAATGTAAATGCTACTGGTGATGATTGTACGGAAACCTTAGAAATTTCAACAACTACCTTTGGAGATGAATCATTTGAAAAATGTGCTCAAACAGTAATTGGGAATAGTAGTGCTAATTATGCTCAAGCAGTGTCTAGTCTTAGTTGTGAGGATGCGATAAAAAGTATTGAATACAGTTATCATGATCATATGAACAATCTTGTTTGTCCTCAGAAACTGGCTGAAAGTTGGCCGAAAATTTATGCTAATTGTGCTGATCATTCAAGGTTGGTTAAGTGTATATGTGATGTTAAGGGTGTTCCTTGTGCTATTTTTCATGGAAGTAGTCACTATTGGAATTATGTTAAGATTAATGGTAAATGGGAGAGTGTTGATTTATGCACTCCTAATAATAATACATGGGATGGTCATCTGAGAAATACTGCTGGTTGGAATGCTCGTGGAAAGAAATAATGGATAAATAATTTAATTTATGGTGTGATTGTTATGAAAGTAAAACCTTCAACTATTGAAATATTAAAAACACAAATAAAACTACATATATCTTCTGAATATTATGATAAATTAGATTCTATGTTAAAAGAGGCTTATATTTTAAATGAAGGAAATGAGAATTTGATTTGTCTACGTTCTTTTGGTGGTGATGGGACTGGCAACATGTGTATGATGTTTTCAACAGTAAATGGTTCATTCTATGATACATGTCCATGGGAATATGTTAAACAAAAAGGAGAACAAATAACTATAATCTAATGGAGAAATAGATGCCTGAAAATAATACTGCTACTTCTGATGAAAATTGGGACACTACATTGAGTGAAGGGGCAGAAGCTTCTGGTGAGGGTGAAGAAGGAGAAGAAACTGAAGAAAATACTGCTGAGGACGTTGCACAGAATAATCCCGAAGATAACAAGAAATTATCAGAGATTGTTATGTCTGAACAACTTCGGAAAACATTTCAACTGAAATTGACAATTCCTCGTATTTTGGAAGAGTTGCATACCAATCAGTTTTTCTTTATTGAAGTTGCTGATGAGTTCTATGAAACGAACTATCCTGAAATAATTAAAGCAATAGCTTATACCAAGTTTGCCCGTTTCGCTGGATTTGAAAAAGGGAGATTCTTTGTTGAGAAAGTAGAGGAAAAAGGAGGAATGGATGGTTGGAGTACTACTATTACTTTAAATCCTATTCCACCCAGTTTGGCTATTTATTCGAAGATGCAGAAGGATGCTCAGAAGGCACTTGTACAAGCGATTAATGATGAGATTGCTTTGAGTGGTGGTGGTGGAACAGTTTCAAGTGGTAGTGTCAATATGCAAACACTTGATGAGATATATTCTATTGCGGCTACTTTCACTTATGGTGGTGCTGGTACTGGGTTGAGTCCTGAAAAGGCTTGGGAGTATTATCAGGGTGGTGGAAGAGTTTTTGATTGTTATGATTGTAGTAATTGGTTGTTTTATTGTTTGAGGGAAAAGGGTATTCCTTGTAGGATTGTACAAGGAGGTAGTCCTTCCAGTTTGAGTGGTACTCACAGGGTTGTTCAGATTAATGAAGGGGGTAGTTGGCATTGTCCTCAACAGGCTTGGAGTTTAACAACGAATTTGAAACCTTTTACTCCTGAGGATAAGTATGGTCTTACTCCTTTGTTAACATTTGATGGTACTAATACGATTGAGGGTGGTAGTTAGATTTGATAAGTGAAGATTTGATAGAATGGATAACACCTAATCTAAAAATGAATTTAGAGGAAAAAGATTGGGTTTATATTGATGATATGTTCAGTGAATGTTATGAAACTGTAGAGAATGGTGAAAAGGTTGTTTCTTTGAAACCACCGGCTTCCTATAATCCACCGGAGGGTCAGATGAAATTGACGATGCAGTTTTCCATGTTGAATGGTTCATTTTATGGTGTGGATGATTGGGAATACATAAAACATGTGGGTAAATTGTTATGAGTAAGATTGTTCCGAAAATAAATGTTAATGTTCCCGGAGAATATGGTTCTGGTATGAAATATCCTGAACCTATTGAAATTTTTTGTTCATTGAGGTATGTTGAAGATTTTGACAATTGTTATCTTTCATTGTATGAGGGTGATAATTTAATTCAAAGAATACATTACAATGGCAGTACTTCTGTTTATATTTCAAATCAAAAACCTTCGGATGAGGAAATTGAATATACTTTTGTTTATGATGGAAATAAAGATTATGAACCGGCTTCCAAGACAGTATCATTTCATTATTATAAATCATCATATTCTCTTTCAAAAATTGATGAGGGTGATAATGTTTCATCATCTTTTATTATGGAGAATTGTAAAATAAACCTGCAACTATTGGAAGGAGACAAAGTTTCACAAAAAGATATACATTACCATACTGATTATTATAATTTTTCAGGTATGTTGGTTAGAACAGAAACTGGAACATTAACTCCAAACAGTTATGGTAGAGTGGAGTATGAATTAACATCCGACATATTATCAACAGCACAAACCACATTCACTGTAGAAGGAGATGATTATTATGAGGAATGTTCCTACACTACCAATTTTGAATGGGTTGCCAAACATACAGCTGAAACGATTCTTACTTTGAATGCTGAAAATATAAGGTACAGGAATGGGTACAGACCAATTCATATGACTGCTAAAGCAGAAAACATTGATGGACAAGCAATTGATGGAACAATGTCATTTTACGTTGATAATGTTCTTGTTTCAGAAGATTCTACCAAAAATGGTGTGGCTTATGCTATAAATCCTAACAATCCACGGGAAACTCCATTTAATTACCGTGTTGAGTTCAGTGGGAACAACACATATGCACCAATGAGTGTGAGTAAAGATGTTTACTATAACAGACAAATACCATTACTAGTCGAGGTAAGAAATAGTTCTGTTAATCATGTAACTGAAGATAATGAAATCAAATTTTTCTTTTGTCGAACAGATGAAACGGCATTAACTAATTCTGCTCTCAGACATAGTATAACATATTATGATAATGATGGAAATGTTATAAACACTGTCACTGGTTTTGGTAGGACTGATAATGAAGGGATTTATACGGTTGTAGCATCGTTGAATGTGGAAGGATCTGCTGAAGTCACAGTTTCATTTACTGCTGGTAGTGGAACTTATGAACCTGTATCCCGAACAGTAACTTGTTCATGGGTTGAAATGGAGGGTGTACATACTCATGGGTGGGTTGAAAGTAGTGGTGCATTATATCCTAATCCGTTGGTAATTGAAGGTGTTATTGAGGATACTAACAATCCTGATCTTGAAAACAGAGAAATAAAATTATACCGTAATGAAACACTTGTAAGTACAACTTTAACTAATATTGATGGAGAATTTGCTTTTGAGGACACACCGGTTCCTAATCGTTTAAGTGATGATAATGATTTTTACACATATTACTTTGAATATGATGATTATGGGACGTCCAAAAGACAAATAGTTAATAAGGTACAATATCTTAACAAATCCACATTCACACAGTTAAATGGTTCATCCACTGTACCAATTGGAAGTGAAGGAACAGTAATATTGAAATTGTCCGATTATGCTGAGAATCTGGTGGATGCCAGTGTAAAAGTGGATATAACTGGATTGGATGAGGGAAAAACAATAACAATACCTTCTGAAATTAAAGAACAAACACTTACTACGGACAGTAGTGGTGAAATTTTATTCACGTTCACACCACAGGAAGTGGGGACATATGAAATAATATTCACCTATGAGGGAAATGAATATTCACCGCCAACAAAGTTTTACAAAATAATCACATATAACAGGATACCAACAACATTAACATTACTTGATAAATCAGAGAACTTAGAAGTAACTGATACTGGAATAATACAAATCAAATTAACAGACACCAATAGTAATATCCTAACCAACAAGAGAGTGCAATGTGACCTTAAACTATTAACTGAAAATGATGAAGAAATAAGAGTACATGATTCCTGTTTTGATAAATTAGTACTGTTTACAGATAGTAATGGTATAATTACTCTTGATTATAATCCAAGCACAGTTGGAGGGGTCACTGGTATTTTTACATTCACATGTTTGGAAGATGAAATCTATTCTTCATCAACATTAACAGAAACTCTTTTTTGGGATTATATGGAAACTTCAATTGTTTTACTCGACAGAACCGAATGGACGGAGGCAACGTTGATGGGAGAAGTTCTGGTGAAATTGAAACGAAATAAAACCAATGAATATATTCCATATCAATTGTTGTCCTCAGAAATATCTTTTGAAGATAATGATACTGAGGGTAATCCAATTCCTATTGAAAGTGTGGAAGGTATTGATTTGGGTCAAGACAGACTGACAAACAGTAATGGAGAAACCAAATTTGGATATATTCCTTATAAAGGATTGTTGTTGGGTTATTATACAATTTCATTTGCTGGAAATAACATATATGCATCTTCTACATTTTTTGATGACTATGGTATTGAGTGGGATAAGATTGAAACAACCATTTCAGCTAATAATGTCACAGCATATGAGGGGAGATATACTGATTATAGTACTGATATGACTAATTCTTATACTGAATTGTCAAATCCTTCACGGATTGGTTTGGATTGGGAAATATTGGAACTTGCTGGAGCAAATGATGTTCCCGAGAATGTGGATACTGATGGTGTGAATGTTGTTTTAGGAAGGTATGAGAGGAATGTGTTTAAAATTCCTTTCCTACGGAATGGGAAATATAAAATAACATTCATGGGTGGTTATGGTGCTTATGTTGGATTATGTAATAGTTATTCCAATTTAGCCAAATGGGAAACAATTTATCTTATACCAACAAATGGGTATATTCGAAATGCTGCAAATGTTCTCGAATTTACCATCGATAATGAAGATATAACAATAACAGTCAATGAAAATACTACAATCAACAAAAGCATTGCCTTAACTTATGGAGAACATCTATATTTCTATTCACATCAAAACAATACAAACGACCCATTAACATTACAAAGCATAACAGAAATTACTCAAGTTCCATTGAATGAACAGAGTATCGGAACAGACCCTGATTACACAAATTTCCATGCAAAAGTGGAAACTGTGAACACACAAACAGAACACACTTCAGTGAAAGGAAATAATGTTTACTGGAGAATAAACTATGATTCATCAAGAGTCAGACCAGTTTATGAAGGTGATTTGCCGGATTACTATTTCTATGGAACTTTAGATGAAAACATGGAAGCAAACGTAAGATGGACTGACACAAATGGAAACCTGATGAATAATGGTGAAAACATTATTAGGGTTGATTTCTTAGGAAATGACATATTTTATCCATGTTTTACAAGAATAACATATACAGAATTAAGAAGAATACAACCTCACTTGGAAGTGGAAGTGCAACCATTGGAAGAATATAATTATGAAATGCTGAATGGAGTTCCACTTGGACTTGAAGCCACCCTCACAGGAGAAAATAATGAACCATTAATAAACATTCCTTTAACAGTGACATTGGATGAAGAAGTGATTGGAGTTTACAACACTGATAATAATGGTCATGTTTCAACACAAATCATACCTCACAAAACAGGTTATATGCCATTGAGAGTTTACTATAATTATGGTGATAACATTGACAGATGGATATAATGCAAATTATTATGAAGAATATCTATATATTGACCCGGATGACACCTCATTTCAATTTGTGAATTTACCTACAACATTAACTAATGCGTATGATAATCGTTATTTTGAAGTGAAGGTTGTCTTGAAAAATAGTTTTGGTGAAGGAAATAGTGGTCAAACAATTTATTGGTACCAGAATTATGGAGACAGACTTACAAGTAATGAGTGGGATGAAGCAGAACTTGGATTAACTTCAGTAACAGATGCGAATGGTGTGGCTAAGAAAATGTTCCCAGCCCGTGCTGGTGTAAAATTAATCAAAGCAACCACCCGTGAGGACAGTGGAGATAATGAGTATTTGGAGATAACTTCTTATATTGATTATGATATTCGTAATGTGTATGAGGGTGGTCATAATGATGCAGAAGTGTATTATGATAATGAAAATGATGTTCGGATGATTACTTCAACTTTTCCTGTGGTTGATGGCAAAGTTATTATTCCTTTGAATGATTATACACCACCCGGATTGTATGATGTTAAAGTAGAATATATAAACAATGCACAATCTCCATGTAAAACATATTCAAATTCACAGTTAACTGAGAGAATTGTGAGGAAAAAGGAAGGAAACTGGGAATTAAATACTAATTCAGAGTTGTGGAATGATGAAAAGGGAAGGTTTGAGGAAGAAGTTACACGCCAACTAGAAATAGAAGCCACATTAACAGATGAATATAATAAACCTATGACAGACGTGGGTATTGTTATTGAAGATGGAGTTAAACCTAGGAATAGAAGAACCAATGATGAAGGAATTTTAACTTTTCATTATATTGGCAGATCACCTCTTGTTGCTACATCTCATACATTTTCTTATCCACAGAACAGGGAATATGCAACCACGTCTACTATAGTTTATTCATATACTAAAGCATTGAAACCATTTTTTTCTATTAAAAAAGGTGTGGAGGAGTATTTCTATGAACCTGGAACAAGCACACCTTACTTGATGACCACACAGACAAAGGACTTATTAAAGGATATTGATTGGATTAATACAAAAATTCTTTCTAAGGAACAGTTTGAAGATAACATGAACCTCATTACTTATGCTGGAAATGATGTTGATTTAAATGTAAGATCATATTATTATAATAAGAAATATTATTCCAATGATGAGGAAATTAAAAGAAATAGTGATGGTGCTGGAATATACTGTGACTTTGATGATGAAGGTCATGATTTTTATTACATAAAATACTCAAATGGTAACACTACTGTTGAAAAGAGTGTGTGGGAGAATGCTCCGAGTTATAAGGATTTTGTTGTTTGTTCTGAAACTCCAATGTTATTTAGTGATGAAGACACTGCTACGCTTTATCCTAATTACTTCAAAGTTAATGATAAATCCTTATGGTTGATTGACAGAAAATCAGCAACTGATGAAGGATACACAGGGTATCCCAATTCCGAACCAAAAGTTACAGATGGTGGATTAAATCTTGGACAAAGATATGATTGTATTTTTAACAAAGCCTTGGATATGAGTGGAACAAAAGAGTATCTGGTTACTTTGAGGTTGGTTAATAAGTATACAAGGATAGGATTAAGAAGAACATATAATGGCAATGTACTGCAAACTTATTTTGACCTTAACAAGCAATGGTATAATACTCATCTTCCAAAAAGAACAACCGTGACTTTCCGAATATATTATGACAGAAAATTAAATCAAATTAGAGTGTCTCATGATAATAAAAGTTATAAATTAATCAGTGGACATGGTGAAACGGATTATAAAATATATCTTTACAGTATAAGCAATGAACTTGACAGTGAAGTAGTTTCTATAGAGGAAAGATTATTATGAAGAATAAGGTGACAACAGATTCCAATGGATTTGGAAATACTAAATATCAAAAAGCATTAACAGTACGAACACCAGTAACTGCTTCATTAGTGGATAATGATTTTTATGACCCTTCAGTTCATCTTAGACTAAATGTAGATTCATATCCAAGAATCAAAACCATTATCCAGAATGATGCTTCCAAAATAGGAACAACACATTATAATGAAAAATGCAAATTAAACTGTGTGTTAAGTGATGAGAATGGTGATGAGGTAGGGAATGTAAAAGTCAAATTCAAAACAAAAGAAGCCGACATTAAAACACCAACAGTTGATGACCATGGTTACGGTGAAGTAGAATATGTTCCAACAACTGGAAAAGACTTCAAATACACATGTGAAGTTAGTAACAATGGAATTCACGGAAGTGCTGAGGAAACATTTACCGTAACCAATGACAAACAAACACCACTAGTAACCATCAAAAAAAGCACAGACACTATTGAGTATGGTGATAATCTAAGAATTTCTACTGGTTTAACTGAAAGTGCGAAATCAGTTAAACCTAACAATCCATTATCAGGGTATACTCTGGGATTGTATACTCTTCCTTCCTCAAACAATGGAAACATAACATTTGCAGAAACTGATGAAACCAAACTTGCTAATGTTGTTACTGGAAAGGAAGGTATTGTTATTAAATCTTTCAATAAGATTCCTGTAGGAAGTTATAAGATTTACTCAGTATTCTGGGGTGATAAGAGAGATACTAAAGACCAAAATACCATAATAAGTCGTAATCCATTGTTCCACTGGGCATGGAATTACTGTCTTGTAGATGTTGTTCCAAGAACTGTTGGTTTTGAAGGAAATACTAAAGTAGAGATTGACGGGGGCAAGTTTGACAAATACATAGTTACTCTTGTTGATAAGAATGGAGACCCCATGGCCGGAGTAAATGTAGTTATTAAAGTAACCAATCTTAGTAATGATAAAACTTTAACAAGTTCAAGAACATCACCTTTGAAAACTAATCCTGAGGGTAAATGTGGTGTTGATTTTGTGGATATTGCTCCGAGTTCACCATTGCCTCATTTGTTACCTTGTGTTATTAAGGGATGGAATGTTGGTGCTAAGTATAAAGTTGAGTTTATGTTTAATCGTAATGATTATGAAATTCTTCACTATCCTAATTATAAGATTACTTCTTTTACTGGAACAGTGGTGTTTACTAAAGCTGATACTTCAATGATTTATGTTATTAATGAAGAAGAGGGTTTGAAAGTAACTCTTTCCAGAACTGCTGGTGGAATCGCATTGGCGGGTAAGAAAATAACATTCAAAGAGGGGAAAGTATCTGTTACAAAAACTACGAACAGCAATGGAATTGCTATATTAACTTCTGATGATTTGGAGGGTGGTGAACATACTTTAGATATTAGTTTTGGTGGTGATGATTTATATAATCCATGTTCCATAACAGCTAAATGGACTAATGTGATTATTGATGATTGTACTACACTCGCAACATTTACTACAATGAATGAAAGATGGTATGGTTCTTATGAAAATTATGCATGGTATAATCCTCGTAAATATTATTCAGATAGGTTAAGATATTATTGTAATGAATATGGTAAAGGAAAAGTAGAAGAAGATGACGGAGTAACTGCTGAAACTGGAGTTATCATGAAATGTAATAATATTACATGTAATGGTAATTGTGATATTACTTTCAAGTTAAAGTTCAAAACTGGCCGGAAAGATCATGGTTTTGGTGCTCATTTTGGTTTGGTACAACCGAATTATGTTACTGCCGAATTTGCTCCAGCAAGGTTTGAGTTGTTTAACAATCCTGGTGGAACATTCAATAAGTATTTTATTCATGATACTAATCGACGTCATGTTAAAAGTTTTAAAATGAGTTTTGAGTTTGATAAATGGTACCGCATGGTTTTCCAAGTTCGTGGCCGGAAAGTTACTTGTAAGAATTTGGATACTAATGAACAGTATACTGGAACTACTGATGTTAATACTGAGGGTTTGCAACCGTACATTATGACATTTTTGAATTATTGTGAAACGAGTATACGTGAGCTGAAAATGGAATTAAAATAAGTGAGTATGAAATGTTGTGTAAAAGGAAATTTTATAGTAATATAACATATGAATAATAATTGTTTATTAAAAAAAATATTATGTGACAATAATAAAGTTTCTTTTTTTTAGTTTTTTTTCCCTTTTTTTTACACAACTCAGATTAAAATTATTATCATCTTAACAATAGGAATTTTTCCATAAGAAGTGTGGATTGTATGTCTTTTTTGGGCATAATAAATTATCATTACCAGATTTTGTTGTTAAATAATATTTATTTTATTGAGTTAACATTAAATTTTTTTCTTTAAAGAATTTTTGTTGTTTTTTGTACCATATATCCGTTTCCAACTGATAAAATTGTTGTTTAGAAATAGGATTATGTTTTGTGGGTACAATTATTCACAATTATTGATAATTTTAATAACAATTATAATTTATTAATTAAAGTTTTTTTTCAATAATGAAAAAATAATAAATATTATTTACATTTATCCAATATGTTTTATACTTTCCATACTTCTTATGGGTATGGATTCTTATTGTTATGATTTTTAGTTTTATTTTTTTAAATATTTAAATTTTATTATTTTATTATAAAACCTATAGGTATATAAATTTTTTAGAGTCATGACAATAAATTGCAATACAATAAATATAAAGAAAGGAAGTAATGGAGATACTGTAAAGGAACTTCAAAAATATTTAAAATACTACAAATATTATGATAGCAACATCGACGGATCATGTGGTGACTACACAGTTTCTGCCATAAAACAATTTCAGAAAAGACATAACTTAATAGTGGATGGAGTATTCGGAAAACTTTCATGCCAAGCCAGTTACATCAACGGACACGATATAAGTGCATCCAATGAGGTAATACCAATAAACAACTGGAAGGACATTCAGAAAAGATACACTGAATATGTTAAAACCAATGGAAAAGAACCAAACATAATGTATATCGACAAGGAATATCCTTACGAACACATTACATTAGCAAAGTATAAGGAAATCAGTGGAAGGTATGACAAATGGGTTAAAGAACATGGAAGCGACCCAACATACATGAACATAAACAAAACTACAACCACAAATACAACCAATACGACAACCAATTCCAACCAAACAACATTTACCATCAATTACCTCTGTGAAAAGAGTGGAGGGAACTGTTTAGGACAGATAACGGGTTATCATTGTGGTCCTCACAGTATAAAACAATGTCTTAGGAAATTTGGAATAACGGGTTATTCTGAATCAACCATTGGTGGTTACGCTGGAACAACAAAAGCTGGTACAGGTCATGCAGGACTTGAAACAGCCATAGCCAAAATAGCCAGACTTGAGGGAATAACACTGAAAGTAGAATGGAAAAACTTCAGTGACCTCGGAAATACTGTGGCTGAAAGATTTAAAAAATATGGTGAAATAATAACTTCTTCAAATAAGGCTTGTTTCTGGCATGAAATGTACAGAAATCAATATGGACACTATTCTCTTCCTAAAACCGTCAATACAAAAAGTGGAAATTTGGTTATTGCCAACAGTTTAGGTAGTAAATGTTCTGCTCCAGCTTATTGTGGTTATATGGAAAATAGAAGCTTCAACACACAAAGGAGTTATCTTGCGGGAATCAGTCAGAAAAGTATTTGTATCATAACAAAAGTATAATTGATTATGAGTAAAAAGGGTTCTCTTGAAGAAAGATATTTGGTTAACTTTTTAGAAGATAATGGTTATGCTGCCACAAGGATTCCAGCAAGTGGTGGTGCTACAAAAAGTGACCGTCCAGATGTATTGGCTGGTAACGGTAAAAACTGTTATGCTTTTGAAGTGAAATCAAGTAAAAAAGACATAATATATATTCGAAAAGAACAGATTGATGAACTGTTACGGTTTAGTTTTAAATTTGGGGCGAAACCCTTTGTGTGTGTAAAATTTACAAGAAAACCATATACAATTATTAATGTCAATTCATTGGAAAGAACACCTAAAGGAAATTATAAAGTTAAACGTGAAAACATAATCCAAGGTATACTATTGGAAAACATAAAATAATATATGATAATGGAATTTAAGAAAATGAATATTGATTCACTGGTAATAAAATTAGCGGAAGAATATCCGACGGAAACTGAAAAAGTTAGGGAGATAAAACTTTTAATCAAAGAAATTGAAGAAGAAAAAGATGTTACAAACAATATTGAAGCACTTCAACAGATATGTAATGATTTGTATAACATTTCTTCTTCAGAGAATTTAATAGAATTACAAGTTATAATAAATGAATACAGGAACAAGTATGATGTGACGGATCCTCGTGAAATTATTAATTGGGATAATGGTAGAGGATTTGTGCAATAAAACTGAATGTTCATAATGAATGTTTTAGGGAATATAAAAAAAAATAATAATATTTTCCCCTTTTTTTTATTATTTTTTTCTTCCTTTTTTTTAATTTTTAGTAACAATGTTTAATGAAGAAATAGTTGGAAATGATATTGATTACAATTGGGTGTTAGATAGTGAGGGTGACCTTCAATTGGTTCGTGGTAGTGAAAATCTTGGACAAGCTATTTTCTTAAGGTTATCTGCGTTTATTGGAAGTTTAGACTGGTGCTACAATAATTATGGTAGTGAAGTAAAAGAATGGCTTGGAAAAAATCAGAATGTTTACACTCGAAACACACTTGTAGCAGAAATAACAAGAAGAGTTACCCTTGACCCAAGAATTGATGAAACAAATGTGGAAATAGTAGACTGGACTAATACTAGTATTGGAATTAAAATCATAGCTAATGTGAAAGATGGAACAACATTTCAGGAATTTTTCATATTCAGTGATCTTCCTCGTAGAGATGATAATGTAAATTCACCTCAATGGCACAATACATGGATTGATACTCGTGAAGATGGTTATTATGCAAAACCTGGTGAACTTGTTACTGTCACATGTAAAGTCAGATACACAGATAATACGGTTAAGGACAATTCTGTAGATAAGATTGTTCCGATTGGTGAAGTTTCATTGTATATTGGTGGTTATCATGTTGATATTGAACAGAATCCTCAAGAAATAGGACAAAGTTATGCTAAAGACCCTGGAACTTGCATATTTACTTTCAGAGTTCCACCTTTTATTAAGAAGGGTGTTCATGACCTTGTTTTTAAGTATAAAGGTATTCGTGGTTATAACAGTTGTGTTGGCAGTACTCAGATTCATGTTGTGGAACGTATTCCTACTGTTATGGAATTCCAGTATCCTCTTAAGCATGTACCATGGTATTATGCTAACCCAGTAGATACGTTTACAGAGCCTAAAGTTCATATAATTGATGCTAATGATTATGATGTAGAACATGGTGAAGTAAGATATTATCTTAGTGACCATTATGATGAAGATACTCTTATTTTCATTGAGTTTCCTATTATTTTTCATAATAGTGTGATGATTCCGAATAGGGTGCGAATGTATTGTAATGCAAGGGTATTGGATTATACTGAGAAATATGTGTTCAGAGTAAATTATATGTTCCGGCCTCATGATATTTTTGAATTGGTTGGAGCAAATGGGGAACATATTGATTACTTGGAATGTCTTTATGAAAATGCTAAAAAAACAGGTAATGGTAAAAGTGATGACATAATCTTTTATCTGGTTTCTACTAAGCATACAAAGCCTTATGAATTTGTTGATGAAGAAAATGTCAGAGTTGATGATGACAGAAATGATGATATTGATGTTCAACGATATGACAATTCCAATATAACTATGAGGGTGGTTGAATGAAGAGAGTTTGGACAGTATATGGTCTTGTACAGATTAACACTGAATACCAGAAATGGATTGTGCTTGATGAAGATGGAAAGGAAGTACAGAAAGAGGGTTATTTTACCATTGTTGATTATGATGGAATGGCACGACCTGTACTGAAAGCTCCACTGGATATGAGTTATGGTTGGAAGAATCTTACTGCTATTTATGATGATGAGATTAAACAGAAGTATCAGAGTGTTCTTAAACGTACTCTTCTTTATTTGGGTGCTAAGGTTTATTTGAATTGTCCATGCATCTTCTTTGATGAGAATGATAAAACTATTACATTACGTGCTGATCTTTTTTATCATAATAGGAGAGTTCCGGGTGGTGTTGGTAGTTTTTATCATAATAATAATATTTTGGATTCTTCTTATGTTTATGTGAAGGATGGTGTGGCATGTGAAGTTTTTGATGTGCCTGATGAGTTGGGTGTGTCTAATAATGATTCTTTCATGTTTGATTTTTATGCTAATACTGATTTTCAGTTAGCTCCCGCCTTTGATAATGGTGTTATTTATGTTAATCAAGTTCCACGGGATAAAGTTCCTTTAAGGGTTGATGTGGAAACTGTTATTGTGAATGAGGCTGAAGATGCTAAGTTGGTTGCAAGGGTGTATCATAAGAATTATGTTGATTATGTGAAGTATCCTGATAATTTGCTTCATACTTCTGAGGGTTATGTTGAGTTTTATATTGATGGTAAAAGGGTGGAAACTGGTAATGGTAAGTTTAAGTTTGATTTGAATTCTGCTGGTTTTGCTACTGCTCCTTTTAGTGCTACGATGGGTAAGGGTGTTCATAAGGTATTGGCGAATTTTTATCCGGACACTCCTGATTCCAATGCAAGATATGTGAAAACTGGTGGATGTGGTACTCTTTATATAGGAGATGACCCTGACAAACCACAGATTTCAACATCAACTCCTTTATGTACATTTATTGGTAATGAAAATAAGACAATTACATTTAACAGTAATGAATTCTTAAAGGGTAATTTAAGATTATATATTGATATGAAACCTGTGGCACTGCTTAATTCCAATACTGATGATGGTAGCTTTGACGTGAATGGTGTGAAAACAGTTGATTTATCATTTGACAGCTTAGAAGATACTGATAATGAAAATTATCGGTGGAATTTCACGGGACACCACAATCTTGCATTGAAGTATACAATAGATGATGGTGATTATTATCCATTAGAGTTCTGGTATTATCTTAATGATTTGTACATTCAAAGACAAACATTAGTCAAGGTAGATTGTGAATTGGATAATAACACTATTGAAGATAATGATGAAAATGTGTATGTTGGAAACAATTCATTTTACATTAATGGAACAAACCCTGTTTGGTATTCACCACACACCACAGATAAAAGCAAAACAATTGGAAACAAACTAATTATTAATGTTGAAGATTTAGAAAATCCAAAATACACAGTTAATGAAGGACATGTAAGAGTAACCTTCATAACTCGTTATAACAAATCTTTGGAGGAAAATTTAGATGACTAATAATTTCTCAAAAGGAGATATTATACTAAAACCGGATGGTAACAGAATAACAAGACAATCATTGCTTGCTGATGCCATATCATATTATCAGGAAAAGTACCAACAAAACTTGACAGATGTATGTGATTTCAGTGAAGGTAGTGAGATTAGAACATTGCATGAAAGTTTCTTGGTGGAACTATTCAGTTTGTACCGGGAAATGTTCAGAACAGCAAAAATGAAATTTGTTCTGGATAGTGAGGGAGAATACTTGGATAGATTGGGATGTGAATATCATCTTAGACGTCAAACTGGTAAACAAGCAATGGGTAGTGTAACATTCAGTGCTAAAGATTTAAGAAGTGGTAACATCACAATACCTCAAGGAACAATAATTTTAAACAGAAAAACTGGTTATGAATACCGATTAGACCATAATGTTACCATTACTGGAACATCTACTCCGACAAATGGTACTGTTCATAGTGTTTATGAAGGTTCTCAATATAATGCAAAGGCCAATGAATTAACAGCTTTTGAGGATGTTTCCACATTTAACAGGACAGTTAATGTTACGAATAATGGTCCTATTACTGGTGGTTTGGATAAGGAGAATGATGCTGATTTTCGTACACGAATTTTAAATGCTAAACGTGAGAAAAGTTGGGGGACAGTTCCGGTGTATAGTAATCTGATAAGGAATGCTATAAATTCATATAATATTAATAATGAAGATCTTTCTAATATGGGACTTGTTTATGGTACTTTCCAGTATGGTGTTCATGATGTGCAGTTTATTGATCCGAAGTTTTTGATGGAAGATGAGAAACGTCCTCCTCATTACAAGGATGGTACTAAGTGGGAAGATCTTGTTAATGCTAGTTTTGATGATAGGAAAAAGCATTATTGTACTGATTGTTCAAGGGTTTTGTTTGTGAATGGTAATATGAAGCCTTGTAGTGATGAGTTGTTGAAGAATGTGGAGTATGTGATTAGTCAACAGAATAATCTTGTTATTGGTCATAATTTTCATGTGCAAGCTGCTGAGATTATTCCCGTGTATTTGAGTATTGAAATGTTTTGTAGTGTTCATGTTACTGAGGATACTGTTTATCGTCATTTGGCTTGTTTTTTTAATGGTGGTACTGTTGAGGGTAAGAGTGGTTCTGTGAATTATGGTGGTGTGAATATTGGTGAAACTATTCCTAAGAGTTATTTGTTAGATGTTTTGGAGAATATTCCTGGTGTTGAGCAAGTGGGTAGTATTCATCGGTTGAAGTATGATAATACTCTTGATCAGTATAATAATTGGATTGATAATGTTGATAATACTTATACTTATACTGATGATGAGGGTTATAATTTCACTAGAGGTACTAAAGCGGAGGATACTATTAATTTTTGGGGTTGGACTAATTTTAGTAATTTAACTTGTGAATGCGGGCAAGTATTTACGGTTGGAAGTAAAAAGGAAGCAGATAAACATTCTGAAAACATGTTTGATTTGGATATACATATATTGAAAGGGTAATAAAAAAAAAAGAGTGAATTCCTTTTCTTGTTTTATATTTTATTGTAAAGTAAAAAGGTTTATATATGATTTAGAGTATATAATAGAACATAAAGAGAGAACTGGTGTTAAAAAATATATACATGGATATTTACTCCTAAAAAAGTTTGATTAAAAAAAAAACGGTTGTAAATATATTATACCGCAATATTGTTTCATTATTTCAATATTTGTTAAATTTTATTGATTTAGATTGACTCACATCTAAAATAATGTAAATTGTTTAAGTCATTGAATTTAAAAACATAATTCCTTTCTCAAAGCGTTTAAAAAGTTTCTGTAAAATACTTCTTTGCTAAGATTACTAAACATATATATACTCTAAAAAGTAGGATGTAAATATTCCATGACCCCTTTTTTATCACTTGCTCTTTATATTATAATAAATATTTTTTGGAGACTATTATTTTATGACAGAATTACCAAAAGCACCAATTACTAGAATTTGTAAAAATTGTGGTGCTGAAAGAATAAGTAAAGATGCTGAAGCACTTTTAACTAAAGCAGTAGAAGATTACACTAAAAAATTAAGTGAAGCTATCATTGATGTTAGTAAACATGCTGGTAGAAAAACTATTCAACCTGATGATATTGAAATAGTTTTAAAACATTTCAATTAGGAAACAAGTTCTACTAAGAGAACATTTTATATTTAACTATAATTAACTAACAACCCTTCACCACCCTCTTGAATTAAAAAAAAGTGGAATTTTCTATTCCCATACTATTTTACTCGTTTTAATATTTTTGTATGATATTTATTATTTCTTTTTAGGAACATAAAATTATAACAATTACACTTACCATCATATGGAATAAAAAAAAAGAAGATTTTTAACCACAAAAAATGGGGACAATACAAACATTTTTTTTTGAGGAACAATAAGAATAATGCCTGATGAAAATAAATTAAATATAGAAACTGATTACTGGGAAGCAATTAAGAATAGGTTACATGAAGAAAGTGCACTTCAACATCCAGACAATGGTGTAGCACCAATTCTTAAACTAATAATTAATTACACATTGAATAAATTCAGTGAAGATAATATACTATTTCTTGATCAAGGATTTATACTTACAGCAAGTGGATTGTACCTTGACATTTATGGTCATGAATTAGGATTACCACGAAAAGAAGGAGAATATGCAACAGGTATTGTGGAATTTTCATTAAACAGAGAAATTCCAAAAACACAGGAACCTGTTAAATTAGAAAACGAAGTAGAAAATGGTATTGTTTATGATTACCGTCCTGAAGAATTTCAAACACTACTTGACAGAATTAATGCTGAAAGAATAGAGGATGATTCTGTTGAAACTATTTTTGAAGTTCGACCAGCAACCAACACATTCACTATTCCGGAAGGAACATCTATCTTTTCAGAAACTGGATTTGAATACCTTTTACTTGATGATGTGACATTCAATAAGGGAGATACTATTCGTGAAGGAAGAGTGAAAGCATTAGAAAGTGGACAACGATACAATGTTGGAGTCAATGAATTAATATTATTTAATGCCGATTCAGTTGATAAAGATTTAGCAGTGACCAATCCAAAAAGTATTACTGGTGGAAAGGATGGAGAATCAGATACTGAATATGGTCAAAGATTACTTAATAATAATAGTGTTAACATAAGTGTCAACTACCTAAAACGACAGGGTATTGTTATTTATACGAAGGGTGAAAGGGATGAAGATATTCGTACCAAGATGACTAGCTTCAATCCATACTTATTCAATGAATATGCTTTAATTCCTCCAAACAATGAAGTTGCTGATTATACACTTCATGAGTTAATTGTAAATGATTGGACAATGGTTTATATAAAAGGGTGGTGATGTTTTTTGGAATATTTGGAAAATGATTTTGCACAGATTGAACATATTAATCAAGTAATTGCTAATAATTTGGATCATGAAAGTTGGGATTGTTTTGATACTTATGAATTGTTAAGACAGTTTCCACATCTTGGCACGTTTCAAGAGGGTAAGCCTGAACAAAGTTTTCTGGTAATCCCTGATAATGTAAAGAATATTTATGATGAACCTGTGAATGGGTTTAGTTTCATAAGGTATAATTCTTTTATTATTTCCATTAAAAAGGGTACTGTTAAGGAAAATGGGAAGAATGTTGAGTATTATGAGTATACTTTTGAAGTAAGAAATACTTTATGGGATGGTACTTATAAGATTTCCAAGACTTTTAAGGATAAAAATGGAGAATATGTTAAGTTTGCAGAGGAAGAGTTTACTGTAACTCAGAGTGATGATGAACTTGACAAATCAGCAGAAAACCTTAATACAATTGTTGTAACTGTTTTTGGTAATGATAAAAATAAGTTACGTGTTTGTTTCCATATGAATATGGCTGGTAGTGGAAGAATCATTGATTTCACTTCACTTCCGCTTGTTTTGGATAGTAAAACAGATTTTGTTCATCAGTATGATACAGTTAATTATGAAAAAGCTACCGTGTCCTTGAGTAATGGTAGGGAAGGTAAGAATATTAATGTGGAATTAGTTCCATGTGATGAAGCTGGACGAAAAATTACCTATGATGCTACAAAAGTTGGACCATATTTACCACCACAAACATTTAAGGGTGTTAAAAAGGAATTCAATGTTACCTATGGTGAAACAAGTGTTCCTGGTGATTATTATTGTAAATTATCGGCTTCTTCAACTGAAAAAACTATTAAACCAGCTGCTGATAAAATAATTCATGTTAAGAAAGTGCAGAATGAGAAAGCTGTACTGGATTGGGGTGATGACAGTCTTTATAAGAACATTTACAAAGGTTGTAGACATAAATACAGATTAAAATTCAATCTTCAAAACGAGATGGGTGGTCAAGGAAAAGCAGAAAAACTGTTAGATATTCCAGTAACTGTTACATTCGTTCAAGCCAGTGGTAAAAAAACTGTTTATGATTCAGCAATTAAGAAAGATGAATCCAATAATGAATATTACATTGAAGTAACAGTTTCTTATAGGAATTATTATGAAGACCATAGTCGGTTAAGTGTTGAACTTAGTTCTGATTATGGTTTTGGAAGGATACAAACAGAAAAACTAATTAAACATCCATGGTTTATTGCAGATACTTATGATGACATTGTTTCCCAGTTATACTTAACCAATAATGAGGGAAAGTATGTGAATGAAAAAGGTGTTGTTGTAACAGATCCTGTGGAAAATTATTATGGAACAGATTTTGTATTTGTTAAAAACAAAACATATAATGTTAATAAATCCTTATTAATTAATCGTGATTTCACACTTGCTTCTGTTATTGGAAAGGAAAACAATTATGCTACATTTGAAGGCAATTATTATACAATTATCAAAACTGTTAATCCATCTCCTTCAAGTTCTAATTTGACAAAGGTTAATCTTGTTGGTTTAAGATTTATGCATGGTGGTTGTGCTATTCATTCAAGTGCTGGAACAAGATTACTTATAGACCGTTGTATATTCACACAGAATCAGCATGAAGATAAACATCATAAAGGATGTAGTGTTTACATACCTGAAACTGATTACAGTGTTAAACATCCTGAATTATGGAAAACAGAAATACGGAACAGTCACTTTGAAAACAACAGAGGAAATGAAATACAGAGCATTGGTACAACAAGAATTATTTATAATAAATTTGTTACAACGGCTTCTAAGTGGTTACAACAACCTGAAGTTAAAGTTGTTAGTGTAAAAGGAGGTAGTACCTATTATGCTAATAATATTTCATACATTAACACTGGTAAAAAACCAATGGTATCTAACCACAGTTATGCTAAAGCATTAGCTTATGTGGCTTGGGGTGCTACATTTAATGGTGCTGGTCCAAGATCATTACAGGGTTATAATGCCTTACCATTATATAAAAATTATAATAACCAAGCATACACTTACAGTATTTATTATTATCCTTACGGAAATGTTCGTACAAATATTGTATGTAGCCCAGAATGGGGTAAGGAAAGAAAAGCTACTGGTCACAGCAGTGCTATAGAGAATTGGGTTTATTATGATGGTTATTACTTCCTTCGTTGGGAGGGTGGTAGAAATACTGGTAACACTCGTGACCCTTGGACTAAGGAAGAACTTGCACCACCTAAAATTCCTGGAATATACAGTATTAATGGTGAGAAGTTTGTTGAGGATTATGACCCACGGATTGCTAAAGCAAAATGTTTAACAAGTTACTTTGATTAGGGGGAGTTGTGATTTGAAATTGGATGATGATTTTGAGATTATGGCCATTTTATCAATATTACTCTTAGCTCCATTTATTCCGGCATTTATTATTACGGCATTGTTATCTTTGTTTGTTGTTAATTTGAGTGGGATTAATTTTTTAGGTTTTGTTTTTTGTTTATATTTCCTAATTATTATCTTATGGAGCTTAAGAAAGGGTTAAAATTGGTGTGTGTTATTTGTGTATTTTAGGAATAAGTTTAACAAGGAATTTTTGTATTTGTGTAATGAGCAGCCTAAGGGTGGTAGTGTTCGGTTGGATGATAAAGACCATGTTTTTTGGGTGTTTCGTAGGAGGAACTTGATTGGTCTTCCATCTGGAAAATCTGATTATTGTCCTAAAACTGTGCAGGTGATTCCTTTGTTGTTGTTTAACAAAATTAGAAGTTCAAGTAATGAGGATTTGAATGTTGAAGATTATATGATGATTTGTGATGACAAAAGCGATACCACCATTACTTGTTGGTATGACCCAAATTATGTTTCAGCACAATCAGAAGATAAGATTTGTGATTTTGGTGTTAAAAATATAACAGGAGATTTAAATGGAAGAGAAGTTTGAAAAAGTGTTGGATGATTTTTGTAGAGCATATAATGTTGATTCCAGTATTCTTAGGAAATATTTATGGTCTATTGAAATGGGTGATTTGTTGAATGCTGATATGTATCATTCATTGTTGTATGAGGAATGTCCTTCCAGATATTTGGGTGAAATGGAACAGGATTTGAAAATTATAACTAAACAGTATTTTGAAAAGGTATGAGATTAAAGGCAAAATATATTGGTGATGATGTCAGTCTTGATGAGTATAATGCTTATCAATACTTATTATATCATATGACTGGTTGGAATGAAACTGTTCAACTTGACATGGAAACTCCACATAAGGGAAAGTTAGCATCATATAAGTTAAACCAAAATACATTACTATTAAATGAAAGAAACAATACTTATAAAATTGCAGATAACTTACCTGTGAACACCACATTAAACCTGACAATTTCAGATGTTGCTGACTTTTTTGACACACGTTATGTGAAAATAACATGTACTCTGTATTATAAAGATGGAATTGTTGATAATGATACTGAATTTCAAGCAAGTGACGCTCCTGAAGTAGAACTTGAAGGAACTAATGTAGCTCACACACAACCGGATCCAGTTAAGGAATTTAAAAATGTTACTGTTGATTGCAGTATAATTAAGGATGTTATGACCATACCATTATTTAAGGATGGTAAAGCGTTACTGAAAAAGAATTCATTATTATTCCGTGAAATCAAACTCAATCTTAATTTTAATGTTATTCCATGGATTGATTTAGTAAATGGTAAAGCCAACGAACCTTATGAAATATTAGTGGACGATGTGGATAAGCTAAGTCATATTATTGAAAATGCACCAAACGATGGAACAAGCACTATTATTCGTTTAGACAGTACTAAAGAATATTTTGTACCTGAAACACTAATAATCAGTAAAGGACAGAATATTGAGATTCGTGGCGGTACGGGTGAACATATCAAGAACAGAACACCAATTATGGGTGAAGCAGTAATTGATGGAAAATTCTGTAAAAGAACATTTATCGTGAAACCTGGTGCTGAATTAAAGTTAGACCACTTGTGTTTACAGAATAACAATTCTTATGGATTGGGTGTTTATGATGTTGGACGTGGTGGAGCAATACTTGTAGAAGCCATAAGAAGAGAGGATGGTGTTAACAGGTATGGTGTGTTGCGTTGTAGTAACTGTACTTTCAAAAACAATGTAGCCAATATGGGTGGAGCAATTTTCTCATACCATGCTGGTTGTTTTATTGATAAGTGTGTGTTCTTGGATAATAATTCTAAGAGTAGTGGTGGTGCTGTTTATTATTCTGCTAATAATGTCAGACTGCATTTTGCTAATATGGTTGTGGAAAACAAGTCTCTTATTACTCTTAGTGTGAAAGTTACTGATTACATGGCAAGACCCGTGGGTGAGGGTGAAATTGAGTTCAGACTTAAAGATGGTACAAATGATATTTTATTGGAAACTGTGGATGTAACAGAATCATGGACTCGTCGTGGCTGGGCAACCTATCAGTATAAAATACCTGATGATAATAAGAAAACCACATTCCATTTTTTAGCTATTTATCATTCTGGTGCTTTGTATGAACGGGAAGTTGCTATGAATACTGTGAATATTATTGTACCTCAAACATATACTGCTTCATTTTTAACAAAACTGGTGGGTATTCCTAATGAAATTTCCACTATTAATGTTAAGGTTATGAATCCTGATGGTGGAGTGGTTAAAAAACCTGTTGGAACATTCACTATAGGAGATAAACAATTTCCAGCTCAACACGATGGGAATGCTTATTTTGTAAAATATAAAATTCCTGAGGACATAAAGGAGGATGAAATAAAAATTTCCTTTGAAATAGAGGACAGTATTTATTATAATTGTAAGAAAATATCCGACGTACTGCAAATTGGTTCTGATAAGAAAACACCTATCGATGGAAATGTCACTGGATTATTTGTTGAACCGAAAAATATTGTTACAACAGCTCCTAACAGTAAAACATATACTGATTCATCAATTGATAATGATGTTGTTCAAGCATGGGTTAATGCTGGTATAACTGATTTGTTTGTCAGATGTGTTGATTATACTGATGCTAAAAAGAAGGCCTTGTTGGATACTGTTTTGGCTAAAGTTTCTGGAAAGAAAATTCGTGTACATGCTGTTTTAAATGCTTTTTATGATGAGGATGGTTCTACTCAAACTGCTAAGTGGGGTACTCCTAATCCTTCAGCATTAACTCAGAGACAGAACATTGTTAAACAGATTACGGCTCTGCTTAAGTATACTCCTATTGATGGTATTTGTTTTGATTATTGTCGTTTCCAAGGGGGTACTGATAAGGCTGTGAATGGTAATGTTGAAGAGAAAAACAGGAAAGGACATGTTACTGAAGCTATGAAATTGTTTGTTCAGGAAATTGAGAAAATTAATAAGAAAATTTATACGAGTGTATGTTTGATGCCTGAAGATACGGATGCTTATGGTCAAGATTACACTGCTTTGAGTGGTGTGGTTGATTATCTTATTCCTCAGTGTTATAAGGGTAATTATGCTGCTGTAAGTAATGATAGTGATAATTGGATTGTGGGTATTCTTCAAACGATGATGATTACTAATATGAAAGTAAGTAAGGATAAGATTTTCTGTTGTATACAAACTTATACTAATGATACGGAGCTTGAAAAGAAAATCAAGGATGGTAAAATGAAGGAAGCTCTTAGACCTAAATCTTCATTGGATTCAACGATTAAAGCTATTGCTCAACAGAAAGTTAAAGGTGTTTGTTTGTATTGTGAAGGGTATCTTGCTTTGTATCCTATGACTTATAAACAAGCAAGGAGTTATGTAGGATGACGGATACTGGTTGGAAAAATCCTCAAAATGTTGCTCAAGATTCACGAAGAGATGTGAACTATGGTAGAATGTGTTATGCATTTAAGGATTTAGGAAATATTAAGAAAGGAAGTAAAGATTATTTCTCGGATATTAGGATTTGGAGTGTCACGGGTATAGATTCAGTACATAGAAGTCCTTTTGTCTATGCTTACAATTATGGATTTAATATTCCTTCAAATGCTACTGTGAAAAAGATTCATTTTTTCACAATGATTCAACAGATGACTCATCCTAAACCTTATTATGAGAGAATTGTTGGTAAAAGAAGATATTCTATCAGCAAGTTTCATAGTGTGAAGCTCAAGACTGGTGCTAGTGTTCTGGGTGAGGGTAATGGGAACAATATGAAAGATAAGGCTGGTGTTCAAAAGTTACCTTATATGGTGTGGAGTACTGAAGCACAGACAACATTCAGTGGAACCCCTGAGGAATGGGGTTTGAAGGGAGATAATATTGTTTCCATAATTAATAGTGGAAATTTTGGTATTGTATTGCAAGTGATTGGTACAATTTATCAGGGTTGGGTGAACCCTGCTATAGCCGCCATGAAAATGAAGATTGAGTATGAAGTTCCCGCTGTGGTTGAAACACCTAAATGTGAATTTACCAAGTTGGTTGTTACTTGTGGTGGCAAGGAAGTTAAATTTAACAATAATCTGGAAAGTGATGTTCTGGGTACTTTGGATTATTCAGATTATGAGAAACCTATTACTGTTGAATTTAATTTTTACCATAAAGGTATGAGTGGTGAAACTCCTATCATGATCTTTGAAAGTCGAGGATTAAGTATGGGTGCTACCAAGAATGCTTACATTGAAGGAAAGTATTCTACAAGCAAGTATACGATGAGTGGTTTACATTGTAATACTGATGAGAATGAAAAGAAATATACTCAGAATCTGGTAGTGTTCCCTGGAAGTCTTTTGGGTATTCAAACCATTACTTATACTTATAATAAGAAAAAGTATACTTTACGATTTAATGTAGATACTTTGACCTTGACTGATGCTGAGAAAGCTAAATTTATGAATGCTGACCAACAGTGTATTGTGAAAAACAGTCTTTTTTACAAAAATCATGCAATTGGTATAGGGGGAGCGATGTGTATTACAAGTGAATTCTTCACTGAAAGTCGGAACATTTATGGTATCATGATTACCGAAACCGAGATGGATAAAAGTTACACTGGAAATGTGAATCTAATTCCATCAAATTTCATCCAAGCAAACCTACTCACGTCCAACGCTACTAAAAATGTTGCTCCTACCACTACTAAGGATGGGTTTTTGAATATTGGTCAGAAAGGAACTGTTTATTATAAAAATCCTATAAAGGTATCAAGTAATACGAATGAAACTATTGAAATTATATTGAATTTGAATAGTGTGGGTGCTAATGATGGACGATTTGGTATCTTGAACTTTAATAGTAGTGGTGCTGTCAGGAATTATTTTGGTACAAGTATTCCTACAGCAACTTATGGTGAACATGCTTATTTCAGAATAACTGTGACTGGAACAAGTTATAAGATTATTAATGTTAAGACTGGTGCTACTGTGTATGAGCATGGTTTGACATTACATACTGATAATAATGATTGGTATGTTTATTTCTTGTCATCAACATCTGGTAAGATTGCTATTGAAAGTTTTAACACTGCTCCTTTATTGTTATCTGATTTGTTTGGTGATGCTAAAACGGATACTGTGGTGCAACGTAGTAAGACTGTGGATAATAAGATTTGTCTTGGTCAGAAACATAATACTGGAATATATTTCCCAAGCAACACGAAGGAATGGAAAGTCAAAGTAACTTTTGAGATAGTGGAAAAAGGAAGTTCCAGTCCTTTACAAATGTCAATTCCTAATACTGGTTTTGAAATGTTTGTGAATAACAGTTTTGTTACTAAGATTAATAATGTGACAGAACATCCATTTATTGATGGTAGTGTGAAAAGTAACACTTTGCATATTGAACGAAATGATGATGATTTATACATCTGGTATGTATCAACTGATAAAAAAATAGTACAAAAAGAGTACAAGCCAAGTAAATGGGGTGGTTACTTATTTATGTTGGCTCGTGAGGGTTCGACTGTGAACATTTTGGGTTATGGTAAAATGAAAGGAATTCTTGACAATTCCAACATTGCTGATAACAAGAAAAATGAAAACAATGGTGTTCAATGCCATAATACTGCCTGGCTTGGTGAAAATAAGTTGGTAGCATGGTCTGATTTTACTAGTGCTAAAGCTGGAGACAATTATGAGAACCATTATATCAATGACAGGAATGAATTTGTTGTAGGACATAATAATTATCTGTATTTCACTATTCCTGATAAGAAAGAATGGGTTATAGGTGTAACGTTCCGTAAAAGTCCATTAACAGATCATAGTTCATGGTACACGATGGGTATTGTTCAGAAAAGTGGTAAAAGTAATACTTATTATCGTGTGTCGGAGGCTGTAACTGCGACTAAGGATTATTCTCAGTTTGAATATTTGGATGAGATTGGTAAAAAACAGTTGAAAGAGGAGACAACTAATATTCCTGATGGTATTGCTGGTAATAATTTGGAGAATACGATTTTCTTTATTAAGAAGGGTTCTCGGTTTGCTATTCAGTTTAATAATGTTCGTGGTGTTATGAAGGAACGGTCTTGGGATTATGCGTATGTTAAGAATACTCGGTTTTATATCAGATCTTATTTGACTACTTTGGTTCTTACTGAGTTTAGTTTTGTTTAGTGGGTGTGATGATTTTGGGAGGATAATGTATTTATAGTATGGGTTATATATGTTTATATTGTACAATGAGTTACCAAATCATTGTATTGTTTTGGTATGGGATTGTATTTTTGGTGTTTGGAAACTTATGATTTTTTATGGTATAATATAAAATTCATATTTTTTTTGTTGTAATGGTTTTTTGTTTTCTTTTTTTTTATTATTATTCTTGTTAGATTTTATTATAAAAATGAGGAAAACAACTAACACTACTACTACTTCGCTATACCACGGTATTAAGAATGATGGAGAGTTATACGACCCTTGTTACTATTAATGCACAGTATAGCATCGTATTTCAAACAATGGAAAAAGGAGCATATTCTAATATCTATTTTTCCAATATATATAACTGTTTCCATATACAAAATTACAACCTACCAGAACCCCAAAGTTTTTGGAAAATAATATTCAAAATTTTTTTGAATACTAAATCCTATTCTTTTTTGAAGCTCCCATGCTTTGAAAAAAAGATATTGTATGAAAAAAAAGGGGCAATATGCCTTCTTATCAAAAAGAAACATATGATGATAGGAGAATCAAAAAAATGGATAAAAAACCAAAAACTAGTATGAATGGCTTTGATGAAAAGAGTCAACAATTGATACGAAAATGGTTTTCATTAAGAAGTTTGGCAAAAAGTACACAGGAAACATACCTTGTGTACCTTAAACAATTCCTAAAATATCATAACACTACACTATATGATATTTACAGGAAAGCATACACGGAACAGGAAGATAAAGTTCCTGAAACAATACGTCAACTAACAAATTATATCTTAGACTACAAATATTATCTGGATAACAGTAATTATTCAGATTCAACAAAATACTTAAAACTTAAAGTAATCATAAGCTTCTGCCGAGCTTACAAACTTGAAATACCTGAAATAAGACAAAAAAGGGCAATATGTGAAGCCAAAAACTATGAAAGACCAATAACCAAGGAAGAATTGTTGCTAATGTTAAACACTTCACCATTAAGGGAACAGGCATTCCTTGCTCTTCAAGCCACAAGTGGAATGGGAAGTAAGGAAGTCCGAACATTAACAGTTCTTGATGTGTTAAACAGTATCAATAAAGAGTGTAATGTCCACTATCAAAGCATAGCAGAAATCCTCAACAATAAGGATGAAATATTGAAACATAAATGTTTTGAATTCAATATTGTTAGAGAAAAAGTGAATTACAGATACATTACCTATACAACAAGGGAAGGTATGGAAAGACTGTTACGATACATAGAATACAGATATTATTACTGTACCAACCAACTTGAAATAAAAGATGATGTTGATGAATTCATCTTTGTAACCAATGTGGGTGAACCAATGGAACAAAGAACAGTAACTGCAATGTATAGGATAATGGGTGAAAGAGTTGGTTTCAAAACCAAACCACACCAATACAGATTCTGGAGAAGTCATAACATACGAAAATACTTCTATAACATAGTAGAAGGGTGTGTGGGTAGTGAATATGCGGACGAATGGTTAGGCCATGTGCCAAGCACGGTGACAAGAGCCTACGCCCGAAGAGAATACCGTATGAGAAACGCCTATATTAACTGTATACCATACCTATCCCTAACTGATAACTTTGAAAAAGGGAACGGAAGGGTGGAAAGAAAAATCCAACAATTACAAGAGGAATTGGAACGATTAAGAAATGAATTATGAAAGTTAATATGAAATAGTATTCGAGGAAAAAAACTGTCTGGAAGATTAAATAAAGAATTTGAGTGAAATAAGAGAGAACAAAAAACTAAGAAATATATCTAATAATATTTGATAAGAAGGAGTTAATTTTTTTCAGAAAAAAATATAATTTTTTTCTTAGAAGAGAGCTTCAAAAAAGAATACTTATGGTCCTATTTTTTTTAAGTAGGATGTGGAGTATATCTAACTCTTATTAGTTATTAGATGGTTCTGTTTAGTGTTGTTTGTTTAATATTTTTTACTCAGAATCCCTCCCACATACAACCTTTTTTTATAGTATTTCTGCTTTGTTTTTTTTTAGGGGAATGATTGAAAATGAATAATGAAAAACGTGATGAACAAGTTTCAAGTAAAGTATCATATTCTACCAAATTGGGATTGAAGAGGATAATGAAGGAACAATCCATATCTTCAGGAGATATATTAACCAACTATGTTGAAAATGAGAGTAACATCAATGCTCATGAGATTTTATCAAGAATTAAACTTTTAGAAAAACAGTTAGCTCTGGTGAAACGAATAGAATTAAAACAAGATGAAGTTTTGAAGAGTTTGCATGATGAACATAATCAAATTTTGGCGGAACTTAAGAAGTTGGAACAGTTAAAACCTAAAGCAGATAAGATTAGTAAGGATTCTGTGGAGAATATTAAGAATACTGTGAGAGCTTATTTTGATATTAGGAATCAGCATACTAATGTGTATGGTCAGATTGATACTTCTTTTGATACGTTGAAGGTTGGTAAGACTTTGTGTGGTCGGTATGGTGTGACTTATGATGTGTTTTATAAGTCTGTTGAATTGATTGATGGTGGTTTGGATTTGGATGAGTTTTTGTCGAATGATCTTTCGGGTTATGGTATTTTGTAATTGTTGGTAGTACAAAGTAATACCTGATGTGTTACCATGGTATTGTGTGGTATTACTTTTTTTGGTGGTGTATTGTTTTGTGGTGTGAATTGGAAATGTTCTTGGAATCATTTTTTATCATAGGATATGTTGGTGTCGTGGTGTATTTTTTGATATTTTCATGGTTTTTACACTTGAACTTGTACCATTTCAAGTGTTTCAAGTGTAATCTGGGAGCATATCTGGATAAAAAGTAATACGGTACTACTTGTCAAGTAGTACGGTAGTACCTTGGAGACATATACCTTTTCGTAATACACTTGAAATAAATACAATGGTACAATTTCAAGTGTATAATAATAATAATAATAATAATAATAATAATAATAATAATAATAATAATAATAATAATAATATAAGATATATATACTAAATGATATATCTCTAAATGGATGGTGATTAC